GATGCACCATCATGTGTCTTTCTATAAGAGCTTATAGGATTATGATCTGTAACTACAATCAAACTAAAACGGGAACAGGTTTCTCTAACTATTCTAATTTGTTTAACATTACCTTCATAAGGTCTACTGTATGAGAATCTAAATCGTTTCTTCCCTTTGTTGATTGTTAAACAATTTCCATTCAGGGTAAACCCTCCTTGTTTGAAAACAAAAGAGTTGAAACAATCAGCTCTTTTGAACTTAGGAGGTCGTTTAGCCAACTTCTTAAAGAAACGATTGTATGCCGAGTCTAATCTTTGAAGTATTTCTTGTACTGTTTGAGAATGAAGCAGATTTCTTTTAATCCTTTTGGAAAAATGCTTTTGCATCTTACCAACTGGTATATATTTTCCAAACAGTTTGTAGTATCTACGTTGTAGGGTTAAAGCGTGATTCCATACGAAACAACATTCACGAAGTATCTTGTCAAGATACTTCGTTTTCTTTGAATGATAGATGTTGTATTTGTATGAAATCATTTTTAACCACATTTATAATACAAATATAATAATAACTTTTTTAGCATATATCAGAATCAATTATTAAAAAATACATATATGAATAAAAGAATCATTGAACCCCTGCTTAAAAGCAGGGGTTCTGTTAAAGATCGTAAGAACAAAAAACGTACAATCTACTCTTTGACGATGCTAATATAACATATTGGAATCATACAAAAACAATGCAAGTCCGATATTCTTCGTCTATTTGTAACTAACATCATCGTCTCCTTCCGAATCAGGAGTGGCGCCGATGAAGAACATCATTGACTTGTTGTTTGTCTGCTGCCACCAATTATAGGCGCGCGCTATGTCTTCCGGCGTCTTGATGTTATACCATTGTTTGATAAACGTCTGTTTGGCGAGTTGCCTAAATAACTTAAACTCTCCTTTGTATGTGCCGGATGTTACTTTATCAAGTGAGTAATTCCTAAGATCAGTAAGATCCTTCAACTTCCGCCCCATGACAAACGGGTCGTCAATGATATCTACAACGTTAAGCTCCATAATAAACGGCATCTGTGAAGCTATTTCGTTTATGGTTCTGAATCCGACATAGGATCCAAATTGAGTAAGCCAACTTTCTTCGTTTTCATCATCATCACGCCATCCGGCAAGAAGCATGGATACGGCTTGCATGATAAGGAACGTGCCGGCATAGACACTGAGACGTTTTATATTGGTTTTCTCTACCTCATTCATATTATCTTTATTTTCGTTCCAGGCATCTATGATGTTTTTCATACCAGACTCGGAAGCTAAGCTAAATGTTTTGGCTATCATATTCTTTAACGTAATTGACAACCCTTCCTCTTCTTGCATTGTTTGGAAATTGAAGCCACGTCTTTTCCACAGGCGTTGAGCCGCCAGCACCAACCATCCTCGGTGGGCGGTCATGAACCTGGCTATCCAGTTGCGCGATGCGGCAGTTCGATTTTCTTCATTCAAAGATCCGTTACATATCTGCGACAAGCTACGGACTTGATTCCTGGTTATAGCCATCTGGGTTTCAACTTCCTCAACAGTAACACCTGATCCGGGCTTTACAACCACCTTCCCATCCACGACATCTACCATACTCCATAAAGTACGATCTTTTAATGCATTCCATTCTCTTTTTATGGTACTCTGTTCTTTATTGCGTTCTTTTTCCATCTTGAAATCTTGGAACGTGTAGAACCGGCCTTTGTAATAACGAACATTGTCCATAGTAGCAATCATAACCTGCGGATCAAGAGGGTAGTTCAGGATTTCCATAAAAGCATACATAGGTGAACGCATTAAGGTCCTGGCCACTCTATTGTATCCGGCACCATACATACGATTTCGGATATTGAATATCCCCATTCTCTCACCTATGACATATAATTTGCTTTTCCTATCTATGTCTCCGGTTTCTGCTATACAAGATGGAGCAAGGCGTGAAAATTCAGCCGATGCGTATTTAAGGGAGTCTTTGCTTATATACTGTCCTACGGCAGATTCCATGATGAGGTTGATATGACCTGTCAGGGCGCCGGTAGCTGCCACAAACGGAGACAGTGCCAAGTTCATGACCGACATAAATCTTTCAACAGCCATCATAATTCTTGTAAGGTCTACCGTATATCCTCCGATGTTCACCGTAAGTTTTTTGGTGTTCATCCTAATGCCATAATAATGATCGTTGAAGAAGTCCCTGAACATCTGATACGCTTGGGTTGCTTCAGCCTTCTTACCGCCTTCAAATTGTTTATTCAGTAACATCTGCTCCAGTCCTTGGGCAAGCTCTATAGACTTCTGCTTTTCGTTATATAACGATGACTGCATCATAAGCATAGAATAAGAGTAGCCAAAATCGTGAGATACATCATCTTGGTTCTCCAATTCATATATGTAGTATTTGGGTATAGACCTAAGTCTGTCTTCCGGATCATATACTTCCCCTTGTCTGGTTTTACCGTATAAAGAATCGTCTACTCTGTCCAGGCACAGATCTGATACAAAATTACGAACCGTATTTTTGAAGTTAATACCCAATCCTTCTATACGTTCTATATCTTGTTTTGATATCTGTGGAATAGCATACAGGTTCGGGCTCTGCTCTTTGTATAGATCAAGTGATTGTCTTTTTATTTCCTTGAGTTTTTGAATCATATTCCACTGATCTACGTTTTTAGTAGCAACTTCATTACCGTCAGCATCATACTTGATACCAAAGTCATTGAAATACGATTCGTCACGATACAGGCTTTTCTTAGGCATGCGATGACCATACCCATGATCTTTTACATAATCAGGATTACGGCCGCTATTTTCGGCTTCAGATTCAGCCACCCATGCCCTTGCAGGGTCGAAAGAAAGGTACGATATGTCCATGCCATAATCTTGGGTGGATGTACCGTTTTGTACGTCCTTAACCATCTGCGCCACATCTATCTCACCTCGACCGATTTTGTCGATCATGGCCGCATATCCGGTAGGCGCCATGCGTTTATAGTACGAAAAAACCTGGCTCCTGGCAAATTCATTAACAATAGCATTAGCTTCTTCTATGCCCGCTTTTATGTCAGCTTCTATACCCTCTTCTCTTGTATTATTTAAAAATAAGCTGGCCATCTTAGCATTAACAGCATTCCTGAAATCTCTACCGTCTAATTCTTTGCTTATACCAAGCTTTTCTGACAGGTAGTTGGTTTCAGATACGGTAAACAGATATCGGTTATCAGCAGCCTTAAACAGCTTATCCCTTAAAGCCTGAATCCTTTTTGCTTTCTTCGCCGTAGTATGACGTTGTACGAACTTCCATTCCACTTCCTTGGAGTCAGCAAGAGCATTTAAATAAGACTGATTTACTTCGTTTTCGGCCTTACTGCTTTTAGTAAGGTACTTATCAATATCTTCAAGACCCACCATCTTAGCATAATCTATTAAGATAGCGTAATCAGCTTCAATAGCTTCAGATGCGGCCCTAAAAGCATCTCTTTCAGATGAGGTAAATGTCGCTTCGTTAATTTCTCCGATATCAGCCACATCTCGGTTGTTTCCGATTATTTCCTTGATAATGGCCTTATTTTTTTCTATATCTTTCACAATCGAATCCACGTCAGTCGCATCTCTATCACTTGTCGTAGAACTAATGATATCATGCGCCATTTTAAGATACGAAGCCTTGTTATTTGATTCGGTACGCGCCGACTGTTCCGATTCTACTTCATTCCAAAACCGATCATTGAACGACAGGTGACCTCCCAACATAAGTGTCTTCAGCGCAGCTTCTCCTCCCGACTCGCTCTGAATCGTTCTTAATTTTTGCAAAAACGATTCTGATACGGCATTGGTAACATTATTTGATTCCTTTCTCCAAACTTCATTTATAGCTTGTATTTCTTTAGCCATCTTAAGTTGGTCGCCGGTTTTTTCCACTCTCCTGGTTCCTACATATATGTATTCTGAAGCTGCTTCCTTACGTTGTTTACGAAGCAGTCCTTCTTCTTCGTAATTGCTGCTTTTAAAATAGGCAACTTCATCAAAATTACCACCGCTATCAATAAAAGGCTGCCTCAATATCCGTTTTTGCCTGGATAGAGCATTAAGGTATTCTTTGGTTGTTTGAGAAACCGGATGCCCTAATTCTTCTTCAGCCTTTTTGTATATGGATTCCATTCTTGTGGCATAACTTTCGCTAAATTCCAGTTCCGAATTTTCAGCATCCCACTTTTCCATCTGTTCTGTATAAATCTTTTCCTGCTCGATGGTAAAAATATCGGTATTAACTCTATCAGACGATGGTTTGAATTTAGCGTTTTCAGTAACCGTATTTCCATCCTTGTCAACTACTTCTCTTTTAAATACGTAATTACGGTTATTGTCAACCACATCACCAATTTCTTCTTCTGATATCTCTATGTTCATGGCAGTCGCAAACGCTCGCATCTGCGCCAGCTTCTTATTACGATCGTATTTAGCCATATCAAGAGCACTACGAAGGTAATTAGAAGTTTTGCCGTCTACTTTCTGAAGCAGTTTTTCAAATTCAGATTTGTTAAAACCATGCTTTTTAGCATATGCCAGGAAGTCGGATATGGCGGGCTGGGCATTCATCATCGCATTGTAATTGTCTTTGGCAATCATAGCTCCAAGAGCGTTATTGAACGGACTGGAAGAATGCTCTAATATACCAAACCACCTACTTATCCAAGAAACATCGTGTTGAACCTTGTCGAAAAATTCTTTTACTCTCTTTACCTTATCTGCCGGCACATGAAGTTCGTTCATTAACTTATCAAGCAACGTACTTTCATCAAGGTCTTGTACTGATTTAATATCAGACTGAATACCATTGATGTCGGCAATGACGGTATTGATCCTATTTGTATAATCCTGCTTTTCACGTTCATCAAATTCGGTACTTCTGTTACGGATATATCCTCGAAGATCGTTCATGATCGGAAGAACCTGATTGTTGATAATATCTACGTTCTTTCGATCATTGGTATTGAAGTGAAGCTTACCGTCTTTGGTATCACCATGAAGGATGGTGTTCACCACATTGCTTAAGTATCTGACCTGAGCTTCGGCTGTGGAGATCATGCTGTTCATGGCAGCCGCCATCTCATTCTTGTCTATCTCGGTCTCTACTTTATTTATCTTATCTTCTATGGTCTTAAGCTGAGCAAGGGTCATAGACGTAGTTACAGCCCTATCAGAGCTTATCTGACGTAAGTCTCTTAATGTTTTTCTTAGCGATCTGATCTTAGACTCAAGAAACTTGTTCTTGTTCATAGAAGAAAGGGAGTATAATGTAAAGTCATTATCCTTTAACAGAGAAGTGTCAAATCCTTTATCTATGTCAGTAATGGCAAGATCACGAATGTTTTTAATAACGTTATTCAAATCTTGTCTTTGGGTTGATAAAGCTGATTTAAGCCAGCTTACTATTCCAGAGAAAAGCCGCCGGACGCGCCCCAGGAAGGAGGTGGGCTCTACCGGCGCCTGTGCTGTGCCGGTCTGCATCTCCCTGGCGAGGATCTTTCCAAGAATTTCTCTCCTAACAGCATTATCAAGCTCAGCTCCTTCATATACCTTACCGTATGTATTATAATACTGACCTGCATACTGGTTCCACTCTTCCGTACCTTCCACATCTTGCAGAACAGCCTCAACAGCATTCTGATCTCTGTATGCCTCTACAAGGAAGTGGGCTGTTTCTTCTACTAAATCGGATAAAGTAGCATCTTCACCAACTGCTATTACGTTATTAGCAATATCCGCCAATGCCTTAGCAGAAGGTTCGTGCCCGTATTTGGTTTGGTACTTCTCTATATAGTCGGTCATACCTATGACACTAACGCCAAGCGTTTTCAGTATCTCGACAATAGAATTTCGTTGGTCACGTTCCTGCCTGCTATAATCTGATACGATCTTAGCTTTAGTATCAGCATAAAGATCGTTGTCTTCTAATATGAATGAAACTACAAGCGCATCAAAATGATCGTACTTGGCGTCCAATTCATTGTATCTTCCTGACTTAAGATCGTTCTTTATCTGTTCCCTACTAACCCTTTCCGTTCCTCCGGTGGCGAGTCTCATAGTTACCTTACTGTTATCCAACGAGCTTATGGTTATCATACCTTGGTCGTTCATGGAAACATCGGAACCAAAATGATTACGGAGCTCGGTGTATGATAAGGCTGAATTGAAAAGTCTAATTTGTCCTGTATGACCTTCTCCTGTAAGATAATAGCTTCTTGTTTCAGGATCGAATATCTTAGATCCGGACAAAAGACCTTTCTTTATAAGGTAGTTAATTATACCACCTTTTGTTGATAAAGAAGTGGAAGCAGAAGCGGTCATGACCGGTATAAAAGATTTTGGATTATTAAGAACATACTTTCCAGCTTTGTAAGTAATGTCTGCCACGCCATCCACGGTAGATTCTTGAACAGTGCCTGATAAGAATCCTATTCTAATATCATTCCCGCCAGAGCGAAGAGCTTCTCCGTAATCTTCAAATAATTGACTACGATCGTTCATGAAAAACAAACGAGGCTCTCCAGTCTGATACGTTACACCCACAGGATTAGAATCTGTTTCTGGTAGCTCTTCTGGGCTAAATATCTTAAGACCGTCTTTTATAACCATATAATTAACACCCTTATCCTGTACCACAGATACGGGAGTGAAGTCCGAAGATATAGCATCTTGTAAATACTGCCCGGCGTCTATTCCTGGTTCTTCCGGTACGGAAATACTTGATGGGATCATAGCATCCACCAACATAATATTATCACCCAGATCTTGGCTATAGAATCCGAAGCCTGATTCTTGAATCCCATAAGTTGCATCTGATTTTGATACAAGAACAGGATTACTCATCTTAGAAGCCTTATCCAGTACCCTTTCTCTATAAGCTTCCGGAATAAGATCAATGTTGGATTTAACCTTATTATAAGCCGGTTTGTTGATAGGCACTCTCTTTCTCCAGTCGCCAAAATCCTTTAAGAACTTATTAGAAAATACGGTTTTAAAAACAGTAGTAGCCCGTTCCCTGTTCTCCATAAGAGGAATAGATGCTATCTTATCAAACAACATAGACCTGTCCCCTGATCTGGTAGAGACAGAAACAACTTTCTTTTTATTATCTCTTTTAATAATACACGTTGATACCATGATAAAACATTTTTGTTATGAGACAAAGGTAGTTAAAAATAAAGCATATCATAAAAAATAAAGCCACCTAACTTCTCAGTCTGATGGCTTAAAAATAATATGAAAAAAAATTATAATCTGACGAAAAATCGTCAAGTTCAGCTTATATGTAATGCATGTACCCATCTCGATGTATAAACCTTCCCGATTCAAAGCGCTCAATATCTTCAGGGCAAATAGGGCCCGAATCCTCTCTCCTGGCTTCAAACCAAAGCCCCGGCTTACGAAGTCGGCAAGTTATGATATAATTGAAGCAATTGTGCGTAAAATGGAAAACAGATCCTACAGGGAAATACCTATCAGCTTGAAATACGATTCTTTTTCGTTTAGTATCAAACGTGATATCTCCTACTATCTTAGCCACGTAATAGCTTCTGCCATTTAACGTTTCATCTGTTTGTGGTATCCAATAATAACCTCTTGCCATGCCACAAATATATAAAAAAAGTCGGACAAGACACATGTCCGACTTTATATTACTTTGATTCGTTTTCAAACCGCTTTATAAGAGAAGCAATATCATCACCACAAATAAACATCATTCGACGTTCTTCTTTTGGTTTATGAGACACTGGAATGGTTTTGTTTATCTTAATCTGATTCGCCAGACCTCTGCCTAAACGAATATCAACTTTTTTACCTTTCATGAATTATTTGTTTAAACAGACCAACTTCAAGATGACCAAACATGAAAACAAATTCGCCACCGTATCTTTTGTTAGCCAATTCTTCTACTGTCATAACCTGTCTCCTCCCAATCCTGAATTGATACTCACATACTTAACACGGACATCATTTCCACGTCCAAGCTGACCCCAGCCGGGCGATGGCGTTCCCTTGGCCGGAGCAGGGACAGCCCTAAGCCGAGACCAGTCCTGCTTTTGCCTCATGGCTTCAGCCTCTTTGTAATACCGGTTACACAGTTCTTGATCTTCGTAACCAACGTAATCTTCCTTATTTTCCATATAGAATACTTTTTCAACAAAAGTACGACATTCATAAATTAATTAGATTTAAAATAAAACAATATGAATTAAAATAAAAACCCGATACGTTAAAATCGCATCGGGCCTGGTATTGGGAAAAATAGGTTCAGATCTTGGGTAAAGATTCGAGCCAATTTTTAACATCTTTATATTTAGGGTCTTTGTCTATTCTATCTTTCAGTTCATGCAATGCTGAGTCCATAACCGTATTCGGTACGCCAATCAACTCTCCTATTAAATACAATGGGGTTTTATTCGATTTAGATTCGTGTGCTATATTCATGTCAAAAAAAAGTTATGTGAAACAAACCGGCCACGGGTATTCTATTGCCCGCCGACCGGTATAATATTTTTATTCCTTTTTTTCCAAACGGGAAAAACGGGAATGCGGGAATCATATTTTTTACTATGGCTCCCGCACCACCGGAAGGACCTGGGTCTGGATCTCAGGTCAGATCCTTCCAGTTTATTTTTTCGCCGAGGTAATCTTGCACGGCAAGCCATCTTATAAAGGCTACTCCTTCGGGAGCATCCGGATCATCCAAATACATTAACGTAGCTTTCACCAACTCGTTCTCACATTTGAAGACCTTCGGAAAACCATCCGAATAGTACATTGCAAAGACATATTGGACATCGCCCCATGTCGCTTTATCCGGCTTCTTCGCTCCGCACTTTTCAAAAATATCTTTTATTTCCGGCTGCTTCCAGATCCTCTTGGATCCATCGACGTTGACCATCTTCTTTACCGCCTCATCAGCGAGAGCATTAGAAAAATGGTAGCCGTAAGTATCTACATATTTCTGATAAGCTGGATCCTCTGCGTCTGCTCCTCAATAAGAACGACCTCTGCCACGTCCGCGACCTCTACGCATCTGAGGTCCGTCACCGTAGTATCTGTCGTCTCCATAGTAATCGGTCGGGTAGGATTCGTAACCCATCCTCCGGTATTCCCGGTCCTCCATTTCATGACGACGTTCGCGCTCTTCAAGCCTTCTTTCCCTTTCTTCCAGCTCGTTTTCGCGTTCTTCCATTTCCTTCATCTTCTCATGCATACCGTAATGGTCGTAAATACCACCACCGTACCCCATGTACGTCCCATCAGAACGCCGGCTTCTGCCTCTGCCTCCACCTCGTCTGTCTTCTATCTCGTCATATCCAGGATATTCTCTGTGTCCTGAATTTAAATCATATACTATCATATTATACTTATTTCAAACGTTCTACAATTAACTTCTTTAAATCTTCGAATGAATCAGTAAGGTCATTCACCTTATTTTCTATACCAGCTATTTTACGATCCTGCTCTCTCGTTTGCTTGAATGCCGGATTGATATCTTCTAATATAGATTCACAAGCCTCTATCTTGGCACGATGGGCATCTACGCTGTTTATTATGTCTTGACTGGTGTTTTTTATAGCATTCAGTTCGTTCATAATCGGATCTATGCTGGTAGATAATGTTATGCCCATAGCCTTAGCCACATTCTGGGATTCCGGGACCGTATAGGTCTTGGTTTCGCCAGTGAGCTCTACCGTCAGATCCACCACGCGGGTCTGCATCGCCTGATACTGACCTGGCTGAGGAGGAAGATACCTGGGTTCGGATACGGCTACTACCTTTCCCAATTCGTATTTAGGTACTGTATTAGTATCAAGGGTATGTACCTGAAACCCTTTCTTCAAATCTGAAAACATGATCAAAATATTAGTTAGGTGAAAATAGGGTGATGATCTTCATCACCCTACTGAAATCATTTACCTGCTTTAACTTCAGATGCCTGGGCTGTTGTTGTCGGAACACAACAATCCATTAATCTTAACACGCCACGAACTTTATTGAAGTACAGAAGGCGTTCTGTGCCATTTACCATAGCAGCACCCGTGACAGCTACGTTAATAGGGTTCACGACATTCACTCCCGTAACCGGGCAACAGGTGTCGGCTCCTACTGTTGAAACTGTGCTGTTTGCCGGGACCGCAATCTGTACCGGTAGAGCACTTCCGGCTGTGGGGACTACTTGCCTTATCTTAAGAAGGATAAGACCCTCACACGGAAGGGCGATCCAAGCCCGTGGGTTAATACCGAAGACTGTATTTGTCGTACTAACAATAACATTCTTCGTAACCATCTCATACAACGATCCTATTTTAGAAACACAAGCCATATTAGCCTCCTCTCTTAATAAAATCAGACAGCAGCGTTGTTATTGCAACATCCGTTGTTACATCCACATCCGTTATTGCAGCAACCTCCTCCGAATACCTGTCCCCAAGTATAAGCCTGGTAAGGAGAACAAGAGGGGTAGGCCGGAACGGCCGTCGGACGTAATTGACCAACGATATTCTGGGTTTGTTGCTGAGATAATGCCGAAGCTGTCAAAGCCGCTTTTTCTTCACGAAGTTGAGCAATAGTGTTCTGCATCTCCCTCATTTCCAACTGACAGAATTTGTCGTTGATCATAACGGTTTGGGCGTCAAGTTTCGCAGACAAGATATTGAATTGGCTTGTAGCTTGCTCTCGATTGTTAGCCAGACCTTGGTTGAGACCGTTCTGCAAGATATTGGTTTGTTCCAACGTTCGAAGCTGGTTATCAAAACCTTGCTGAGTAATCATTCCCTGAGTCTGGCAAGTGCTTTGATTGATTAACGAACTCAGATTGCAGCAGCAAGAGCTGATTTGATTTCCTATTTCACAACCTTGTTGTTGAACTGCGTTGATAACAGCCTGAGAAGTCATACCTACCTGACCAGCTACTTTATCAATAGCACCCTGTACGTTGCAGATAGCGTTCTGAAGTTGAGTAGTAGAACAGTTCAAAGCAGAAGCAATCTGATCTATGGCGCTACGATTACCTTGAATTGCCTGCATCAAAAGTTCACGACCGTAATCGTTATTCAACTGAGCCGGCAAACCATTGGCACAACAATCACCGCCATTTCCAAAACCGTTACCGAAGCCGCGTCCACCCCACAGCCAGAACAAAACAATTATCCAGAGCCACCAACCGTTAGCCCCGCCGAAACCGTCCTGGTTGTTACGACCGTTCATCAAAGCCGCCACCAGATTAGGATCCATTTTATTACCACCTATCAAATTAGCAAACATGCCGGGAATCATTGAAAGAAGACCGTTGGTAGCTGCTGCACCACCGCCGTTAGCCCCGGCTCCATCTAAAAGGACGATTTTATCACCACCCATAATTTTATAGTATTTAATTGTTAAACATACGTGCATGAAGCACGTAACAAAGATCATGATTGTAAGGTGGAATATGGGTGTATTTATTTCCTATAGAAGAGAAGTATTTTCAGAAAAGACAGAAACAAAAAAATAGGTAGTGTTTTTTTGTTCTTTTAAAACACTACCTGTAAACAAACTCAAGCAAATTTACCATATTTTAAAAATACATTTTTGAGTTTTCCTTTTATGCCATTGAGGGTCACTTCGTATCCAGATCCTGTCATGTAGATAGTTTGTTGATTAACTCTTTCACCAGAATATTTATCAACAAAATAAGACCTATATACTCCATATCCTTTAGCTACAACATTGCTATATAGTTCCCATTTTCCAAGACCGTTTCTAAACATAAACTTAGCTTCTTCAAGAAATGATCGAAGATTCTTTTCGGCGATAATAACACCATTCTGTTCTAACTTTTTAGCAATATCACGAATCAACCACATATTATTATGGTCTACTTTCCTAAAAGACTCGGCAAATTCCACATCAGGTTTATGCTCTTCTATTGTTTTCAAGGCTTGTTGCTTCTCTGCCTCTGCCTGCGACTTTTCAGCTATAGCTCTCTGAGCAGCTTCATACTGATCAGCCCATGCCCTTGCCGCATCTGCTGGATTAGAAAAGTCAGGAACCAAAATTCCCTTGCCGCCTGAACTTGTTTTGTATTCTCCTGTTTTACGAATAGAAGGAAGAACCTCAGATGTTACCCATTTCTTAAATCTCTTAGCAGACTCTAATTTTGAAGATAATATAAGAGAATATAAACCAGATTCATTAATTATTCTTATACTATCTATATATCTGGTTTTCAATATAGATCGTTTTACGCCCCATTGATTATCAGATACTTGCAAAAGCATAGAATCATCATCATCTACATGTCTTTTTACCGCATCTTTAGCATTTATATATCCAAGAGATTTAGCCACATCTGACGCCACAAACCAAACATCTCCTTTTGGATCTACAATAATTCTAAGCTCTCCAAAATCCGAACTTTCAAAAACAGAAACTTTATCCATGATAAAAAAAATAGGCCCAAAAGAGAATGTCAGATCCCACTATGACAAACCCTAATGAGCCAAAAATATCTTTCAACATCAAACAACCAGAGGTGGGATCTCGTTGTTCATTGTTTCTGAAACAAAGATAGGAACAGGATCTTAAATAGCAAATATTTTAATACTTTTTAAATCAAACCAGGGCCCGCATCACTGCGAACCCTGATCTACACTAATCTAAACTAATACCATGAAAAACTTAAATCTAAAAACTAAAGAACACACAAATGTATGAAAATGTATGCTTTTCACAAAGAATCTGTATCCTATTCTTTTGTGTGATTCAAGACATGGGATATAGTTCTGATACTTAATCCGGTTTGATTTTGTATCAGATTATAAATATAGGATTTTGAAACTACAGTTCTTAATTGACCTAAATCATTCATAATGTTTTTATACATAAGATGAATGCTGTTATTACGTTTGATGGTACTGATTCTCATTTCCTACCGTTATTAGTTGCGTTCTGTTCTTACTTTTCCCTATTTTCTATAATCCCTTCCTGAAACTAATATCGCAAACTTAATAAAAATAATCCATAAACAATGAAAATCTAACTTTTCTTATATGTTATTGATATATACACATATATAAGAAAAGTGAGACTTTCACAAGCCTCACTTCCCAAATTGTGATTATGAAAAAACTATATCATATATATACAAAAATTATTTGCATTCTAATTTATTAAGATCACCTAATTCAGACTTGCTTATGGTCATGTCTTGTGTCAAGCCAGATCTGTTTTGGTATGGAGCATAATCGGTTTCTACTGCCTTTACCTTTTGGGTAGAATCGTATTTCACCTCCGATTCGGTTCCTGTTAGATTTTGGTAGATAGAGCCGGAACTACTTTCGCCGACTTTAGTGAACACTGTGTTCCCTATTCTGATAAAATTATTATACAACCCTTCTACGATAACATTACCATCCTGCTTAGTTATGTTATGATCCCGAACCTCATTTAAGAGATTAGGATGCTTTGTGAAAAGATCGTGATAGAAATCAGAACCGGCATATAACATATCATAATAATCCAAATAGAACAGATCTGTAAAAGAAGGATCGGTACTGCTCATGCTATACTCAAATAGCTGTTCACGATCATTACCTGCCAAAGATAGTTCAATTTGTTTTAACGTATCCGGATCTGAAACGGTAAGACCCAGCAAATAATCTGGTTTAAAGTCAAGATACTTGTATGCCCCTTCATACACTTCCGTATTATGAAGCTTATTTTCAAGATAAGATTGGTATAAATCGAATAAGAGTAAAGGATTCTCTTTGTCCTGCTTTCTGTTTATGTATCGGCTAAACTCCCGTTCTTCATTAACATACGGACTTTCAGGAATAACAAGATGACCAAACGCCAATCTGGTAGCATTCATCTCTTCCGTATTCTGAGAATCGGTATAAGACAGGACGTATTTTTTAATAGAATCAGCAAGGGCCTTACTATCTACGTTTTTCACGCGGAGCTTATCTAAAACACCATCTTTAAAACAATATTCAGGATAGATACCAGGTGGGAAATAAGTTAGGCTCTGCTTGGCAAGCTCGGCAGCCATATCGTACAAATCACCTAAATTATCTCTTTCTACCTTATGATATAGGTTTCCACCAAGATAAAGCAGAGAATGATTTTCAAATGCCGATACCGGATCTATGTCAGATTCCATATAAACGATATTCATATTATCCATATACTCTGGCAAAAACATAACACGGCGATCTCTGCTATCTCCAAGAACGTCATCAATAGCAGAAGCTAAAGTAGGAGCATAAGTATCATCGTTGCGCCTTGCTACATAAATATCAAGATCCAACATCAAGCTATCAATTTTATTCAGCGATTCTTCTGTTCCGTCATATGCCTTAGACACGCCTACGATATCTATACCAAGACCCACACAAGCCTCTTCTACGTCCCATATCATACTTCTAAGGTCTTCTTCTGTATCAGCATTAACCCTATTTAGAAAGGCTGATATACGAGCTCGTAATGACTCAGATCCAATAGGGCTGTAATAAGCATAATCTTGCAACTTTGATAATGACCGTCTCTTCCCTTCTACGATATTATTATCTTCTAAAGCCACAACCGGAACGATGTTCATATTCGAAAATTCGTTGAACATCGACAAGGCAAAACTCTTATCCGACTGATATCTTTCAACTAACTCCGGATATGAATCAGATAAAGATCCGAAAGCAGCATCAAACTCTGAAGCAACACTAATACCTCCTACTGTATTTTTTATAGCCTCATAAACTTCAGCCGAATTGTATGATGCTCTCTTTCCTAATTTATTGAAGACGCCTTTTTTATACACAACAGGACCGTATGGTTTTTCTACGGTTGTGAAGTAAAACTCTTTCCCAAGATCGTGTTCGTTATTAGAATAGTCTAATAATAGCCTCATAAAAGAGCTGACCTCATTGAATACAGAAGGATTATCTAATATCCTACTTATTTCCGTCTCATTATACAAGCCGGATCTTCTTAGATTTTCTTCATTTAGGATAAGATTGCCATCCACATAAAAAGAGCTTCTAACTCTATTAATAAGAGATCGTATGCTATATATGAAATTGGATATCATAACATCTCTTACATCCTTAACATCCTGAGCCGTTAAGGGATCGGAAAAATAAGCCTGACGCTTCATATACGACAGCACATCTTCTAAAAGAGGTTCGCCATTAGGATCGGTATTAAACATCTCCCCTGGAGCCGGGTTATTCCAATGACCATAATACGACAAAAAATCAGAGGTGTAAGCCTTAGCCCATACTTGAAGAGCTCGCTCGCTGTTTCCTAATAATTTTAAGGCACTTTCGTAAAGAACGGAAGGCTCACCGTTAGGAGCCTCAACCCGTTCTATTTTATTTTCCTTCTTTTCTATCTGACATTTGACACCCATAATAATTAACTTTTTTGCAAAGTTAATTATAAAACTGATTTATACAATGACGGATCCCAAACTCCCTCTATATAAATCTCCGGAAAACTCAAACTGCCATCACGAAGAGTGGTGACTTCCAAGCTAGGAATGTTGAAAACAGTACTGGCACTACCAAACTCACCATTCAACTTGATAGCATTTCCGCTGTTATTAGCCTCATAATAAAAATAACAATAATTTTCATTAAGACTCGGATCATATTCGTACCAATATGTTAGATCTTGTATATGGTCTTCTATATTACCAATTTTGTTTTCACCTAATATAAAAATACCATTATTGCTATGATGATAAACCATAGATTCATAACCACCATAATTCCAATTACTATTAAACATTATGTAACTAACATCGGAATCATGATCTTTTAATACAGGTCCTATATGTATATGAATTTTATTAAACTGACATACATAAGGTCTTTTTCCTCCAAGCCTTTTTATATCTTCATTAGATAACTTAGGTGATTATATACCACTTTACACCAAAAGCGTAAAATAATATACATTTATACGGAAATCCGTACTGGGTTCCACCAAAACCCTCTACCTTCTGGTAACATCGTTACATCAAAGGATTCTTTTTCTGATTTTCTAATGATGTTAAAAGCACCATTAATGTCAGCATTAATTGTCCTACCGGAAGAAGTTTTAAACAATCCTCGTTTGGTCCTTCTTCCTTTGTAGGATTCATGTTTGCAAATCCGTTCATTATCTAAAAAGCTACATTTTGAAGTATAAGATTCTTCAACAATCTTAACATTAATACCTTCTAATGTTGCTTTATAAGATACCATACTGATAAACATATTAAAAGGAATAGATACAAAGTTTTGATTATTTCGTTTTCCGATATTGATCTCTTGTTTCCAGCATTTGTTATGACCGATTATGATCGTGTTAATACCATTGGAAACTACGTGATTAATCAATATCCTACTTGCCTTATGAAGATAATCTTTGATCTTGTTATTCCTTTTGTTAGTTAATAACCTGATTTGTTTTGAAGTATGTTTATTGTCTTTTAACTTGGATTTTAAGAATGCTAATCTTTTGTTATAATACTGGTTGATAGACTTTAGTGGTCTACCATTGATGATAAAACAAGAACCATTATTTGAAACACAAGATGCTAAATTATCTAATCCTATGTCGATACCAAGGTAGTTTCCATTATCTGACATAAGATTCTTTTCCTTCTTGTTGTAAATTATTTCAAGAACAATATACCCATTCTTAGGAATGAACCTAAGTTGTTGGATATTTTGTTTATTGGTTCTTGTTGTAAAGGAAAACTGTTTTGGTAACTTAACAATGCCTTGTTTTATGCATTTTTGAGAAAAAGCATTTGTTGCAAAAACAGCAGGAAACAAACCGTCTTTGTTAAGATACTTAGGTATTCTAACAAATTCGGAATACTCACCTCTATTCTTTTTATTAAAGAGATTGAAGAAAGATTTAAAGTTTCTATCAACCATCATCAACACTTGTTGAGCAACTGGTGTAGGTAAAGCACGATAGTCAGCATCGTTTTCTGTTCTTAATTTCTTTTCAAGAGAATAGTAGTTAAGATATTTGTACTTTACAGTATTATCATCCTTGTATTGGAAATAGTGTTGTCTAACAACATACAATCCTTTATTGTATAAGTTTTTACACTTATGCAATAAGTCATAAAGCTCATTGTAATAAACAGAACTTGGCTTGATTGTATGTTGTTCAACTAATCTCATGGCGCAAATGTAAGAATTATTATTTATAAATAAAAACGATTCGGTATATTTATGGTGTAAAGTTGTATATAATCACCATAACTTATTATAACATCCTCCCACAAAATTATCCGCAGCATTAAAAAATCTCCTTCTCATACTCAACACTCCTTATTTAACTCATTTATCGAATCCGAATTATCAGAACCTTCTACAAGATTCTTATTCCTATCTATCTCTTCCTGGCTCATGTTACTCATCATATTTTGTATTTTCCTACCAGATTGAGATAAAGAACGGATGAATGCGCTGGAACTTATCTTAACTCCAAGATCTGGTTTTGCCCTAAACGCTTCTCCGGTACTGATATTATATAAATCATACACACCTGAGTTCATGTAGAATTTGTATATCCAGTTTCCACCAGCTTTTTTGTATCCTAATTTGGTTAGCTGGGTTACGCTCATGCCAAATTTAATGCCATTACGAGCCATTATCTTCTCTGGTATAGGTTCTATCTTAGCCGAAACAGACGTGTATGCTTCATCACCGCCGTACAAGAAATAAGGGGTTGTTACCCTTGATATGTAAGTAAACGGTTCTTCGAATATACGAGGCTCGTCTTTTGCAGCCTTAGATTCTTTCCTTGGATTGGATATCCTAATAAAAGGATCGTATGTCAAAAAGGTTAAGCCGTATTCTACTTTATAACCTGACACATCATTAAGACCCCTTATAGCCTTAGTTGTATGCGCATGGTTAATGGTGTCTATACCGTACCTGGATTCCATATCGGTCATAATACTATTAACCTCATCTCCCTCTACATAAACCTCTTCTCCTTCTGGGATAGAGGTTATGCCGGCAGCCCTTCTAAGTAGCCATAAGGTGACTTCAGCAATGTCAGAGAACTTATCTCCGTTCTTCCTATAGTTGTCTACTCTTCCTTCTTCAGATCCAGGTAATTCGACATTTCCTTCAACTTCGACATTTGTTCTGGATTGTCCTTTGCCTTCTCCATCTCCCTTTTTATCGCCATCTTCCTCAGTGCGTACTGCACCGCCTTCTGCACTTCCTTCTTTTCCATCATTTAAAATATTATCTGATTCTGACTCTATAGACTCCACAACGGTATCATACCCTGGTATGCCGCTAAGGAAATCCGCTATGTTATTCAAAAACTCTATTTTTTCCTCATTTGTCATATTAAGACTTTCCACAGGACTCCATATGGCAGGCAAGTTGTTTGATTTTATTGCAGTAGAAACATCTTCTACAGTTTGATTATCCACCGTAGGCAAAACTTTAGAAACCAAACTATTGATGTCATATTCCATTTTTTCTACTTCCTCTTTTGTGCCATATTCCTTTAGGGTGTCCATGCCATTGACTCTAAGGGAATAATTCAAAGCCTTACTCGGAACAAAATTAATATATTTCAAAAAGTTTTTCAACTCTGATATAATTTGTTCATCAGACCTTGAACCAACATAATCCACTACTACCTGATCTGTTTGAGAACGAAGCCAAGAAACATATTCATCTAAGGTCTTACCACCTTTCTTGGAAGGAGTGGATATCTTATCACCTACTGTTCCTTTAGGTTCTAATCCCATTTCCTCCTTAAGACTTTTAGGATTACCTCTCTCACGAAGAAACCTCAAGTCACCTCCTACAATCTTCCTTGCTATAAAATCAAAAATATTAGCATAAGGCGGCAATCCTTCTTTTTCTATATGAGATTCTATTTCGTTTAACATAAGAGAGAAGTTTTTCCTGGAGGTACGCTTCTTGCCAGGTAAAGACTGCGTAGCTTGTGCCGCAGGAGCCGGCTGAGCTAATGGCGCCGGCTGAGTCCCCCGGACAGCCCCTTCCTCTGACATTTCCTCTTCATAAACATCCACGTCTTCTTTAGAAGTAACGATCTTACCCTCATCAGAGAAAGGAAGATCATCCTCTATAAGCGACTTAGGTCTGGAAGATGATTTACCAAACTGAATCCTGATCTTAGGAGCGACAAACATCTCACCTTCGAAATCTATTCCAGATTCTACTTCAGACGTCACAATGTCTTTCACATTCCTGCTTTCATCTTCTACCCACTTAACAACATCAGGAACCGTAGATAATTTTTCTATAGCCTCACGAGCTTTTCTAAGCCCTGAAATAGGATTCAAGTACGATACTTGATACGAAGCCGGATCAAGACCTAACTTGGTTAGATACGCATTAAGATCTTGTATATCATCTTGACCCATCTGTAACAATTCAGAGCCACTGGATTCAAGCAGCATATCTATAAAAGAAATCCATTTCTTTCCTTCCTCTGATTCTACAGAACGTAGACTAACCGGGAAAAGATAATTAAGACCGTTTTTACCCTTGATAACAACTACCGGAACTCTTACATTTTTGTAATTATTCCCCTTGTCATTTAATATAGAATAAGCAAATGGGAAGCCTGTGTATTTAGAGCCGTTCTTAAGCACGACTTTGCCATTTAATACATATCCTACATCAGATATTTTTTCAGCACCTTTTTCGGTAATGGGGAGATTTTCTACCTGGCCATATCCTTGACCGTTCACCTTCATGTTAAACACCGGTCTTCCGGGAAGGGTCTGGGCAACAACATGCGTGCCGACGCCGATGGTAGCCGACCGGCCGGCATCCTTCTTCCACTTGTTGAAAGCCGTTCTTCTTATTTTACTTATACCATCTATGCCTCCTGTATCAGCTTTTACAACAGAAACGAATCGGTTCCCACTCATGACCTTGATAACCATATTGGACACCAGTTTATTCTCAGCAGATTCTATTCTTTTTTTATCGCCGGACTGAACAGCATCATTGTATTCGGCAAAAAGAGACTGATTATAGGTATCATTTACATCTATTTCGAGATTAACCTTATCTCCTTTTTTCAAAGAAGATAATGCTTCCTGATCTATTTTATCTACCTCATTCTCTCCGAATCCAACACCTGTTCTGTACGGAACCAACTCATCTGAATCAAGACGCTTATAAACCAAAGAATAGGAATTACCCACGTCCTGAATAGACACGTCTGTGTAACGGTTAAGAACACGAGCCGATTCTTTGTCTATAGACCATCTCGCATGATAAGGCAATTCAATTATAGTAGCCGTTTCTCCACCTATATTAAGAGAATACCTTTTAGTGCCATTAGCGTTCGTTTCAGAGCTTATTTGAATAGGAACCAATGATTTTATAGAAGATATAAATTTATCGGCTCTAAGACCTGCAATTTCATACCTTTCATTGCCGTCATTGGAGATTCTTCTTACCATCAACGTCTCTGGATTCTGGGCGCTATCTATATTGGCTCCCGGCGTATTATCAGATTCGTCTAATTCATTTACAAGAGAATCTATATTAGCATCATCCTCCCCAAAATTACTTAACGTAGATTCGGAAATACGACCTTTATCAATAATCCTGTTTTGTTCGATATAAGGAAGGAGATCCGTGATGTTTCCAACCTGGCCAAGATCTTCTATGGTAAATACCGAATCGGCAAGCTTATCTTCGTCAACTTTCTCCCCTTTGTCCCGTCTGTTCATTATATCAACATACGAAGAAATAGCATCATCAAGTTCCTTCCTTTGATCTGGTTCCAAATTGGATTTAGCCATATCAATAATAGCTTTATTATCCTCATACACAGATCTCGGACTTGTAAGCCTATCAGCCTTTTCAGATAATGATTTTATGAGATTAACGGGACTGTCACCCAAAGACGATACATAATCATCAAAATCTTGTTTGTATTTATCATACACATCTTTTTCTCTCTCAGTAAGAAGATCGGCATTACCTGTATATAGTTTATCAATTATAGACTGCCTTACGGCCGGAACCATAATAGGATTATCCATAGCAGCCTCATAATCTTCATCCGATACAGACTCCGTAAGCGGTGACTCTTTTATATCATCTTCTGCTTCCTTCATCCTATCTTCCCTTACTTTATCAAGAGCATGCATAAAAGCCTTGATAGTCCAAGCTTCGTCTTCCGAAATCTTACCTTCTGACACAGCTTGATCTACTACCTCATCAGTGTCATATTCACCAACTTTATTAGACTCTGCAAAATCAGGAACCTTGTCATCCCCTTTATAAGGAGTAGACCATAGAGAAGACAGCGCTTTTGAAAACCCCCTGTTTTCCTCAGCTAAGAATCTTTTATCAAGCATCTTAGACAAGAAGTTATTCATATTCCTATAGTCCATCAAACTTCTTCGGTATTCATTTACCAAGGATCTCATGGCTTTGTCTTTGGCTGTAAACTTCTTTTCCTGTCTTGATTTTACATTAAAATAATCATCAAAAGCCACAAGCGTATCATAGGCTTCTATCACATCTTGTGAACTTATGGGAGAAAGAGGAGATGATAAAACAGATTCGGTTTTACTTACCAGCTCTTCTATCGAAAACTCTTTTCCTATTAACGTTGATAACTCAGACAACGAATTATTGTAATTGGTTCTAAGGCTTTCCAATTCTTTGGTTTTTCGTTGTATGGATTCAGCTTGTGGATCTTTCCCTTCTACGTTGCGAGGGCGGGTAGCAAGATCTTCTATTTCGGATTCAAGTTCTTCTATTCTTGACCGTATGCCACGGATAGCCATCGCCCGCTCCCTTGCCCTGTCCGACAGCCGGGAGAACGTACTTAGAGCATCCGCCACGCGAGGCTGCCCCGAAAGCGTTTCTATGACAGAAGCTATGTCTTTCATTCTTGATTCTGATTGAAGACCAAGGAAGGCATTACGAGCCACGTATTTCCTAAACTCAATCTTAGAATCATCACCTATAAGATCTTCGGCAAAACTCTGGGCAGATCTGAAATCCGAAAGACGATTGTTATAATTATCAATAATAGAATCCTTGTATTTCTTTGCCTCTTCCAAAGACATTCCATTAGCTTCGGCTATTTCCGAAATAGGCATCATATCAATCATCTGCCTAAAATTTTCAGCCGAATCCTCTAAGGTTCCCATTTGGTTGTCAATAGACATCTTTTCAAACATAGCATCATCAAGCTCCTTGCCAGTCATAGACTGGGCATCGGAACGAACTTGAGGCCCTAAACTCATTGATTTTTTCAACGTATTCAAAGCCGCCGTGTTAAGATTAGAAGATGCTTTGTTGTATTCATTCACTTGCCTTTCCAGCAAGATCTGACTATTGCTATACTCTTTAACCCCAAAGAAGCCTTCCCTCATACCAAACAAAGAACCGATAATAGCACCGATTCCTATTTCAGTCCATCCTTCTTTAGACGTATATTGCTTTTTAAATCCTTCAGAAATAGCATCAAGAACATCAACGGCTCCGTTCATGGCTACATTATCATATCTTGACTTAACATATTCCTCAGCCGTATTCTGAACAGCACCTTGAGATCCTTCTTCCCATAAGCCTTCGGACACCGGCCTTTTCATGATATTGAAAACATTGCCTGCTATCTTTTGTCCTATATTGGGATTGGTTATTTTAATAGCCATCTCTCCCGGCTTCGCAACTTCCGTCCCTAATCCAAATAAATGCTTGTTGAGCTTCTTTTCCAACCCTGGTATAGCCTTGCCTCCTAACCCTATATACTTACCAAAAAGAAGCCAGTTAGATAATCCTACTATACCCATATTGGCGGCAAATATAGCACTACCTACATCAGCATTAGAATTACGAAAAACAGCCATTTCCTCTGCATTGGGATCACGACCATAAATCTTACGATAATAATCCTTGAAATCAGACTCAGATTGCTTCATAAAAGAATTTGCTTCAACCGATGACTCGAATCCGGCACTGGTAGCCAACAACGTCATGGTTTTAGCCGCCTCCCCTACATTTCTTCCGGTAGCAACTCCTTTTCTTACATAGTCATTAAACACGCTTTTAAGGCTTCCTATACCCCTATTTGCAGCTTGCCTTGCTGCTAACTTAGCTCCGATTCTTCCACCTAATTTAGCACCTATATTGCCCAATGATCCAACTCCAAGTCCTCCGGTCATGTACGCTGATATCATGGCTCCTACGGTAAAAGACATTCCGTTACCAAGGACATCATTCCATAAGAAATTACCGGTATCCTTAAAAAGCTTCTGACCGAAATTATAATCTTCTACCTCTTTCTTGTAATAATGGGGAAGAAGCATGTCTATTTGCTGGTTAAGATTACCTACAAACTTATCCATGTTAGTGTTTAACGCAGCTTTGTAACTTCCCTCAGATGCCATATTGATAAGTTTGTCAGGCAATGACACAACTCCTTGTGCACCGTACAATGCGGATTTTAAAGCGAATTTGCCTACACCATTCCAAAACTTACTCCATCCGCTCTGTCTCCTGGCATAATAATCTTCATTGTTTATACCCGGAATATAGTTAGAATATTTTGTACGCCATACCCCATCATTACCCATCTGATGACTTTCACGGATACTTACCTTCGGTCCATAGGGATTAAGAGGCGGCGGGACAGGTGTAGCCCCCCTGTAGCTGTTACGAGCCAGTGCCTCCGAGTAGCTGTTGCTTATCTCCTTGGCTATATACGGTTCTTCGTATTCGGCAGCAGCTATCCTTGATGCGTAATCCGGAAATTTAGGTTGGGCATACACACCTTCACCAGGCATATAATTAGGAACCAGAGGTGTTGTCGTCTCTGGTAATGTAGCCGGAGTGTAATTCTCTTCTTCGGCTAATTTCCTTTGCCTTGCCACATCTTCGTAAGTGGTTTTAGCAGCAGGATTATATCTATCTATATTATTGTCAGCCATAAATTTTCTGCAAAAAATCGTTCAACTTACTAAACTTGTCATTCATATTGGGCGTGATATTTATTCCTCTCATATACGGATCCCTCATCTGATCAAGACGTTCTTGAACAGCCTCCTTCACGTATTTTACAAAGAAGTACTGAGGACACTTCTGGTGAATGCTATTCCAGTAATCCGCATACTCATCATTACCTGGATCCAAAGGAACAAAATCCGAGAACAACAATGCAGGATTTTTAGAATTTTTAGTCCTTTTGTCATAGAAATTGACCGCTACCTCTCTTGAACCCCTGTCATCCATTCCCTCCAACTGAACTGATATGTTATCAGACATGTCAATAAAATTATCAACAAGGGTTTTAACAACATTCATTTCTTCTGGCTTAAGGTAAGAACCATGAACCTTTACTATATCATAAAGATCATTCTTAACATCAGCCTTAGAAGCCAAACGGGGAAGACCATTACGTATAAGATACTTATCATAAGAATAACCTTCCTTCTTTCCGGTATCTACAAAATCACAGGTTCCAAAACTTGATTTGTAACCATCCACCGGATAATTACGCTCCTCGACCGAAGGATCTATACCCGCCTTAAGAAGCTCGTCATTCGTAATCTCAACCCTTTCTGTAACATAAGAATTTTTACCGGAACCTACTTGAGCAGTCAAGAATCTTCTAACAGTGCCATTATCTATCTCGGCATCCATATTAATGGCATTAATAGCAGTAGGATCCAGATTATTTACCTTTCCTGCCATGTAACCAGACAATCTTCTAAACTGAGCCTTCTGCAAAGACTTTTCCGGTGAATCGGCATTCCAATTGTATCTTTTGTAAGAATCAAGGTAATGATACTGAGATAACTTATCAGAAATCTGATCAGGAGATACAGACATTTTTATCTCATCCTGCATCTGACCTGCTATCATATCAGACACTCTACTGTTTTTCTCAGCATATCTTAGCTGGGTAATAGTTAATGGTTCACCTTCCTGATAATCTTTTAAATCTATATCACCATCCTTATCTATGGTCATATAATCTGATACATTAAAATCAGGATCGCCGTTGAGTTTCTTCATTCCATTAATAAGAGCCAATGTACCAGTAGAAGAACCTTTATTCTCGCTTGTAATAGCATCAGATATGTTTTTCCCCAACTTGCCGGCACTCGCCTTAGCTCCTAATGACGGAGATATAGCACTAAGAATATCTATTCCTCTCGAAGGATCCATCATGTACTCTCTAAACCCTACGGCATCAGATACGCCAGTTGTTATGGCCGTGGCGAGTAGGAAAGCTCCAGCCTTATCATCTGTATCGGTAAGATTTATAAAAGAATTTCCTTTCATAAACTTAGCATTACGAACTTTCCTAATAATATCCTTATTTTTTTCAGTAACTATATTATGTATTTGATAATCAGTTATTTTATTTACAGCCTTTGTGGCTCCATTTGCCCTAGAATCAGAAAGAAGTAAAGCATCATAAGCTTCAGATAATCTGTTATTGCCTTGCCCGAAATATCCGTTTTTCTGACCTCCATTGTTTTTTAAATAAGAATATATCCGCTCTTCAGGAGTCATATTAGCGTACAATCCTGGATCAGTTTTTTCTTCTTCGTATGATGCTGCAACGATATTGCTTCTGTCTGTAGGAGATAATGAGTTATATAATTTCAATAAATTAGCTTTACGATCTGTAGAATGAGATTTAAGTAACTCGTAAGGAATATTGGCCAAATTAACAGATCCTGTCTTACCTGTGCCAGAGTTAATGGCCGTAGGCCCGTCCATAGGAGCCATCGGCACTCTCATGCCGCCTGCGCCTGTTGCGCCTGCGGATGAGCTTTCAGTTCCCATCTTGGAGCCGTAAGTGCGCATGTACTCGGTTTCAATCTTAGCCTGAGCAAGTTTCTCTTTTGCCAATGATATTTCAACCATAGACTTAGCATTGTCAGTCAAAAACTTTTGCTGAGCCCTATCCTCTTCTAACCTCGCAAAATAAAGATCATCTTTCTTCCTTTCAAAACTTGTGTTGTCGTATCTCCATGCATCAGTCATCTTATCGAAAAGATTATTGGTAACAACAAAATTAGCAGCCGCTACCGGATCAGACGAAGCTATTATCATATCTGCCTCCCTCTTGGCTTCTGCTTTCTGATTTTTAGCTTCCTGTATCTGACTGTCAATACGATCAATAATACTCTTGTTATCACCTACTGATTTCTTTTTAGCCTCCAATGCCCCTATGTGTCTATCGTATCTTTCGACATAAGACCCAATGTATTGACTAACCAAATCCGGATTACTGAACACCGGATTGGTGGCTGCCATGTACGATGCTTCTATTCTCATCTGATTCCTCATGTTTTCAGATAAGTTAGCAGACACAAAATTCCTTATCTGGGAATCTGTAAGTTCATCTACATTAACTTCTATAATACCACCAGTAGGATTACCTTTAACATCATATTCTGTTGTCTGAATCTTCTTGCCTTCGTTATTTTTCCTAAAGTCACTAACCAGCTTATTTATCTCCTTAGTGTAATCTACATAAGGAGAATAATGAAGACCCCCTAACCTTGATCCTGCTTTACCATCTGACCTCCATTTGTAATAAGGATCCAAAGCATGCCATTCATTAATAGGAGAATAAAGTTCAGGATGATTCTGTTTTATAGATTCTATTTCCTTCATAACCCTCTTGCCTTCTTTTGTGCCGGCAATCGCGTTAATGACCGTATCATCCAGCACCGAACTAATCTCTCCTTGTATGGCTCTCGTAACACCATCAGAAGAAAGATCCACGCCTTTAAATTTTTGATTGATGTTAGCAATCACACCTGACATCTTATCTTCCATATAAGCACGGGCTTCAGGCTTATCTATCTCTTGACCCATAAGATAATCTACCTGGGTATAGATCTTTTCACGAGCAGCATCAACCTTCTGCTGTTTGTACATCATGACATCCTTAACAAGATCTATGTTGTAAGGACTAACATACGGGGCATATTGCCTTAAAATACTATATTGTGAAGCCATCAGCTATTTCTCCTTCTCTTTTTATATTTATCTTCTTCATCATCCTCCAAGCTCTTCAAATAAGGTGTAGAATAATCACCCATATTCATCACATCCTGATTACCTTGAACGTAAATAATTTGACCACTTGGAAGCATTCTCATATTTGGAGCTATAGAGGCTATGGTATTCAACGATGTACGAACATTGAACTTATTCTGTATCTCGCTGTTTATGCTGTCATAATAACGAGCAAGATTTTCATCCCTTATAGCCATAGCCTTCAACAACCCAGATTCATAACGTTGCCTTTCTGCTATGTTCTTATCATCTGTCTGAACATAAGCCATTTCATTAAACCTATCAGCTTCGTTTATTTGCCTTGCGTTATTGAAATTTACTTCATTAACATACTTGGCTATATTGCTTCCAGCTATGGCGTTCATATTAGCCAGAATAGCAGCCCGCTGGGAGTCGGGCACGTCACCTACTGCGTCTAACTGAGCCGATGTCGCACGGTTGAGCTCGTTGATATACTGATCAGCAGATTGAAGAACCGGGTCTATTCTCGGAGCCTGATGTCTTTCCAGGCCTTCTATCTCCAAGCCAGTGTCAAGGGTTCTTAGCATTTCCGGGAAGATAGGACCGAACGCCGCCGGTCTGCCCTGTCCTTTAGGTCCGTTGTCTTCAACCACCTCCTCTGTATCGGTGTCGGTTGCAGTCGTAGGCGTACTTGCTTTCGGTTTTACCTCTATCCTTCCAGGAGATCCAATCTTAGGCGGTGTAAGGTCTGGTGCTATGGGACCGGCCTCAATAGGCTTCATTTCTGGTTTAACAGACTCAAGAACGAAGTCTATTTCCGGCATTAACCCACTATCTCTTAAAGCAACAAACTTATTATAATCGGAGCCCAGAATCTTCTTAGCGGCATCAGATTTATCACCAAATAAGTCAACATAATTCTTTATCCCTTTTTCGTTTAACAATCTTTTTTGCTCTGCCGAAACAACGTCCAACCCATAATAAGAACGAGTAGCTGTTGTCTGACCAAACTTATCATCTACGGCAAATGAATTATAAGCCTGATTCCCTCCGTAGCTTCCGGCGTCCTGGCCCCAGAATCCGTACTCATCTCTGAATTTCTTGGCTGCATCAGCATTCGTGATAGCGCCTACATCAGCTAACGCCCACAATGCATTTAATTGCCTGTTGTATCCTTTCTGAAAACCTTCTGTATCAAAATCACCATCCGTATTGTACTTGTTGGCCCATCGGTTTATGTCGAGCAAATTAGATACCGCCTTATCATTTACCCTGCCGTATCCTAAATTGCTTCTATGTTGGAGATTCTGGTTGGCATTGACACTGGAATCAGGATTAAGAATCTGCTCACGACCACTAACATCAGATACAGTCATATTAAGAGTTCGTCCAAATAACTGATTAATAAGCTTATTGTAGCCGATAGCATTCTTTCTAAGTTCCTCCAGCTCCTTCTGAGTAGGTCCACCTTCAGCCATTTTTCTGGTTTGCTTAACATACTCGTCATATATCCAGTTCTTGGCATCTGACCCGGAAATATTAAAAGCCTTCGCCTGCTTCTTTACCTGGTTTAAGTCAACGACTCCTCCTTCTCTAAAGAAGGCCTCCATCTTCTCATTTCTCTTCGACTCTTCTTGCTTACCATAAACGATTTCAGCGAAAGCCCTAAATTGAGATTCGAGTTCGTCTATTTCTTTTTGATTATCATTGACGTACTTGGAAAGAATGGATTTATTCAACTCAGATGTGTTTTTATCTTTCACATCCTCGTTCTTATCCAATCTCTTATACACCTTTTCCTGTTCCTCATACTTATCAGACAAACCAATCTTTTTCTTATATCGATCAAGGAGTGTAGCATACGTATCTTTAGACGTTGCCTTAATACCGTAATTTTCTCTAATATAAGAAGCAAAATCATCATCGATAGTACGGTAATCTGAAATAATATGAGCTTCAGGCAAATCAACGGGAGTGCCACCATCTTCATGTCTGTTCCCTTTGGCTTCCATAGGTCCTACGGAGTCAGGAGTCAGCACATACTCGCCTTTCTCTATCTCTACGTTAGCATTATCATCCATAGATTTAGGAAGAGGATAAATGTATTCTCCAGTCATATCGGACGTATCCATCTTCTGACCGTTACCTAAATTCACGCCACCACCTTCACGTTCCCACTTGATGAATTGCTGACGGCGCTCCTTGGCAAGTTTTTCCCTCGCTGCCTGCTCGTCCCTGCTGGCTGCATACGCAGCAGATGAAGCCCCCATGATATTACGGGTAAGACCTAATCCTAAACTAACACCAGACAAGGCAGCTTGAGCAACGTTAGCGCCCACCTTATTACCGGCTCTTATCCGGCCAAGACTGGCACCAAACATCTGAGCCCGACCACCGAGATCAGGCGAGTAATACGGCATAGTCATAGGATCAAGAGGATTGCCGTCTTGAGATCGCTTATCTTTTTCATTGTTAGCATCATTAACATCCACTACAGTACCCTTCGGCATAGACGACGGATCTACGGTGACGTTATTATTTACGTTCATGGTGGGCATAGAAGGCTCCTGTAATTTTATAGTAGAATAATCAGGACCTACTATATTATCAAAACCAGCCTCCATCTTGTTTATATCCTCATTTATCTCAATCATACCAGGAACATTATACATGTCCATATTGATATAAGGATTAGGTGTCGTGTCCGCCTGCTGGGTAACGTCTTGAACACTACCTCCTGGTGCGAATATTGGACGATTTTTTATGATTCGTAATCTCATATCTTCTCTTTTTTCACAAAGATAAGAGAAACGGACGAGAAAATCCAACGGAATCGAATCAGTTTAAAAATCAAGATGGTAGAGGTGGAGCCTCTTTATTTATAGGAGCGTTGACAGCCTTTTCTTTCTTCTTGTACAACTTGAGAGCTTTCCTGTATATAGATAATACAACCGGGCTCTGGATTTTCTTCATAGCCTTGGCAATAACATCTGAAGATAAGGCAGACATCACCACCGCATTAAGGAACGAACGAACAGAATTGTATTTCCCATCAAATCGCTTTAATAATCTCATCCTGAATGATTTATACAAATATGATGCAGATAACTCCTTAAGACCATTATTTCTAAGACGCTTATTTAAAAACATCAAAGCCTTCCCCGAAAAACACATCCGGTTCTTGCCTTGTTTATCTGTTGCATGTGAAAACCAGGACCATGCCGTGCTTGGGTGTTTGGCAATCCTATCAGCAAAGCTATCCAATATGCTGGTTCTGAGATCTCTTTTATGAGCATGGCAGGCGGCTATCTTCTCATCTCTACTAAGAGCTCCATTAAGACATCTAAATGTGGTACGTTCTTTTCCAATGAAATATTCAGGATGCTCTTCTGCGAATTGAGCCCTAAAAGACTGATATCCACCCTTTCTCATCAAGTCTATCTGAGACCTTACATAAAATCTAACACACTTTTCTTCAGCTTCTTGAGCTTTCTTGCTACGAGGCTTACAGAGACGACCAAAACGACGGTAATCATAAACCATAGCCTCCACAAAATCATTGTACGGGAAATAACGACCAAATCCGTAGTTCCAGACCATGAAGCAACGCACGCGATCCTTCCAGTAGTCGGTGATGACAAAGTATTTACCAACCCTTTGTTTCTCATCAACTTTGTACCACCTATCAAATCTCCCGTTATAAAATAGATTAAAATACTTTAAATTGCCTAAACATTGACCGGCTGGTCTACGTACTACATTATAGCCTAACTGATTGTGATTATTATAGATAACCTCAAGGGGTGAAACCGCCTCCTTTTTAAGGAGTGATTTGTGAAGCTTGTCGCAATATGTCATTTCTACTATCTTTGCCATTGGTTGTTTTTTTTGTGCAAATATACGAAAAGTATTCATACTGACGGTAAAGAAATTGCACGACCCTGTATCCGGTTTGAGAAAAATAGGATACAGGGATTTTTGTTTCATATAGGCATGGTAAACGTAACCGATTCGTACCGTACCCGTAAGTCACTGAACATCAGTGGTGGGACAAGTTATCTAAAGGTATAATAGGATAAATGAATTTCCCCTATTATATATTCCATTCATACTCCATTCAGTCGTATTCATTTTATATATTTATATGTTATTCATATTTTTTAAATATCAATACTGTTTTAAATATACTTTTATAGTTTCGGAATCGAATCGAACGTAGTGAGTGAGATTTCGAAACAATTAATAATTTATCATTACGACTATTTACTTTTTAGCCTGATTGAGATTAAAAGTGATTGAGTATATCGACCGGAGGGAGATATACGAAAGAACGAAAATATATTTTTATATTTTCAATATCTATATAAAGCGATTGAAACCGAATCGACCGAAGGGAGTGAGGTTGAGAGAAGCGATAACAGTTTCACGAGTAGCCACGAGATAAGCAGGCAGGCGGGTAGGAGAGGCCGTCGTGTGTTGTGAGGCAGGATAGCGTTAGCCCAAGCGTAGGTTCGGATCATTAGCTCCTATCATTGCAAATTGTAATCGTTACGAAGTATAAAAAAGCCGGATTATCTTGATATCGTTCTTCAACCTTCGGTATCCGCATAACGAGTCTCAAATCCGGCTTCGCTTTATTAATATGAGAAATAAAATAATTGTTCTAATTATCAGTGACGCCTTTAATGCGAAGCTGTATATTGGGAAGCACGGCATTAATCAAAGCCATTTTCTTATCCTCTTCGCTTTCTTTTTCATGCTGTTTATACATCATGCTGTAATCACTGTCATCACCATCCTTTTTCCCGTCTAACGTCAGTAAATGATTTATGATGTCCTTACCATACGTTTCAGTCCATGTACGGAATCTCTCTTCCTCGGACTGTCCCTCCTGGGACGGGGCTTCCGGATTAGGGAGGGTGGCTGCCACTTCTACCTCTGGAAGTGTTACCGATGCTGCTATTTCACCAGCATCTCCGAATCCCATTTGACCATACAAAGATCCTGAATTTTCTTCAATTTCCAAACCAAGATTTTTAGCAACTTCCATAGCATAGTTATAACGGTCATCATTTCTTATAACACTCTTATGAGGACGTCCTGCTCCCTGGTTCCAAGCTACTACTGCATCTTTCAGGGTTTCGGCGTTCATAAAGTCCTGCCGGCTGTAGTTGTAATACCCTGGTCCTTCTTTTCCTTTTCTTGTGTATAAGAAATTAGAATATCCGGTCTTTCCTTCGTATTCGTCAGCCAAGAACTCAAGTTGGTCTTTGAATGTTGGTGTAGAATGACCTTTCTTTTTAGCATGCTTGAACAATTTATCCATGCGCTCATTATGCCATTGCTGTATGCCGTATGATGTTCTGTTGTCTCCGTATATGTCATCTTTAAGACCAGATTCAGCCATGAGGTTACCTATGATAGCAAGCGCCTGTATCTTAGACATGCCTCGCTTTCCAGTAAAGTATTCATATGCTTCACGCTGTTTACCAACCACCCCACCTTCTTTCTTGACATTGGTATTGTATCTCTTTCCATTCCACGTAAATTCCTTAAGACCTCTTTTCCTGGCTTCTTTAAAGGCTTCACCTCTTGTAGTGGAAATCGGGTCTTGTAATTCAAGATCGTTTTTTATACCAAGAATAGCATTAATAATATTATCATCCTTTTTATCATCATCATCTAATTTATCAACATTATTCGAAACGCAAGATTGGCTTATTAAATTTGATACGCTTTTTCTATTTTTATAAGTTCCTTCTTTATCTGATGGAGCTTCAAAAGCATACACAAGTGGATACGAATAATCCGTATCTGGATCTTCTGACATAAATTCGCTTACTGCATGAATGGCTTTATTATATTTAGTATCCTTTATACTATACATCCCAGCATCTTGAACATGATCATAAAATCTGTCTATCATGTAATTGATATATCCACGCTTATCGCTCTTAAATCTTTCTTTATCTCTTTCAAACTCTTTTGGCGGATATCTTTTATAATATTCTTGAAAAAGTCCCCTAAATTCTCCATCCTCAGACACAGCGTAGGGGTTTCCACCAGATTCTTCAATAATATTTCCAAGTACGGCTTCTATCTGGCGTTGATTAAAACCTTTATCATATAAAGCATCATAGATCATATTCATTCCATCTACGTCCATAGTGCGGTGCGTACCCTTACCCACGCGCTTCATATTTTCATATTTGGATTTGAATAAATTCCAATCTATTTCCGGCTTAGAAGAGCCACCTTCTCTTTTTTTAGATTTTATTTCCATTTTTTTATCAAAATCATTCTTGGAGTCAATAATAGATCTAAGCATGATCTTGTTTGGATCACTCTCTTCGTATGGAATTTTATCTTCTACATAATCCCTTATTTCAAAAGGATATCCTATTGTATCAAGAGTCTTAGTAACAACCCCAACACCAAAAGGTTGGTCGCTTCTATAAAAATCGTACTTATCTTTCACAACCATCCTACCTCTATCATCACGGTACATGGTAAAACTTGATAAGCCTGATAAATCATTTAAATCTCCGTAAGCATCCGGTATAAAATTATATTCGTTAAATACCTGATGTTCTCCGGTTCTGGCTTTTTTTAAGAGATCTATCCCCTCTTCCACCATTCCAAGTTTCCTACTTGTTACATCCCTTAACTCCTCCAAATCAGATACGTCCTTGCCTGCAACTTTTCCATCAATTATCTTATTATCTAAAGAATCAAGCTCCCTTCCATATTTTTTAGCCATTTTCTCCCACCCACCATTTATCCTGTCAGATATAATGGATTTGATATTGTCTGGTATTCTGACAATCCCATTTTCTTCTTTCAGATTATTTGGTTGGTTTAAGAATCTAAACCAAAGATTCTGACTAAAATCATCTACATTGGCTTTCGGAACATCTTGACCAAAAAATTCCATTATTTTGGTTTTTAATCCTCTTTCATTAGCATACACGTCAGGTGTTATATTAGATGCCAGATATTCTCTAAGTTTTACAAACGGACCAATTTTATTCCATAATGTTTTTGGTTGTTTGTTCTTTACATAATTTTTAATTTTCTTTGCCATCTTTTTCTTCCTCTAAGAATCCAAACATTTCACCTGCGCAATTACCAACAAATCCGGCTATGTAAGCTGCGTGTTCATCTTCTTCCACCTTAAAGCCAAGAGACATATTACAATGTTGGCATACCGACATAGCTGCATGAAATGATTCATGACATATGTTTCGCATAGTCATATCATTCTCACTTTGAAAATTCCATAATAACTTAAAAGCTCTATCATCCCCCTTATCACGAACAAGATTCAAGAAAGAGGCTTTTGAATCTAAATCGCCTTCATCTCCCCATTCTCCTTCATGATCCAATTCTGCATTCTCAAAACGATCACACAATGTTTTGTAATCTAACCCTATGGTGATAATCAACTTTAGTGGATATATCACAAAATCAAATTCTTTTTCTTTCATTCTTTTTTTTTCAACAAATGTAAACAAAATAGCCGAAGAATGCCACCATTCATTCTCCGGCTTGTTATGATAAATCTCTTCTTATGAAAACAGTACGAATGTAAGATTTAAATCTTAATCTTCTTAATTTCATCAATCATATTCTTATATCCGCAGAACTTGCTGTTAATAACATCGAAGATAGATTCTGACCAGCCAGCTATGTTCAAGATATTAGATCCTCTGTAAAACATCTCACTTCCATATCCTTGAATAGAAATAGAAACGATTTTGCAATTTGGATTCACTTTTTTAAACCCTTTCAAAAGTTCAGCGAATTTACCATATCCATAACTGGAACTTTTCTCCCATACAACAGATTCACCGTCTCCTATCTGCATATCTGAAATAACGTACAAGTTATCTACTTTGATCTTATCTTTAGCGCACTTATCCAAGAATGCAAAAAGACCGTTTTCGGTAGCACCACCGCAGTCTCCTCCGGCAGTAAAAGATTTTTTGTTGTTCCATAAAACACCTTTACTTCTATCATATTCGTAATTGATAAGTTTGTCACCAAACATACCAATAAATACGTCAGGAAGCACAGAAGCAATCATACAGCCAAATAAGTTACCAATGACAGCCGTACTTGTTTTGCTAAAGGCAGATACCTCAGAAGATCCTCCCATATCTCCACGTACAGAGCCAGAGTGGTCAATCAGGATAGCCGACCGCCCCTCCAATACCGGCAGGTTCTTGCAGGAGATGGTTATGGCTTTCTCCAACGCATCTAAAATCTTATCTTTGTTACGCGCTGTTAATTTAGCACGTTTTTTATCCGACTCAAATACAATATCATTTTCGGAATCATCAGTGCCTATATTTTCAACCTCTTTGAAAGCTGAAGCAAAACGGAAAGGAAGCATCTTCGAATTAAGCACCTTCTCTTCTATTGTAAGCTGCCTACAAACTTCATCTATTTGATCAGGCGCGTATTTGATTATGTTTACAAGGTTACGAACCATATTAAAAATAGGCATACCTTTTACATTAGAAACCACGTCCCGAATAGCGTCACCTAAAGCTTCTTTCTTTTCCTTATTGTCTTTCTTGTCCTGTCCGGCTTTAGACATTTCTTTTTCAAGAATCTTGCTTTCGTATAATCCAGACAAAGACCGACCTTCTATAAGGTACTGGAAAGCCGTTTTGTTAGCCTGATTGCCTTTAGGGTGAAATAAGTTTACTAAGTCAACCATAGTAATGACCCTACTGTCCATCTTATACTTATCAATCCGATACGGATCAAGACCTTCCAAAGCCGTCTTAAATCCTTTCTTAATAGCGCTGGATATTCCTCTTAACTTCTTTGGATTTTTGTCGTTAAGAGCCGCATAGCAGCCAAGGATTTCGCTCATATCATCAGGACGCATAACGATCTTATTATAGAACCTTGAAGCCCATTCCTTACCCGATGCTTTGCTGGCAAGGACAGAAGCCATAAGATGCGTTACCGACCTAAGCTTTCCTTCTTTCCTGACATACAATGCTGTTTGTGCTGCGAAATATGGATCTACTTGATCCATAAGGTCCTTAATCCTGTTCACCTTGTCTTTTTCTTTCTCATAATAAGAATCAGACAACATGGTAGTCATTATCGTAGATACCAACTCTTCTTCTGCGTTAGGCTTATACGCCTTCTCTCCCATGTGATTCACGATCGTAGGTTTAACACCTTCATCCTTTTTGTTAAACTTTCCCATTTGTTGTTGTTTTCTTTAAAGTGTTATACAAAAAAAAGCAGTGATATTACTACCACTGCTTGAAAAAAAATATATCAAAATGAATACTCAATGAGGGAAAAGCCGTAACCCTATTGAAAGACTTAAAACGCTATCTATCGGGAATCCTAATTTATCTATAATAGGAGTATGCAATAAAAATGTAGAATTATTAATACATAAAGAATATGATTCGGTAAGAGTAGGTGGAAAATGGTTCAGAATGGATAATAATGATATTTGTCATATAATAAAAAAATACGGATTTATATGTGTAGAATAAAAAATTACCCTCTACTTATTGAAAAGTAGAGGGTAATACGATATTATCTATTCTTAATCTTATCTTCAGAAATCAACCACTGGAATATAATTTTCCGGTTGCTAATTACTTTCTTTATCCTCATCAGCATCCAGCTACCACGCAACCTATCCAGCCATGACCGTCTGAAATTAAGAGAATCAGGATTAACTGACTTATTTATATCGTTATCGTCCTTGATCCAGATAGGTGTTTCAGATCGGTCATCGTCAACCCTATTAAAGAAGTCGTTTAACTTATGTCTTCTATATACCTCAGTATCCAGGACCTCAGTATGGTCGCCTACGATCTTCGGATACGATATACGTTGCGCTAAATTATTCTTTTCTTCTGGAACAAGATGAATTTCACCTGAGTTGTTTGTGTCGTTGTAGATAGTTATCGTATCCAAACCTACTTTCCTGTCAAGTGTGTAATTCACATCATCAACGTATTTCCTTGCGTCAAGCTCATACTCAACAGAAGCCAGCGTAGAACCGTTATATTTCTCTTTTATCGGTACTTCTAATATAAATGGATATGTTGTTCCATAAAACGTTTGGAAGCTCTTATTCGTCAGCAAATGACTCCATAAACCACCTTCTTCATCTGATGCCGGGAAGTTTATTCCTGTCTGGAAATATTGTTGCTGCTCTATATAATAGTCAGGGCAGAATGAGTAATACGATATCCATTCTTGCTTCAGACATGAATATCCGATAGTGAACGACACGTCCTTGAAATACTGTTCGTCTTTTAAGGATATTTCCTTATCGTTTGACAACACCTCTGTTTCATTATACAAGAACCTTCCACCATCATATTTATAATATGCCGGGTTCTTAACAGGTATATAATCTTTTTTCGTGATAAGTACTCTCTTATACCTATTATCCCATCCAAGAGACAGACCAAGACCGATAAATTTATTATCCGTATCTTCTTCTGTCATTTCTGTACCGGTTAAGATATTAGTTATTCCGTATCTAAGAATCTTAAACGGAAGATGACGCTTAAGCCAATGTCTGATACCTACACTAAGTTCCTTGAGATTACGTCCGTTCGGATCGGTCATAAACACCTGTGCTCTTTTAGTATCTACCCAGAAGTGACCAAACTCTGAACTAATTATTTCAGTGCTCTGGGTTCCAGAATAACCAAGATCGGTCGTGTTGTACTCCAGAGGCCGGGACGCAAACAGACCGCCGGTGCCCATCTCAGCCTGCCCTGGGGAGGTGCGCTCCTTGATTACGTCTATGGCGTTATGGAGCGAAACCTGATCCTCGAACCTGACAAGAATCTGATTAGACTCAATACGCTTCATATGGATCAGTTTACCGTTACTGGTAGGGAACTCATGATAGTCCATAGGCTTGTACGTCAGCCACGGATCTGTTTGGCTATTTTCAGATACGTCAGCCCTACTCCATATAACACCATTAGGTCGCTGGTAAGCACAATCATAAAAACGACGTTCGTATGTTGCCGGCAATACATTAGGTGTCAATGTCATTCTTGATGAGTAGATAGGACTTATCTTGTAATCATTGTCCCTATGGATAGATACGTTCTTTTCTTGTGTCCACCAAGCAAAATCACCATGAGCCGGATAAAACCATTCATGAGGCTCTACTCCTTCTAATCGGAAATTGCAGTTTATTTCCGATTCCACAAGGAATTGAGGGATACCATAAGACCACAGATAAAATCTACCATCCACATATTTCTTAGCCTCGTTCTCACCATTTAAATTATACAAACTTTTTCTATTTGGATAAAAAGAATACGTTCCTTTGCTTGATGATGTCCAGCTATTAAAGCGTTCGTTGTCAGTATGCTCAAGCATATCTTCTCCAGTATCGTAATTAACGAAATACTTAGGGAATCCAACATTCCGGTAATCATTGTAAGCAAATGGTATCATATCCCCTATACCAAAAGCAGTATTATAAAAAAATGGGAATTTTCGCTTCATGGAAAACCTCGATATGTAGGTGTCACCGCCAAACAAAGGTTGCTTCCCTCCTTGGAAGAATCCACACCCTCCTACTGATATCCATTTTATATCTTCTATAGCTCCATACTGATCGGGCCTGTATCGCATAAGCTTCATATACGGAGAACAGATATAAGACAACATCTTCGTCCTTTCAAAAGACTCTTTAGATCCGGCATCAGAAGCCATGATAACAGGGTCATGGATACGACTTGTATCATATACCTGGGCCTGCATAGGATACGATACAAGATACTTTGAATTTAAGATGCTTGTATCAGGATCCTTTTCTCCCGGATCTCCAAAAGACAAGAACATGGAAGATTCTCTATCTATGTTATTTATAAACAAGAAATCTTTTGAAGCGTTTTGGTTATCATTATCTACATCTTCTCCAGTAACCCAAGATGATGTAGTAGACGGATCGGATATGGGGTACATACCTGATTTAAGACTCTTGGTGTTAGCCAATCCTCTTAATCTGTTTTGCTCATATGGAGCCGTATCATCGAAGCCCATCATGCTATTATAGTAACCTACAGATGTATAATAAAAAGCATGATTCCTTCTTGGGCCATTGTTTATGAATGTCGTAAGCCAATCATATCTGTACTTACCATACAATACCGGTCTTTTAGCAAGCGTATCAGATATGGTGGCAATCATTGAAGCAAAGATCATCGCCATGTTGATATTGCCTATAACACCTATATACGCAGACGTAGAACGGTTCATAAGCTCTTCTGCTATCTGAGAAGCTATGGTGGCCGTGGATTCGATGTTGGCTAATGTGGCCGCCATCTTATATGATTGTTTTCCTAATATCGTCCATTTGGGATGATCTTCAACCTCATCAAAGTTTCCTACAGACATTCCCCTTATAAAACCTTCTATAGCTACCTCCGTAGGAGTCTCAGGCTTATTGAAATAAATATCAGGAGAACTAAATGCATACCATACGTTTCCTCTTCTGAAAAATGGATGGGTTATAAACGATATCCTTTTTTCAGTTGCGTAATTAAAAGAGTCATCCGATAAATCATTATACGGATAATTAGGATACAGATTAAGATTCGAGTTTTGACCTGAATATTTGTACATGTCATAAGCTATTCCGGTAGCTATAACAGAACGATTAAGACGCCTGTCACCTCTATATATCTCATATCCTGTAACCATATCTCGCTGCTCTTTGGTTATCAATCCGGAATCTACAGCAAAATCAAGGAAGACGTTAATCATATCCTCGTCTACTAATATTCCTATAGGATAAATATCCGAAGGAACATCATAAGATCTCACATCCCGGTTCATAAAAAGCATATGATCGTTGTCCGGGAACTTGTAGTGTCGGATAGGTTGTTGACAGAAGACGGTACTGGTATCTACCGTACCATATTTATGACCTTTAAAAGACATCATTCCCTTATCATCCGTAGAAGGAGAACCATAGTATTCAGTAAGCTTGGATACGATATTGTCGTAGGCTTTCTTGGAATTGCCTTCATAACCATGATCACTTATCTTAACCTTACTACTGTCATACAGTTCAAAATTAGCAGGATACTTCTCAGACGATTCCCAGTAAGCGAAATCACCGTACTTGTATTTCCTTGGAGCGCAATTTATGGGGCGATCCCCGCATATCGTACACTGGCTGGCGTATTCTACAGTAGCCCTTAACGATATTTCTTTGGCTCGTACATTTATCCGGTCTATTTCCTTTTCTCTGATACCAAAAATATATGGGTATATAGTTTTACCAAGGACGTAAGATGTGCCTACCAAACCTCTTGACGGATTCTTACTGTTCTCCTCTTCTCCATCGTCTTTAACCTTACAGAAATCAATTTGCCTGACGGTAAAAATCCAAGGGCATGATACGATAGGGCAGTCTATGGCTACATACAATCCATCAGGGTACTTATCGAAGAACGATTCTCCTATGTGCCCAAAGTAAGGACGGGATGCTCCAACAATAACATAATTATCGCCTTCATCCATGACCTTCTCCCAATCAAAGTTGAGATCATCCTTATCTATCTTCCTATTGCTTCCTTTGTATCTTGGATCTAATGATTTCCAAAAAGAAAGACGGACATATTGTGTGGACACAGCATCCATAAGACCATCTATCTTACCCAAAGATTCCAGATAAAGAACTTTGTCCTTGGCCGGGAAATCAGGATCATCCCATTCTTCAGGTCTTGTAATATGAAGGAAACGGGCGTTACGAAGCACGCATTTCGTAAACCTCCATACCAATAACTCTGATGTAAACATCGTAGAACCTTTAACATCTTCAGGAATAAGAGCACCTACGTTATTGTCAGCCAAATTAGCATAAGAATCCCATGTCCATCCATCTCCGTAATCTCCTTCTGGAACGTAACCGGTATCAAGGAAATTATATGAATAATCATCTATCTTCTTCTCTATCTCAGGCCAGGTGTCCCTTATCAGGGCTCCAGGCGCTATCCTTGACCTGTAGGCGTCGTTGTGTATAGTGCTCGAAGAACGTCCAGCACGCCAATCTGGTAGGCATTTTCCGTTAAAGCAAACCTTTCCTTCTTCATCTTCTTTATCATTATTCCACACATCATTCATAAGAAGATAAGCTCCGAGCAGTGTAGAGGATGACTGGAATGAGTTATAATCGCTTCTGGCAACAGTAGGATTAAGACAAGGTTCTTCTATAAAACATCCACAAGTACACGGCATAGAATCCAGAACATAAATAGCTTCGGCTATAGACTGTAATACAACAGACGGCTGCAACAAAGAATCATATACAGCACACGCCTTAGTTCCATCATCACCCGACCAGTATCCAGCCCAATGGCCACCATCTTCATCATCGGCAAAGAAATACTTATCCATGAACTCTATCATCTGTTCCTGTAGTTCCCAGTTAAATAGCACAGAATACTTATCTTGCTTTTCACCGCCGGTAGTATATAGGTAGTCGGTGGATACGTGCTCCATATCCTCAAGATCCTTATACGTATATTCTTCACGGAAACCTACAATACGATCTACCGGAGCTGTAATAAGCGAATACTGGCGGTGCGCATCAGTACACTCGGCTCCAAACTCAGGAGCCTCGATACCATCTATAGCTTCTTTTTGTTCCTCCGTATTAGGATCGTCAGGATCTCCGTAGCTGTTGAATATATCGCATATTTCGTTGGCAGCAGCATTATTAGGTTCTTCTGTGGCGGTATTACATGCGATGTCTTTTATATTAGATGAAAAATAATTAATCACCTCATCTATTATAATCTGACTTCTGAATGTAAAACTAACGTTCGTATAAGTTTTAAAATCATTTTGCAATGTTATGGTTTGACCGATCGTAGCTGGATTCTTACATTCTTCTTGTCCGGTTTCTTCATCATCAAAATCCTTCGGATCTCCTGCCGTATTATAATACTGCCACTTGAATTTACGCTCTTGCCCTGAACAAGGTGGAGCATATTGGTTTATGGACTTATATACCCTATCGGTATCCTTATTTTCTATTTCTGCCGCAGCATCTTTATAAGGGGGAGGTATTAACACAAATGCCGGAGTTTTATAACCGTTGGAGCACTTAAAAGAAATAGCAAACGGATACACTTCATTTCTCATATACCCCACATACAATGAACAGGCATTACCATCCTTATACAGATCTTCGTGGGCTACCGATGCCTGCCATTGAAGGAAGTGTCCCATGAGGGAAACTACAGGCTGTAAATTCCATTCTTTTTCCGCCGTAAGACCATATTGAAGAAGACGATTCCCGACAGCCACAATCCCCCTTGAGGTGTTATACACAGGTTTTTTCAAGGATATGTGTTCGAATGTAGTTCGTTTATTATTTAGATCCGAATAATACAAGATCGTTTTTTCAGACACCGGGTGAATACCCTCTACGAAATAATCAACGACCGGCTGTGTCTCTCCGTTATATCCTACTGTATTCTGGATAATAACAACCTTAAAATATTCAACTTGACGATCTATGTTAGATACGACAAACCTAATACCTAAATTAGTACGTTCTCCCCATTTGCCATCTTTTTGAGTAATATACTGTTCATCGAATATAGGGACAGGATTAGTGGGATTAGAATAACTTCCAAGCTCGTTTCCAAACTCGTCACAAGGAGCCACAGTAGCCTGGTAGACGCCTGAGCGCAGACTGCCCCCATACTCTATCTGAGCCGGCTCTATACACATGGGTTTGAGTAGCGGAAACACCCTAAGTTTCTCACATGCCAGAAAACAACCATTTTCCTTCATGAACTTTTTCCTATCGTATTCTTTATCGCATATCTTATACCCATGATAATGATACCATATATCACCTTCATCATCAGGAGTCAGGGCCTTATCTACAATAACATACCTGGGGGGATTATAATCGTCAGTCCAGTAAATACACTTACCACATTTCTCTGTCTTTATTTCTATGGTTTTTATAGGATGATAGATAGAGAATTTAAGGCACGGATCTTGCTCGTTGTCTTCAAGCAAAGTTTTCATGCCAGAACACAACGACTCCGATCCTTCTACCATAGATTCTATATCGGAATCGGATAAGATACTTGTATCGGATTCAGGCTTGAAATAAGTTATTTTAGATACGCCTGTTTCAGGATTTGTTATAAAAAAATAGATATTGCCTGAAGTAAGATCATTCTTATAACCAATAACTTTAAACCCATCGAAATCAATGCATTTAAGGTTACTGTGCTCATTAGATCTCATCCCAACATTACCATCCTCGGATTCGATGTTGGCATTCAAGGCAAACGTATAATGCTGATCCGTAAGACTCGACGGATGCAGATCGCGGTTCATGCCTGTTTGAGGTACCGCTATGTTTCTGTTATCTTCTGATGCCATCCTTGTAACTGTTTGTCACAAAGATAGCAAAAGAGATTTAATCATGGGCTTTCAAAGTGAGCGTAAAATGGCAGATAATCACCTTGTCACATATCTTTTACCCCTAATCAAAACAGTGCCATCACCACCAGCTCCAGCATAAACCATAGAGTATCTGACGCCGCCGCCTCCGCCGCCATAACCTCCACCTCCATTACCAGATCTTCGTTCTTCAAAATATCTTCTCCTACTCATAATAATACTCCTTCCTGTAATATTTCAAGAAACTAAACCCTTCAGACTCTCTTCTAAATACACTATGTTTATTCCAGTCATTTTCGAGATCGAAAGCCTCTCTTTCAAATACGATATTGTGATATGCTTTCTTGTGATTCCAGTACATACACAATCTGATTAGGTACTCAATTAGATACCATGCATAGTACAAAAATACAGGAATCAAAGACAGCCACAACATCCACCATCCAGCCTGATCGTTTAAACCACATACTAATGCTATGATTGCGCTAATCACAAAACCTGTAGCAAACAGGGTTTGATATTGATTGCAGTGCACAGCTTCATGACATTCCGCCTTCAACGATATGGCATCACGTTCGGTAAATACGGCTCCAAACAGCATAATTGTTTTATATCCGTCAATGAACGTAAACAACTTAGCTATCTTAGAATTGTAATAGATTTTCATTTTTCGAATTTAATTTTGTACCAGTTACACAATATCAAAAACTCAATAGGTGAATTAACACCATCCCATTCCCATTTATCTAAATAGGCCCTGAGTTTATCTCCTTCAACGCATTCGGCTTCTTGCAAGAAGACAAGATGAGGCATAAATAACTCCGATCCTTCCAAAGACTTATTAAAGAACTTAACCAGCCTCTTATTAAATCCAGGACCGTACCATGATTTTTCATTTGTGGATCCAAGACAATAACAAGAATTATTCTTAACCTTAATACCAAACCATTTACATATGTATGGATGATATACTCTATCTGCTAAGAATATAAATGGTTTATACCATAGACAATGCCAGAATGTACTGCACTCGCCTCCAAACTTCTTAAAAGCCCATCTGAACCCTCCAGAGAAATACCAATTGTTAGCTCCTCTCTTAACCTTAACTTTGTATTTAAGATTCTTGTTACGATTACTAACCCTATCCCACGGCTTAACCTTATCAGTGTTCATATCAGGAAGAAATGTCCAATGATGAAGCAAGGCGCTGTAATAAGGATTGTATATCTTGTGCCCGTTTCTAATAACGTACTCAAAAATATCGTATCCTGCTTGCCTGGCTTCTTCAAATCCTTTTTCTGATAAGAAAGCTAATATCGGAGCCAGATTCCAAATCTGATCTTGTGAAGTGAATGGAGAAAAGCATGGATCTTCGTCTTTTAACTCTATACCATTAGTGTACCCTGAACTTATTTTGGAAAGACCAAATTTGTTTGCGTCTTCACCATGTATGTCATCTCTTAAGAAAAATCCTTTTTCGAATTTGAAATAAATACCTTTATTGTTATTAAAAAATAGATCATAAGTGGTATCGGCAAGACGGGTAAGCACCAGTATGACATTACGAACATCATCTTCCGTCTTATTACCGAGAATTATTTCCGTGTATAGAAACTGGAGATACTGAGCCAGGTTAATGGTTCCGTCGCCGACCCAGCCTGCCCCGTTCTTCACCGACGACAGTGGGATGCACGAGGCCTGCTCTGTGTAGCTGGCTTCATAAACAAAATCCCTATAGAAGACTTCTTTTATCTTATCGTATTTACTCCACAGATCTTCCATGCCATTACCCTATTACGATCACACAATCTCGTTTTTCTTTATTGTAGACCATCGTACCCATCTTAGTGTACAGACCTTTTATATTTTGGTAATTGGTTTCACCATGAGCCGAAACGTTGGTAGTAATGCTGTCGGAGTAAACTTCTTCGCCACCTTCGTTAATGAAGTTAAATCCTTGTTTAACCATCTCTCCTCCAAGGTAGGCTGTAAAAGACACAACAACATTCCCTCGCCCTCTATTTCCATACCAATTACCATAGATATCAGCATTGATATTAGGCTCCGACTCGTCCATGCCCGGCGCTGATAGCAAGGTCTTCATCTTAATAAGTGCCCCTTCAAGTCCTGACTGCATGTTATCACCACCATAAATAAGGTAATCACCTACCTGTTGTTGGGTAGTAGCCCACTGCTTACTCCATCCAACGTATTTATTATCTACATCCGAGATTCCTGTATTGGTGAACCCAGTTGCAGTATCAAAATCAGAACCGTCTTCTGATTCCCATCCGTATCTAAGAACAAGATAATCGAACTCAGGAATTACAACAACCTGCTCGCCGGCAGCTTGTGTGATTGTAACATTCTTACTCTCTCCACCAGCCGTTACCTTAGCTACGCCTCTACGATCTTCAGCTACCGGATTAGGTCCGGCTGTGAAAATGATGTTTGCCGGTCCTACGCCTCTCATTTTGTCGGCGGTTACTATTTCGCTTGCACTAACTTCTAACATTTTGTTTATTTTTTTTAATATTTCGAATACGTATATCCAACTCGACAAAAATACTATCGGGCAGTACATTGTCTCTACCAAACTCGCATCTCCTTTAAATTGCCTGATTGACCAAACAATCATAGATGCAATAACGCCAAGCAAGTATATAAATAGAACTACTTCTGTCATACCAATTTAAGTATATTGTCAATTATAGGATACGCCTTAGTATATATCTCAAACTCAGCACGGCGCCGTCTAAGAGGTTCGTACATGCCTTTTAATGTCATACCCATCATCTTAAGTTCAGTCTTAGCATTTTTCAGCTTAACCAAATCTTGCTGTGCATACAACTTAAATAAGTCGGCAGCTCCTTGTGCTTCGGCATTATACATCAGTTCCTCAAAGAATCTCATCTTCACAAAATTATCGACATAATCCAGGACCAGACCCTGCGGCGTGTCTGGTATGATTATGTTAGATTCTCCGTCAAAAGGAAGAGACCGGTACTGCATGTAAATAGGACCATCGAAATTAGCATACAGGAATCCATTTACGATATTTATCTCATACGGACTATCCTTTACTACCTTATTCCGGCATTTACTTAAACAAGAATCACGAAGCATAGGCTTAGCAAGACCTAACATCACAGGCCGGTCATAATAGCAACGAACCTCATGATCGCGATCGTGGGTGTTGATATAAAATTTTTCAACTATCACTTTCTCGCATTCGTCTTTACAACATTCATCACAAGAACACCACCTATAACTTCTTTCGGTACGTTCTTTCCAGGCTATTGTGTTTTGAAGCTCTGGTATCACCTTATCACCTTCCGGCACCTCATATCCCTTGAAATCGCATTTAAATGCCAGAATAAGATCAAAGTAATCTCCCGGCATACGAGCCTGCCCTCGCTTGACATCCACTACCGCTTCTTTGCGCATAGTAATATCGCCTCCAAACTTCTTCAGGGCTATTTCAACCCATTTGTAGATGGATACCTCATCTATCAGATCACGCTTGTCAAATGATCTTAAAGATGATTTTAATTCTATGATATATTCCTCAACAGTCATCGTAAAAAAAAATATGGAGGACAGGAAACGAACCTGACCTCCACAAAGATATTGATAATATAGTTAATGTCCTATTTTGAAGATTCAAAAGTTAGGGTCTTCAAACTTACCGTACTTTAGAAAAATATTTCTACATCTTCCCTTTATGCCATTGAGAGTAACTTCATATCCAGGTCCTGTCATGTATATGGTTTGTTGATTGATTCTCTCTCCTGAATACTTATCCACAAAATAAGATCGATAAACACCAAACTTGTTCTTAACAATATCACTGTACAGCTCCCATCTACCCTGCCCATTTCTGAACATGAACTTGACTTCCTCAAGAAACAAACGAAGATTCTTTTCTGCGATGATGATTCCATTCTGCTCAAGCTTCTTCGCCACATCTCTGATTAGCCACATGTTTTCATGATCCACCTTCTTAAATGACTCAGAAAACTCTATATCCCCTTTCTTTTCTTCTAACGTATTTACAGCTATTTCTTTTTCCATTCTTTCTTGCTCTGCCCTTTTATGTTCAGCCAAAGCAATGGCTTCCGCTTGCTGAGCTCTACGATACTGCATAGCCCATTCTTCTGCTGCTTCTGCCGGATCAGTAAAATTAGGAATAGAAACCAAGTTTGATGTTAAAAATTCTTTTATCTTCGAGTTGCACCATAATCTAAAATCAGTATCCAACCATCTCGCAAAATCTATGGCGAGATCTTCAAACATCCATGTGCCTCCTCCATTTTCAGGACTTCCAAGCATAGTTGTAACTATCTGATTCTCAGAAAGGTGGGAAAATCCCACCATTGACTTAATTAATTGATTTACAGATGGCAACCTTAAATACTCGGCAGGTTTCTTATTGAATGCTTTTGCCATCTGTGTGGCATTTAACAATATACCATAAGAAGTTTTTATAAAAGAAACATTATGGCCATTATAGCTAAAAATTTTAGATAATTTTACAGATAAATCCGTTTCGTTGGATTCTGACGTCAAAATAATGTTACTATCCTTCGCATTGTTTTGAAAATTGTTTACCTTTGCCTCCATAGAGCTTTATTTGTATAAAGATATTTTGTTAGCATTATATCCGTCCGCTTGAGAAAGTAGACGGATATGCAAAAGTAGCGATTATCCTGTATCTACAAAGGGTGATCGCTACTTTTTTTTCTAAGACTTTCTATGTCCTAATTCTTTATCTTCGAAAACTCTCTTAATCTGGAAATCTTTAAACACCCTTCTTTTGGCAAGTATTTCATTGTACATAAATCGGTATCTTCGTCCTTTATTCATTTTAACCCTTAACTTCTTTTTCAAGCTATCTTGTATTACAAAATGGTAATATCTTTTAGAGTCTGAGAAATCCATAGCCAGGTGGTTGTAGAGGTAGCCGTTGGTGCCGAGCCTGCTCACGATGTCCAGGTCCCGCCTGACGGTAAAGCGCTGGCCCGGTATAAGCACATGGCATAAGTAGCCAACGTTATCTACATAAACACCGGCATCAGCCTCTATATAATGTTCTGATACGGTTTTCCATATAATAGACAACAACCTTAAAACCTCTCCCCTGTCTCTTATCATGCCTTTCTTAAAACCATTCTTTCTCTTCATGAGACGATGATAGTAGGCTGCAAAATACGGTGATTGTATTGATGTTCTTTTCATGTCACTAAATTATAAAAAAATGGGTCTTGGTTTCACAACTAAGACCCAAATAAGGATAAAAATGTTTCGTTATTGAACAATTTGACTTTTTTGATTGGAATCAAGATTCGGATTTTCATCAACAGGAATCTGTAGCCTGAATGCTACTTCCTTTATCGTCTCTGCCACTACGTACTCAATTAACTTAATAGGGCAGATAAATTCGTATTCCCATTCAGACTCACACCCTTTAGGTGTAGGATCGCAGGCCATTAATTCCAGCGCCTTCTTTCTTCTTGTTGTAAAGAACTCTACGTTAATAAGCTCTATATGGAAATCCGGTATATAAATATAGTCGTTTTCTACATAATAAAAAGGACGCCGTTCTTTAACGTATTTAGCATACGGTCTTTTTTGTTCATTACGATACGACTTTATTTCAGCAAACTTAAAAAATATGGTGTTATCTACGTTAGTCACCTTAGTAATAGCCGGTCTAAGGGCAGAATAAAGAAGTCCTGGAAGTTTATGTTTTGACCGCATAAGTGTATTACACAACGCAAATTCGGCATCACAACAAACTATTTTGTCAACTTCAATCATCTCCAGACAAGTAACGTAAGTCAGGAGCCGGTGGTCGCCAAGCAACGTCCCATCATCCCATCTCTGGGCTGTATAAGATTCGGCTTTGGTTCTACCGATATTCAATATCCATCTCCTGCTAACATGGGAGTCTTTATCAAGAGCATGAATACCGTTTACGACTCTTGATACAAATTCACCATTTGTAATCATACTCCCCTCCTTTCTTTTGCTCTGGATTCTCTTGATTTGGCATTCAAGATCCTCATATAAATCTCTCTTTCACTCATGCCGGATATGGTTTTTATAGCCTCATCCAACATAACTTTCGTATATAAAGGTTTAGGGAATCCCTTTATCTTAACAGGATCAGGAACTAACTTCGCCTTCCGATATTCATAAAATCTTTTAGAAGTTACATTAAGATAAGAAATAGCCTCTTCTCCGGTATAGTACTTAGCCGGATTAGCAAGTTGCGTCCATGTCTCAAGATCGTTGGCTGTAAGATGATCGCATTCCCCGCTTAAAAACATCTCCTTTATCTTATCGCATACCGCCGCACCACTTTTACGCAGCGTCTCTGTCAGAATTTCTTTCATTTTCAAAACATCCTGTTTTAAATCTTAAAACAATAGAGGCAATGATTATCAAAAGAGTAACAGCCATAACAGACCACACTACGATATTGTGTTCAATAGGCATCTCAATATTAACCGTAACCCATTCTACACAGATATTAAAAATCATGCTATAGATCAATAACCTATGCCATATACAAAACCTGAACATTCTTGAAAAAGCCAAGAGAAATAGGACCCATGATAGAGAATGACCTAATATCGGATACAGCCAATTAGTGATACTAAAAGGATAAAACTCATCAAAAATGCTGGCTAACATAATAACCTGCATCAACACAGGATAATACTTTACAAACGTCACACAGACATTCCTTTGCCCTTTACTGATAAAATTGTTGCTCATATTATGTTGTTGTTATGTTACTAAAATGGGGAAGGCTATCAGCACCTTCCCCTGGTTTTCAATCACTTTTTAGTGCTCGTCTTCTTTCTTTCCATCTTGCCTCCAACACTACCGCCTTGGCGCATTTTAGGTTTGTCTTTCTTATCGACTTCACCACCCTGACGAGCTTTCTTTTTACAAGCCATGATACTAAAAATTTAAAATTGAATGATGTGCAATATTAATCATTTTTGTTCTAATAGACAATATTTAAAACAAAATATTATAACCCCAAAAAAACATTCAAGGGAGAGGACTAAATCCTCTCCCTTGTTGATTATGCTGGATTAAGATTTATTTGAGAATAAGCATATTTTAAAGTACCTTTTTCATCTCCACACTCAGCTCCATCTACGATAAAGTTGTAAGAAGCAGGAGATTCATTATATACATTGAAAACACCACCTTTCTTAGAGATATTTTGTTTTTCATACTGCCTAACAGTAGAGGTCCTATACACTTTGCCTTCGTAAGACACGTTTATAGTTCGTATATACCATGTAGTATCTCCATTCTCATCTCCAGAATGAACATATCCGGCTAATATTCCTCCATTAACGGCCCCGAAATACGAACAAGAGCTTCCGGATTGTCTTCTCTGGGTTGTTGTTCCGATGCTTATAGTAGCTCCTGATATCTCACGATAATTAGCATCCACCACCTTAATATCACAAGTATATATTCGGATATTTCCATTTTCATCACCAGTCCATTCGAATCCGGCAATACACTTACCGGCACCAGGATTATAAGAAACATTGTTCCTTCTATATGTAGCCCAAGAACCATTTTTCAATGTAATATGTGCTGGTACAAGTTTAACCTCAGCCGCAGCTTGTGTAACATTTATTTTCAATGTTTTACCACTGTCATTTTGAGTAAGCACAACGGATCCGGTACGAGAAGAAGATGTACTTGTGTTGGCAGTTATCTTAAGAACACAAACCATACTATCCGAGGTCTGATTTTTATACTCAGTCGTAATCCAAGAAGGTTTAGACGTAGTGGCAAAACCATGATAAGAACCATTCAATGTACTTTTGATTGTATATTGAGCATCATTAGATGCAGCTTGAACAGATAAAGATTTATCTGAAGTAGTATTATCATTGAATGTGAACTTATACAACATTTGTCTTGCCTGCGAAATACTAAGAGTAATTGTCTTTCCAGATTCATTTTGAACAAAAACAATGTCACCAGATCTGGAAGAAGATGTTGTATTGGCAGATAACGTCACCACAGCCTTCATACTTTCAGATGTCTGATCTCTGTAATCAACAGAACACCAATCAGGTTTTGACTTAACTGAAAAACCTATGTATGAACCGCTTTTAGTACTTATGATAACTTCTTCAATATCCTGAGATTCCCCAGAGACGGATCTCGACTTGCTCGTTCTTCCATCATGGAACTGAAATTCGTATGGAGCATATCCACATTTTCCAACTTCATATTCGTATTTGTATTCGGCATGACCACAATCATCATAACGAACGTATTTCACTTGATCATTCTTACATCCATTTTCTTGCCAAGAACCGTAAGATCCGCAATTACAGCAATTCCTACAACTTACAGAATATTGACGATTTATGCTACCAGAACAGCTATCACGATAAGCATCATACTGAGTATGGCCCACACAATCTCCTGTTCCGTAGTAAGACCAGTCTGTACAAGATTCTCCACCTCCATTAACCCATCTTGTGTTGTTGTAAGAAGAAGAACATGGATTGGTGTCACGTTGTTGCTTCTGAGACGTACAACCGTCGCAACGGGTACTTCCGGTATCCGACCAAGAAGGAGTTGTGCTATCAGCTACGCAATCACCGTTCTTGTTGGCTACTGCCTGACCTTGGGAATTTACAGCATCTTGAGCCTTCTTATTAGCATCAGCTTGACTGATATTGGACGTAAATGGACCACCTACTTGATCTTGTGTTACGGTAACAGAAGAGCCATGCTGACAGGTTCCGCAATTATTTCTGGTGAAAACCTTACTTGCCTTACCAGTCCAGGTACAAGTTCCCTGCGCGTCTGCAAGAGCCTGCCCCTGCTGTTCAACGGCAGCCTGAGCCTTGCTATTTGCGTCTTCCTGACTTACGGTAGACGTAAAAGGACCGCCAGTTACATCATCTTGGTCTATGGTAACTTTAGATCCGACACCGCCGTCAGCACATTGCTTTGTAAATTGCTTGCTATATGTTCCGGTCCAGGTACATACTTTATCTCCGCCTTCTACCCATCGTTCATTTTCTCCACCATAACATTCGTTGGTATTAACCTGTTTTTTATAAGATTTACCACCTTCACATTTGGTTTCGAGCGGTTCCGAATCTTCCCATACAGGATCGGTGTTATCTGTTTCACATGTTCCGTTCTTGTTAGCGTAAGCCTGACCTTGTGCTTCTACGGCTTCCTGAGCTAATCTATTTGCCTCTTCCTGACTTTCATTAGAATAGAACGGTCCACCCACCATGTCTTGTGTTACGCTCATCGAAACGCCATGCTGACATGATCCGCAATTGTCTTTCGTAAATTCCTTGCTATATACGCCTACGAACCTACATTTACCTTTCTGATTGGCAATATTCTGTCCTTGGGCTTTAACAGCTTCCTTAGCCTTATTATCAGCATCTTCTTGACTTACGAAAGAAGTAAAAGGATTACCTTCAACATCAGCTTCACTTACCTCTACTTCTGTTCCTGAATCCGGTATCTCACAGTCGTTCTTCTGGAACGTTTCTGAATAATGACCGGTCCAGCTACAAACCTTATTTCCGCCGTCCACCCAACGTTCCTGATTATGGGTTTCAGAACATTCGTTGGTATCACGTTGCTTTTTCTGAGACTTACCTTCGCTACATCTAAGTTCTTCCGGTTCTACGTCTTCCCATACAGGATCGGTGCTTAATGGCGTACAGTTGCCGTTTTTATTAGCATAAGCCTGACCGCCTTCTTCTACGATCCTACGAGCTTCTGCGTCTGCTGCATCCTGGCTTTCTGTTGATGTAACAGGGCTTCCATTTACCATCTCAGCCGTAACCTCCATCTCTACACCTTTATGACAAGCCTCGCATTCGGGAACGAATCTCTTGCTGTAATGACCGGTATAGACCGTCATATCTTCGCAATTCCCTTTATTATTGGCAATAGCCTGACCTTGCTCTTTGACAGCAGCCTTGGCCTTGTTATTAGCATCATCTTGGCTTACGGTAGATGTGAAAGGAGCACCAACAACATCTTGTTCGGTTACCGTAATCTTAGATCCTACCTGACCTTCAGTACAATCATTTTTGGTAAATTCCTCACTGTATTTACCAGTCCACGTGCAATGGCCGTCCCGGTTAGCTATGGCCTGGCCATGTTGCTCGACGGCAGCCTGAGCGAGCGCGTTAGCCGCCTCCTGGCTTTCGTATGAAGTAAAAGGACCACCGGTTACATCGTCTTGGTCTACTGTTACCTGAGAGCCTACGCCTTCTCCTTCACAATTGTCTTTTGTGAATACCTTGCTATATACACCAACAAATTGGTTTTTATCTATGCAAGTACCTTTCTTATTTGCAAGACCTTGCTTCTGTTCTTCCATAGCAGCTTCAGCCAGCGCATTAGCTGCCTCCTGGCTTTCCCTTGACACAAAAGCATCTGGGTATCCGGCAAGATCCTTTTCAGTCAAATCAACGAAGCTTCCGGTCTGAGATTCAGCATCGCAATCATTTTTCTGAACACGAGCCGAAGCCTTTCCGACGAAATAATTTGGATCAGTAACGCATTCTCCATTCAGGTTTGCCTGATCCTGACCATTTTTCTCTATATCATCAAGAGCTTTCTGATCAGCATCTTCTTGACTTACGTCTGATGTGTATTTACCGGCTTCTACCGTGTAAGTGTAAGGTGCTCCGATAAACCCATCTTCGCAGTCATTCTTATAAAATACTTTCGACTTCTCTACGTTATACCATAAATTGGTTTCACAGGTGCCATGCTCATTAGCATACCCTGGACCTTCAGCTTCCAAGGCTTCCAAAGCCTTCTGATTAGCATCTTCCTTAGAAACAGAAGAAGAGAAACGGCCGGCTTCTACAACGTACTCTACCATAGATCCAACTTCAGTTACCTCACAATCTGTCTTTTGGAACATTTTGGATTTCCTGTCGTTGTACCATTTTATGGTATTGCAAGTACCATGAGAATTAGCATAGTCTTGACCTTTGGCATTCAACTCAGCTTCAGCCTTACGGTCGGCATCTTCTTGGCTTATGGTAGAAGAAAATTGCCCGGCTTCGATTGTCATCGTAACCAAACTTCCTTCTTCGGTATCAGGATCGCAATCGTTCTTTCTAAACGACTTTGATTTCTTGACATTGTACCATAATATGGTTATACAACGACCATGCTCATTAACCCAGTTCTGGCCATTTTGCTCAATGTCTTTCATAGCCTTGTCATCAGCATCAGACTGAGATATGATAGACGTGTATTTTCCGGCCTCAACAACATACTCAAGCTCTTCCCCTTTCTCTGTTTCAGGATTACATCCTTCTTTTGTGAAAAGAGCTGACTGTCTTTTATTTCTATAAACTACCTGTTCTTTTTTTTTATGAACTAACGTATATTCTTCAGATACGCTACCGTCCCTGGAAGACACCCTTATCTTGACACTTCTGTTGGCGCCAGTATCATTCTCATCAAAGTAAATATTAACCTTACTGTTAAGACCGCCTTCTTTCTTATCTATGTTCGCCCAACAATTATCTACTTTCATTCGCTAACCCTCCATCTTGAATTTTTGGGAGTTGTACTTACGTTGATTACCTCAGGAGACCCATCAGAATCAAGATCAACAACATCCTTGTCCAGGTAAATTTCCTCCTTATCCACAGACTCGCATTCAACTATTTCAATAACATAATCTTTTATATTACTTTCTATACTTAACTGCGTGCTTGTTTCATCACCCTCAACCTGTTCAAATTCCTTATCCAATTTAATGTAAGGAACGACCTTTCCTGGCTGATAGATAGGAATCAGTACACCATTTATAGTTATGTTCTCATTAACTTCATTCCCATCCTCATTATCAGGCATGGAAACAATCATCGAAACCTGGAACGTGTCTTCAAGACCCGGATCACCAGGGAAACCATAATCAAGCCTAATATCATTGACGTCAATATTTAGACCGGAAGCGGTAGTAAATGCTTTTATAATACCCTTTATATCTTTCTCACCTGTAATAAGGGCATTGATAGAAGCGGCGTTGGTAGTAATAAGGATCTGCTTATCTCCACCAGATATAGGGAACTCCAGCCTGCTAACCGAGACTTCTGTGATTTTAATGCCTTTTTGCCTGAAAGTAATAGCTTTCATACTTTCAGTATCGGATTTTTTCACAATTCGGATAGTGATCCTATCTTCCCTTCCTTTCCAAGATGGAGCATCGAAATTCATTTTATCACGACCGACACCTTCCTTCTTGTCCGAGGTAAGCCAAGAACCATCATCCATCTTATATATTTTCTCTCTCGACATAATTATCCTCCCTAATTTAAAGTGTCAACTCCCATTCAACTCCATCATCGACAACCACCTGAACTGTAGCCGTACCTCCTGTAGCTTCAAATGTTATGTCAGTAGGAATAACGTCGAATATCTCTTGTACACCTACACATCCTAAGCCGCAGATAATGTCCTTAAACCATTCCTCTTTAGCATATTTTTTAAGAACCTCTTTAAAGAACTCACGAAGCCAATCCGAATCAATGGATTCCTTAAGTATGGTTTCTATTATTTCCTTAAGCCAAGATTCGTGCATTTCCTCTTTCAGAATCTCTTTAATAAGCTCGATAATGGTTTCTTTATCTAACTTATCAGAAGGCACAGAGCCATCAACAAGATTACCCCCACATATAAATCCTTTGCATTTTTCTGCCATTTCTCATCCTCCTAAATTAACAATGGAACCCATAAGAACTATTTGCCTCTTCTCGGTACACGACCCTCACTTCAGCAAATTCATCTTGTTGACACATATCCCGGCAGAACCTAACAGTACGACCCTGGACTTTATACATATCAGAAGGCACGACACCCCCGCAATAAGACACAAGCAAAATCTCTGCCGGATCTTTCTTTAGAACCACATGAGAAGTACCGTCAAACACTTCTGTATTGACAGATCCACTTACATTAATACCCCTTGAAACGTATTTGGCTAAATTAGCCAAAGCCCTGTCTAAAGGCATACCATGATACAAACCAGCTTCTTCTATAGTTTCCCCATCATAGAATATTTTAGAAGAAGGAATATCGCAATGATGCGGGCGTTCGCACCCACCATGACTGCCAAAACAACCGTTACCTGTTATTGCCATTGTTACTCAAAATATTTATTTTTTGTTTTAAAAATTCTATTTCCCTATCCTGATATTCCATACGGCATATCATTGCATTGATTAAAGCCGTAAGATCAGATTTCTGAGCCAGACTGAAGTAGCCAGCGTTGATGCCGTCAGCGCAGTACACGCAGTTCGTGCAGGTGTATCCGTCCGGACATGGCACCGGCGTCTCGTCCACATGTGGAACATATACGTGTTTACCACTTAAGTCCTCACCAATTTGTGCACTCTTTTCCATTTTGAAGTTGTTTTTCAAGTTGTTCAACCCTTTGTTTTAGAAGCGTATTTTCTTCAACCATCCTATCCAAAAACTTATCTATGTTTTCGAAAACAAGTTCTATATTATGCATAACCTCATTATAAGGCATACCTGGAGTTAATTTGGATATGAATGTCTTGCATCCTGTATAATGAATGCAATGATCGCTTAAATGACCATACGGGCAATCGCATTCTTTTGGAAGAATTTCGCAATTGTCCGTACAGTCATTACACGGATCAGACCCGATACAGATATTAGATCTCAGAATATCAGGTCTGTCATCTTTACAAGTGTTACAATTCATGACTTTCTTTTTTTTGGTGCAAGATAGTGTTTTTTATCCACACCATCACAAAAAGAAGTCAATCAATGTATTCTATGTTATTATTCGCATTTTTTTTCTTTTTAATCCTGTATTCTTTTCCGTACTTTTTTTGACACTCTTTACACATATACTGATAGCCATGACCCTTTATGTAATAAAATTCAGATACAGATTTCACCTCGTTGCATGCATTACATTTTTTTACAGTCCTATCTCTCTTATAAGGCAATATACCATTATCGTTCCAGTCCGATAAAGCTTTGTCGTATGCATTTCTTGCATCTTCAACATCACAAAACACACCTAAATGATATTGTATCTTATTTATCTGAATGCAAGCACCATATTTATTTATCTTCTCAAAGTAATGCACTCCCCTTCCGTATTTTGAAACCTTTGACCTACATATATTCTCTCTATTTGTGAGTTTTCTTAAATTACTAAGATTATTATTTAACTTATTATTGTCTATATGATCTATTACCAAATCATCTTTTACCTTACCATTAAAAGACTCATATACTATCCTATGCACCCTCATTTTGCTCTTTCCACTCTTAGCACTTGAAAGCGTCACCTCCTCGTAACCATATATATTAATACGAGTCTTCATTACAGTTCCTTTTTTAATATTGAAAATAATACCAGTATCACTTACTGCATATATACCTTCATACCCAACAACGTTAATAACTTTCATGTATCAATTATTATATCCACATGGCAAATATAATGATTACTACGATTAAAATAATAAATTATTCGGATTTATTTTATTCGCATTCAGATTACGAGGCGAGCAATTGCCATTGTTCGCATTACCGCCGAAACGAGCAGCCAATTCTTTTTAACCTTTTTCTCAACCGTTATTTGCTATTTCAGAGGTCAGATCCCAATGTAAGACTTGTTAGCAGACTAACGGATTTCATTGAATAGATTTTTATTGTTTATAATGTTAACTATCTCTGTTGTCTAATGACATTGCAAATGTATGTATAATATTTTATAGCTACAAAACAATTTGTATTAAATATTTTAAATTTTTGTTTTGTAGCTATAAAATATTATATTAACAAGATACGGCTGCGCCGTGATATAGTATAAAAGGCTGCGCCTTAGCGCTGCGCTTATGATGGCTGCGCCATCAATGGGTTGCACCCATCAAACCTGCGGTTGACTGACGTCTAATAACAACTGGGCAAGGCCGCAAGTGCGGCGAACCGTATGAGAAGTGGCGTTATTCGCATTCAGAAGACGAGGCGAGCAATTGCCATTGTTCGCATTACCGCCGAAACGAGCAGCCACTCTGGACTTTATACCGACAGACGAAGCCCAGTAGCAATTGTCCCATGTATAAAAACATTCTCCTGTTCCGATACTTCCCCCTTTTTTATCCTTCCATCCGGTATAAGGAATACGGTGTAAAGCATAACTATCTCCTAAATTTTGGGTAGTTGCTATCTTTTTATATTTAGATTCAAAATTAAAAACCTCACCATTATTTATAGTAGACCTTTTCTCATATGTCCATTTCTTTTGATCTGGCTCTATATAAATATCAATAGCATTACCTATTCGAGTGACATTAGGATCATTTAAACAAGTCCCTACCTGTTCGTATCCTCCTCCACAATACCTAAAGACGTCTCCAGACAGATTCATACCATCGTATAAAGACATCCTTAAAATAACTTCCAAATCAAATTCTGCCGGTTCGTCATTTTCGTTTAAGGCTGATATGGTACCAGTCATTTCCTTAAACACAATAACATTCATATGACCTTCAGCCATACTTTTGGTTCCCTGAACGCTCTTATACCAATATTTTCCTCCATAAAAATCAAACTCTAATCCTTCCTCTACTCCTGTCTCAAATGCAAAAGAAGCAGCCATCTGACTTTCCATGCACTGTTCTTTAGGATACTCTGAATTTATGAGGTAAGAAAAATTAGTTTTTTTAGCAGGTTCATAATGTATAATAGAAGCATTTGTAGCCCATACTCCATACAACCACGACTCTTCTCCTTTTTTACGGTATTTCACTCCTCCATATTTGCGATAATTGACATCATTACCTACTCCGCTATTACTTGATATTCCTGAGCCGAAAGTGTCTGGATTGACTAAGTATTTAGTACCGTACAGCATTTCAAGGTATATGATATACGCATTCAAGGTCAAAAACCCACCTTCTGAAAAAGGATAAGAAGATTCTGGATCTACGTTATTTGCCCTCGAATACTTAGCTATATTGATTTGATTTACATCATTGCTTCTCGGATAAGTTCTTCCATTTAAAAACATCGTGCAGGCGTTACCAACTCCGGCTCCGGATTTACAATTTGTTTCTCCTTCATACAAGAAAAAGAAAGACCTTGCCTTGGAGTCTACTGTACATACCGGTCCAGGAGATAAGGCCGTGGGCGGCAGCACAGGGCACGTCTGGCGCAGGTCAAGTCCGTCCAGCATAGGAACCGTGTCTGCGTCGTACACACCAGACCATATTTTCCCACTTTTACCAACTACCTTATCAACTACATACAGACTCTTGCTACATCCTAAGAATATGCTATAATTCTTTGAAGTAGTCTCCCAAGGTCTTAAAATCCTTACCTCTGATCCTGATACATTATAAAGTTTTTGACCAATACCATACTCTTCGTAAAAAGCCTTAGCGTCAAATGCTCCGGCATCACAATACTTATTTTTATGACCGTTATCCAAATACAGTTCCACATCGCATTCGGCTCTCATTTCCTCGGTTATACCTACCGTAGGAGCAAAATCTCCGTTTTCAAATCTAAGGAGATTATTCTTACGAAGCTTTCCTACCGGACGCACTTTGTCTCCGGTATTTTGAGTCATGTCTATAAGATAAAAATCCCAAGAAGGGAGAAGGCTTTTGTCGCCAACTGATTCTGTGGCTTCTGGAGGAAGCTGATCCTCAGCCCAAGCGGATGCCGATCCTGAAGCACCTTCTTTAAGAACGTTGAAAGTATTACCATCAGACAAAACAAAAGGCTCAGATTCCTCCCCTTTCTTCGATAAAAACTTTTCCCTTTTACCAACTTGATTAACGACGATGTTCTTCTTAGCCTTATTCCCTTCATCGGAAATAGTGTAATTCAAAGTCGTATCAAGACCTTCATTTATTTCAGAAAACACCGACACCAGTTTATCATTCTCACCTTCTGTCGGATTAAATTTTACGTTGCTCATTTTCAAAAATCAAATTTGCATTCATCAACAACAGGCTCGCATTTGGTATTTTCATTAACCCATTTCATGCCCTCTTCTTCCAGTATCTTCTTAGCCTTTTCATTGGCATCATCAACGCTAATGAAAGACGTTACGGTACCGGCGTATATCCTCCTGTATTTCTCAGGAGCCTTCCATCCTTCCTTACAACGTTTACTAAACCAACCATGTTGATCTTCGTTGTAATAAACGGTTTTACATACTCCAGATTCGTTAGCGGCAGCCTGCCCTTCTTGCTCAAGAATCTTCGCAGCTTCGTAGTTGGCTATTTCGGTACTGAACTTAGACCATACACGCCCGGCTTCTACCACGTGATGTGTGGGTTGTTCTTGTTTTTGACCATCAGGACAATCATTTTTAAAGAAATCTCCTTCCTGTCTTGTGTTATAATATACCTCGCAACAGCCACCTACTTTATTAGCATACAACGGACCTTCTTTCTCCGCAAACTCTTCCGCTTTCCTATCTGCATCATCCTGGCTTATATCCGAACAAAATTCAGCCTCATGAACGATAAACGTTTCTTCAGAACCAAGATCTTCCGGACAGCCCGATTTCTTGAAAGCTTTTCTGTATTCCTTGTTGTAATACATCTTTTTCATGACAAGATCTTATTAAGTTCTTCTTTAAATTTCTGAATCTCGTCCGGACACAACCCGCATTCCCCTTCACATACGATTCTTCTCATACGATCTATTTTAAGAACCGTATCCATATCAGGCTTAATACCTACCTTATACTTATGATATTGTAGATACTGATCAGCCTTACATGTTATAAAACGATCAGCACACTCACATAAGTAAGATGAAGGGAAAAGAATTTGCTGTGTACTTCCGGTAGCTGCCATATCACTTCACGGTAAAATACCTGGCGTATTCTTTATTTATGTATTCAGAATAAGTAGCAAGATCATCCGGATCTGGGCACTCGTTCTTCAAATTAACGATCCAGCCTCTTACCAGCTTTTGAATATCAGCATACCTTTTACTTACACCTCCTACAAACCTGAACTTGCGATGAAGGTCTATAATTTTCTTGTCCAATACAGCAAGTTCATCATATTTCTGAATACAAGCCGCATTAGAATCAGCTTTAGGTGTCGTATTCGACTGAGGCTTTATAGCCCTATTTCTATTAACAGAAGTAATATTACTTCTTCCACATCCACATCCCATAATTAACTTATATTTAATTTATTATATTTCGCAACCACAATTTTCACAATTATTGAGAACATAAATCAATTTAGATGCTTTTTCATATAATTGTTTTACGTTTTCAAAATTCCCTAATCTCATATTGGCTTCAGCCGCAGCCAGCAGAAACTCTATTTCTTTTATTTTGTCAATAACGTCATCATCCTCATGATCACATAACACAGTTGACCTGGCCCATATCTTATCTATGTTAAGACGGATCAGATCTGTTTTTAAATACTTTCTGTTAAATGAATAAGAGGAAGGACTGCCTTTTATGGTAATATCGTATATACCATCTTTTAGGTTTTCAAAATCATTTCCGCGACCCGGATTTATGCCAAGGGTCTTACTGTTGAATACATTCAACTGATTCTTACCAAGATAATAAACATACTTATTCTCATCTTCAGGTGGTACGATCTCTATAATAGCCGGTCTGTCTGCCAGTATCCCCCATTCCGACTGATCGGCTATACGAAGCGTTTTAGGGTTGTTGGTGCTTATAACCTCAAAATCAAGATGAATGTTGTTCATACTCTCTTCCCATCCCATTCTGGTAAGGGAATCATCGTATCTGGCTGTTATATCAGCTCCCTCTACTTCAGTACTATTAACACGTACCTCGGTACCATTTATCTTGACTCCTACTATTTGGGCCACCAACGACTTAGCCATACCAAACATAGGAACAATGATTTCCCCGTTATAATCAGTTCCTTCATTTGGATACTGCACTACCTCCGTCTTGTACAGACCGTCATTTCTTCTGGCTACTATTCTAATAACCATCTGATTTTCTACATCGTAGTCGGTCATTACTATCCTGACATAGAAAATATTATTCCTTATCTGTGGTAAAATATCAATGTAATTCATTTCCTTCTCTTTTTCTACAAAGATATAGAAATGAAGCGATAAAACACAACACTGACGTATATTGTTATGGAGAGCAAGAACCCTACCCGCACATTCGAAGATCTACTCCGTATTCCCGGAATATGTCGTCGAAGGATATATCTTCGTCGGAATAATACACTTCGCATATCTTACGGTACTTTTTCAATGCCAAAATGTACAAGCTCATCATGTTCTTGCCTTTTATTTTCTTAATGGCTTTTGTGATAACCTCTTCAGTAGATACACTCATTAGGACATTATTAAAGAAGGTCCTAATATTGCAACCAAATCTTTCTTTAACCCTACTCCTGAATAGTCGATACAAGGTTGTGTTCTTCAACGTATTCAAACCATTCTTCTTCAACCTTTTATTCAACGACTCAACAGCTTTATCAGAAAAACATGTGCGATTTTTCCCTTCTCCATCCACATATTCAGAAAACCAAGAATGGAGCGTTGTGGGATTCTTCATAATCCTATCAATGAAAGAGTCAATGATGTGAGTTCTAAGATCACGCTTGTGAGCATGACAGGCCGCTATTTTCTCCTCTCTCTTTAATGACATGTCAAGACAACGAAAAACTCGACAACTTTCATCTATGAAATATTCAGGATGCTCTTTCTTAAATTCCTCACGATAAGCCTTGTATCCTACTTTTCTAAGGTGAGATATCTCAGAATTTATATAAAACCTAACACACCTGCTCTCAGTCTCCTGAACCTTTATACTATATGGAACCGATCGACGACCGTATATAAGATAATCGTACACCATGGCCTCCACAAAATCAGCATACGGGAAATAACGGCCAAATCCGTAGTTCCAAACAATAAAACAACGCACTCGATCTTTCCAATAGTCGGTGATTACAAAATTACTGCTATATCTTAAATTGAACTCTTTTTTAAAGAAATGACCTGTTTTGCTATCATAATTAAGATTAAAATATCTTAAATTTCCTAAACATTGACCTTCCGGTCTACGCACTACATTATAGCTAAAACGGTTATACTCATTGCGTATAACCTCTAAAGGTGAGACCGACTCTTTCTTAAGAAGTCTGTCGTGAAGCTTGCGCCCGTCTTTTATTTCAATTATATTTACGCTCATATTATATTTACGTTTTGGGCAAATATAGCAAACCAGTTTGCTTGCTCCAAATTTTGATAAAAATATTTTATCCTGTCCTTCGTTTGAGAAAATAGGGGGCAGGTTTTTTTGTTTGCACCTATACCATATCTCAAAACGTATCCGTATTTCTATATTCGGATCGTAACACGCTGAGCATCAGGGTGGACCAAGTTATCTTGAATAAAAACAGTCCCGATTTTATCGTTCCCGCTTTTATTCTTCATTCCCTGAATTATTATTCATCTTGTTTTAATTAATTATTTGTTATTCATATTATTTTAACTTTTAAGACCTTATTCTTTATTCCTCATAATATGGAGTGACTGAAACCGAATCGACCGAAGGGAGTGAGGTGAAGGAGCGTATTGCCCTATATGTTGTTTGGCTTATTGTTTAATCCTTTAAGTGAACGAATATCGTGACCGTAGGGAGCGATATGAGAGAACGTAGAAATATTGATTTAATTCTTTAGTGAATTTATGCCGAATCGAGCGAAGCGAGTGAGGTATGAATGAACTTTTGTTTAAGACCGTAAAGTAGCCAGTGGATAAGCGGGCAGGGCAGGTAGGCGAGGCTGTAGTGTGTCGTAGCGCAGGACAGCCCAGACAGCAGAGCCGGTCCCTTCAGACCGCAGCACGAGGCAGGCCGGGTAGGTTGCAGGGTAGGGGTTGCCGTTGTAGGATAGAACTTCAGGATAGGCGTAAGACAGGCTTTGTCCGTCTTACATCAGTGGCTTCTCACCATATTCTATAAAATACACCCATACTCAAACAAGGAGAAAAACCATCTTTAGACAATCCGTATCCGGCGGTGATTCCTAATCCCCACCGTCTACTTTTTTCGTATATTATTTCTCTTTTGTGGTAGATTGTCATCGTATCTAAATTTGGTCGGTATCCACTTATTACCGCTCTATAATCATCCGTCTGATACGTTTTTCTCTGTATTGGTATATTGATATAAACAGTGTCTTTTATCGTATCTTTTTTAACTATAGCATCCATAGGGAAAGGTATTTCTACCTCCCCTACGTCAACTATATACTGAGGAACAGGAATAGGTTGGATAATGGTATCTATTACCGTATCTATTTCTATATCGTGTATTATTTCTTTCTTCTTACATGTTTTACCAAACAAGAAAGATATAAAACACAGTAGAAGAACTCCTAACACATGACTGACTCTCATTTTTTGCAAACACATCTTTTGCCCTCCTTATCTTCGTCTAAAAGCTCTTGTATATCACCGTTGTTAATACCTTCTTTAAGCTCTTCTCCGAATGGAACTTTTTTCCACCAACTTACTTTACTAAAGAAATACTTAACGCCTTTTACTATCATCAAATCAGGTGCAAGGTCGCCGAGGCGTTTGAATGCCATTCCACCGTATAATATTAAGGCGAATATCGTAATCCACTGAAGAAGCATGTCTATAAACTCTGGGGATTTATGCCCTCCCATAGCCATAATAAGATCCATTCCGGATATGGTGAACAACCCGAAAGAGCAGGCCGCGAACTCAAGAAGGATTTTCAAAACTCCCATTTCGCTTATGCATGTCAATATCTTAAAAGGCCTCTTTCTCTTTCTTCGGATATAGCAGTGTTTGATACTTTTTATAGTAGCTAACAAAAGATTTATAGCTAATATAAACAATATAGAATATATAAGGTGGTGAATCTCCTGGAAATTCATCCACAATGCTGATAATCCGGAAATGAGAAAAGCCCAGAAACTTTCTAAATTCATCCTTCCTACAAAACGATAAGCCATATTAGAACATAGTTACTTTCTTGCTACTTCCAAGAGAGTCATATACGTCAATATGGACCCAATTGGTACCTGATTCTAATCTAATGGGACAAGGAAGTAAATCCTGCGACTGAATTATTTTATTCCTTGCCTCTTCTGCCGTCATACCCTTGGCATCAAAATCGATGGCTGCCCCAAGCATATGAGGACTGATATACAAAGACCCTGATACGGTCTTGGATTTTACTATATCCGAGATATTGTTCCTAAAACCACGCTCATCAAACCTTCCACCCGACTTCCAGGTATTAACCGTCATCGGAGTTTTCAAAATGTCTTTCCTTAAAACCAGTATCGTGTGAAGCAATTCAGTTCTTAAATACCTCCAGCAAAGATCTTTGTCTCTACCGTATTCTTTAGGACCAACTAATTCAACAATACTAAAATACTGACTCAATTCTTTTATAATATCTTTTCTTTCCATAACTTAACCTTTTTCACAAAGATAATTAGAACCTTACCGATATGAAAAATAAGTAGAGTCGGGATTAAAGAAAAACCCCTGCATAAATAAATATACAGGGGTTATCCATAACATTAACAACAAATCACGACCTAAACAACCCTCACGTATCCTGCTGATACAAGATCAGAAAGATTCTCGTAAGCCAAAGGGATGCCTGAATCTCTTATGCAAAGATACTTAATTTCTTTGTCAATGTAATACTTTCCATTCTCTAAAATAGAATTATATACCCAAGGAATAGGATCGTCTATCGTACCTGAATGCTTTTTGCTACGGATACGGTATATATCCCGCTTCCTTTTGCTACGTCAATATCGTTTTTAACCTTCTGTCTCATGCTGCTGTTATACCATATCTGTTTACCATCCAAGCTATAAGAGCGGACAGTATCAGAATAAGCATATTCCCTGGCCTCAGAAACCTTCTTGTCTTTAGCCTTGGCAAGCAACTCCTCTTCAGTTGGTCCAGGAGGCTCCGGGTCAAGCTGCATGGCAATAACTTCTTTCACACTCGCATCAGGATTGTTTTGATGGAATTTTTCTTGATCGGAGTCAAGTTGAACCCATTTACCATCTAAGAAATCTTGGTAAGAATACCCTACTTCGTAAGAAGAGGAATCCAACTCGTATCCTTTCCAGTAAAAACCTTTTACGTTTTTATTTACATAAAGCATACTCTATCCTTTCTATTAAGCTTGTTCACCCACTCTGATAACCAACTTATCATTGATATACCAGATACTTAATTCTATAAAACTGTTTTTAGGTACTACTACGCTATCGCCTGACATGCTCTGGAACTGGCCAGAGGTAGGAAGCGGCTGCGTGATGTCTGTGCCGGTGGTGTTGTTGACCCGCACCTGCCATTCCCTCCCAACATACTCAGAAGATACGGTCATAGACAGATTCGTAGCAGAAGCGACGTTGGCTATGATATTATGAGCACCTTTTGGTAAATTTGCCAATGTTGTAACAACCTTAGGGGGCATAGCCATAAAATTCAAATAAGACAATATCGTATTAGACAACTGAACCATATTGTTCATAACCTCATATGTCTTATCTTGAATAACAACAAAAGTCCCCACCTGAATTTGTATATCATATTCAGATGCGCCTACCGCTGAGTCGGCATTAGTAAATGAGGCAAATACTATTTTTAATTTAAAATTATTTTCAAAATCATTACCTTCTAAAAAATAATTCAAATAATAATAATCACCAGCTAACTTACCTAATGTGATATTATTATTGTATGCATCCAAAACTTTTGCAAACGAACCTTCATCAAGTGTTCCTGAATTACCTGAAAACATAGATAGATCAAGATAATTCGAATCTACTCCGGTACTTACCATACCAAGAGATTCAAGCACCTTACCACCACTTTCTTCAGTAACCAAAATATATTCGTTATACACGTTTTTGGTTTCTGTAGATGCCACATCATCTTTTACAAGATACATGACATTATCCTTCGCCTCTTCAACAGTAGGAAGTTTGCTAACAATCTGCTTCTTCCACCCTGCTGCCGATACAGCATCATCTATATACTTCTTGTTTACATAATCGCCCCATGTCATGTTACTAAGAAGAGTCTTGCTACCGTCTTGACTTCCGGCAGGGGGAGCCGGGATAAGGCCTCCTTTGCCCGACTCTGAGCCCGTCCCAGGAGCGGCCTGCACCACATTCTCAAGTCTGGAATCAACCTCCTGACCTTCGAATTTACTGTTATAACCTACTTCTGCCATTTTTTATTTTTTATTGATTTTGTCCAACAATTTCTTGATCTGGTCTACGATATCCATCACCGCGCCAACCTTGTTTTTTACGTCCTCAACCTTCTGATCAATCTTAGAATCCAAAGCCTTTAAACGGTCTTCGTTTTTACGATACACTAAATACAGGGATAAACCGATGATTGCTATCGTAAGGATATTAGCCAAAACGCATCCGATTATTATCTGAAACATGATGATTATATGGTAGATAACGCTACCACACGCTTTAATTATTCAACTTTTTACAAATATAGCAATTGTCCCAACCATAACAAGATCAAAGATGCTCGTTATTAACATCGGACACCCATTCTTTAGATGAAAGAATAGATTCAAACTCAGAAGAAGAGCTGTCATATACCGGATACGGGTATTGAGGTTCGTCATCAGCCTGCATATCTAAAGACTTGAATAGATGGTCATAATGTTCTATGTGCAAAATAACTTTAGAACCATCTACACTCGCTCTTGGGCTTCCTATTCCTAATTCACGTCTCTTTTCTTCAGATACGGAATCATATAGTTACATATTTCAATGAAATTCAAAGAAATATGCTTTTCTTTAAGAAAGTCCTATTCGGAGTTTCTTTGGTGAACTACAAACCTCTATCGGATTATAATTAAATTCTCCGACTTCTTTTCTTAGAATATTGAGAGCTCCGTTTAAATCAGCATTTATGAATGTTCCATTTTCTGATCTAAACAACCCTCTTTTAACTCTTCTACCTGCGTAGGAATCATGCTTTTTGATCGGTTCGTTGTCAATAAAGCTACATTTTGAAGTGTAACTTTCTTCTCTTAAAACAACTTCAATCCCATTTAGCTTACATTTATAACAAACCATTTCAATGAAAACAGCATGAGGGATGTTTACAAAGTTCTGATTATTTCGTTTTCCTATGTTAATTTCTTTCTTCCACCCATCGTTTTTGCCTATTACTACTTTGCAAACATTGTTGGAAATTAATTGATTAACTAACATCGTACTCGCTTTATGAAGATAATCCTTCACTTTGTTATTTCTCTTTGTTGTGAGTCTGTTAAGTCTTTTGCTATTTTTGCTTTTATTCCTCCTTTCAAGTTCTGAAGAAAGTTCGCTTTTCTTCTTATTGTAATATTGATTGATTGATTTCAAAGGTCTTCCGTTTATAATCAATCCTTTTCCGTTATTAAATCCGATTGTTGCAAGATTGTTCAATCCTATGTCAATTCCTGCATAAATCCCATTGTCTTCTTTCGCTTTGCATTCATTTGCTTTGCATATGTACTCACTTTGTATTTCATATCTCAAATATAAAATAAAAATAAATGCAATGAACAAATTCGTTGAATATTCATTGCATTTATTTATTTTTAACTATCTGTTACAATACTTCTTTTGGTATGATAATAAATTTCATATTACTTTGATTTTAGGGTTTGTAAATAGTTATATGCTTTGATACATTCGTCTTTGGATAAAGTACTACTATAAATTCCAGCTAATTTAGTTGCCGACTCAGCAAATTGATTACTTCCATCAAAGCCTAAATTTACCATTGTATAATTTGATGATATATTGCCAGGCACAATATTGTATTCATTCCAATTTTCATCATATACTTTACCCTCTGAAGTTACAGCTCTCACTACATTTGATGGTATCAAGGTTCTATTTCCCTTTAATACGACATACACACCACTACCTTGAAGATTTTGGATTCTAACCTTTGATGATAAGTCAAAACCACAATAAGATATCTTTTTAACGGGGAATTTAAAATCTAATATAACAGTAAAATTTTCGCCAAATTTAAACTGTTTACTAACCACTTTATCGTCCACCCCATCAGTAACCAGGTATCCTTCGTATTCGGGGATTTGCTCAACTAAAACATCTACTTCTTGTGAAGAATTATACCATATACCATTCGTAGAAGTTGCTACATACTGTTTTTGGAAAGTGTATGTACCATCTTTAGTAACGATAATATATTCACCGCTTTTGTTTGCATTTCCAACTATACAGCTATCCCCTTCTTTCATACCTGTGATACGTATCTTCCAGGCAGCAGAATTAGATGTATTTGATAAAACCAAAACATTACCGCTATTCCCAGTTCCGATTATTCTAAACGAATCTTTTTTTACATCTGTGGGCTTAACTACATTATCTCTAAGATTAAATGAGTTGAAGTTATATGCATACAACCCATACCCACTCCCTTCTGCAAACCCAAAATTCGACAGTACAAGATCATTCCCATTGCCCGTAATGTTGGCAATAGTAGCACGATCTTCGTCCTCGTTGGTTTTGCCGGTGACTGTCCATACTTGGTAGGGGAAGAGCCAGGGATAGGTTTTGACGAAGTAGTCTTTGATCTTGGTCAGTTCTTCTTCGGTGGCATCGTGATCGAGAAATACAAGTTCCCAGATAGCAACATTACTCCCATATTCCCCATTTTCAGAAAAATTTCCAACTAAAATCCTTTCGTTGGATTCTGTGACATCTCCAGGGGTGATGGTTTTCCCATTATAAGACCTACTCGTCATATAAGAAAACACATTTGGCTCAAAATCGCTTACCAGATTACCTTTTCCAAATGAAAAATTTATTTTCTTTCCTGTTGAACCTATTAATTCAAATGTTAAGGTAGAACGTGATACTATAGAACTAGGAGCATTTGTGACCAAAGACATAATTTTATCTGTTGCATTAAATAAATATTGTCTCAACGCCACAACCGTATATCCCTTTTCCTTAGTCAGAACAGGGAAGTTATCACAGACACCATAATCGTCTACACCATCAAAGACGAGTGCGCCGAGATAAACATCACTAATACCTGAACCCTCCTTCCAAGCGAAATTCTTCATCTGTAAATCATGCCCATTACCTGTCTTATCTACCCATACAGGATTGGCAGCCATCTGTTCATTAGTAAGACCTAATGCTGAATAACGAGCTACAATTCCTTCTATATCAGGAAAAGAATCCACTCTACATGGTAAGTCCGATATCATTTTAGCATACTCTTTAAAAGGTATGGAAGTAGGTACATCATACCCTTTGGATATAAGGGCTTGCCTTATATCCTCTTTGGTATTTATAATCCTCATTAACTTATCTGATATGGTTCCCATCACACTTCCTCCCCGTTTATGTAATCCAATACCAAACCTATATCTCCGATGTCCGATTTTATTGACTCTCCTTGAGAATGTATTTCAATAAGTTTCTGATATAAAGTGTTATCCCCTATACGATTCTTATCTGTAGCTTGTTCTTCGATTTTGGCTATCGTATCAGGATCTTCGTACTTAACACCATCAGGACCATACCATTCGTCTGTTAAATTCGTGTATTTATGACGAACTGGAGTCGATTTAGACTCCAGTGTTACTAAAAAATATTCGTTACAGCTCATGACAATAAGATTTAGTGGTTGCAACAATTACATCTACAAACTGTTCTCACGTAGCCAGAGGGAATGGCAGCCAGCTCCGTCCCTACGGCTATCGCTGGGTCAGTGCTTTCCATGACCATCAGCGCCATCTTGTCCACGTCAAGGTCATTATCGTAAACGATTTCTCCCTCAACGTAAATGCTCCCTGCATCAGAAACGTAGCAGTTTTTGACCTGTCTTATATGGCGCTGTGTAGCAGACGCAAAATCACACTCAATACTTAACCACCCTACCGGTATCTGATCGATATTGGATCCGATATTGTAATCAGGGTCGGTTGTTTTAAGAACCATATGTCTTAATTCCCTCGTATTTCCGTATCCGTCCATTGTTATGTATGTTCGGATCTGAACCTTACCCTTTTCCGTCTTATAACAGTTTTCTACTATTTCTGTATCGGATGTAGTAGCATCAGGGAAATCACAAACAATACGCTGCCATCCTTCTTGTATTTTGCTGAATGTGGCGCCTCTTTGTATATCAGGGTCGGTCGTTTCTAAGACAATAAGATACTCGTCCCGGACACCTATTATGCTATCTACCGACCTGTATCCACCAAGATGTATTTTACCACCAGGAGTAGTATAACATTCATCTACGGACATAATATGTCTTTCTGTAAGATCAGGGAAGTCGCATTCGGTTTTCGTCCATTCGTTAGGTATCTTATCTATTCTCGTCCACTGAGGATAGGCGGCATCCGTTGTCTTAACAATATAATAATACTGTTCCCTTACACCAAGAACGGCATCAATAGATTGATAACCTTTTATATTGACCTTACCACCATCAGTCTTATAACATTCGTCTACTTCAACAATTTCCCGGTCCGTCATGTCAGGAAAATCACAGACCATCCTCACCCAATCTTCGGGAATGGAATCCATCACGGTTCCTACCTTAATATCAGGATCGGTTGACTGAAGAACGGTATAAACCTCTTCCCTGGCTCCAAGGATGTTATCTATGGCTACCAAACCTTCTACTTGCACTTTTCCTTTTTTAGTAGTGTAACATTCAAGAACGTAAGTTACGTCTCGCTCTGTCATGTCAGGAAAGTCACAAACCATTCTAACCCAATTTTCCGGAATTAGCCTGAAAACATGGCCGGCGGGGAAATTATCGTCCGTCGATTGAATAACGGTATAAATAGATTCCCTGATATTTATCTTATCATCTATGGCTTCTAATCCTTCTATTTCAACCTTACCATCCGGAGTTTTATAACATCTGTTGACGAACGTAATGTCGCGTTCTGTCATATCAGGAAGATCACAGTCGATCATAACCCACTCGTCCGGTATTTTAGCAAGAACCTTACCTACCGGATTATCCATGTCAGTACTGTCGGTAATTCTATGGGTTTCTTTAAGAACATCCATCTGATCGTTAAGAAGATACCAACTCCATACTTCAACCTTTCCACCAGGTGTACGGTAACAGGTTTTGAAATCTTTGATAACTTTCTCAGCTATGTTAATCCACTCCCATTCGGTTGTGGCCGGAATACCAGAAACAGGATGCTTCTTACCTTCTTCGTCAAGATACCAATAACAGCCATTTAAGGACACAACCACTTGGTAGATTTTGTCCCCTATTTTTATACCGGATTTGCTGTCATCTACCGGTTGGGAGGAACCCCATTTTCCAACTATGTTGGTTATTTTGTCAATGCCCCTACCTAAGGCACCGACTAAAGAATCCACGCCGTTCATATGAAACTAACTTATTTCAAATTGTTTTATTACAAAAAAGGGGGTGGAGGACCAGCCTCCTCCCCCTTGGGATATATAGAAAAAAGGAAAATCAAATCTTGCAGGGCTTGATATTTGCCGAAGCAGCTAACAAGTCCATAAGGTCTTGAATACCTTCGTGAGCGCCATACGGTACATGGAAGTGTACTGTAATATGATCATCAATTACCCTACCGAAGCCGTTAGAGTAACGTGCCGGCTTCAACGTTACTGAATAATCAGCATACGGAGCCAACAGATCTAAGCGGGTTTCTTCATTGGTAAACATCCGTTCCATAAGTTCTTGGTGAGTCTTACGAAAGTCGAAGAACATACGTTGTTCGCGTTCCTTATCCAGCAATTCAGCGCCAAGGTGAGTACGCGGAGCCCAGTGCTGTTTGTATTCGGTATGGATCGGGTTGAAGTACGTGCTTATAGCTTCGCGCTGTTCATCCGGATAACCGCCATTTACAGCAATACGAACAGATCCTTCTTGGAATGTCAGACGGTCAATCAAACAGTCAGACGGAGAAATCATGTAGTCAATACCACGGAACAAGATACCGCATTTGCAGTTCTTAGGAAGCGGATCGGCGATAATGGACTGATCTCCTGCTACGGCACCCAAACGTTTCCAGTTACGTCCACGATAAGATTCGGGAGCTTTCGATACGAAGAAGTCTTTGAAAATTTTATCGCATTCGTCGCAAACCATGTTAGTAACGACCGTTGTTTTGAATTTGTGTTGACATCCACCAGGTGTACCGTAATCTTCGATTGTCAGATACGGGAATGCTGCCTGCAATTCTTCTTTAGCACTGTTACCACATTCATCATCCGGCAACGTGATTTCATAAGCTTCTTTCGAAATCTTACAAGAACCACATGCTTCCCAGCTAACGGTAGTAACAGTAGGATTGCTACACATATCTGCTGTTTTAGCAACGAACGTTACTGTGGCAGTCGGATTAGTTTCTACAAATGCATCGATATCAGCCTTCGTCAGTTTCTTGCTTACGGCCACAGTGTACATACCTACGCCGCCATCTTGGGCTGCTGTTTTCTCGGCAGTGCTACTAACGGCATTCTTAATGCTTTCTACTACAGTAGACTGATCAACCCCATCATCCTCTAACGTTACGGCATAAATCAAACCTCCGTCTACCTTAGTATATCCATCAGGGCACTCTTCGCATCCTTTCATGATAGAAGACAGTTTTTGAGTATAATCAGAAGGCTTACCACCTTCTTTCATCACCTGATATTTAGATGTAGAAAGATGACGTCCTACTCTCTTAATATCCAAACCAGGATAAGCAGCCTTAAGCTGAGCCAAGGCATAAGCGTCGCCGGTATCACACATTTCCATACAATAGAAATTCATGTCGGTTTCCACCGGAGCTTTTTTCAACTCATCACAAGAATGGATAGGATGGATTTCTACAAAATCACCTACCTTTCCACCGCCTGCAATCGGCTGATTCTTGATACGTTCGATTGTTTTCAAGATAGCAGCCAAAATATCAACATCTTCGCAAGGATCACATTCTGAGCACATATCCTCACGACCCGGACAGTTTTCGAAAATGATGTAATCATCGATATTTACCTCACCCATCGGATAACCACGAAGCTCAAACAAACGTCCTGTCAGCTTAATATGGATAGGGATACGATCGCCTTTTCTTGCTGTAATAGCTGTACTGTCGTCAATTCCGTTATAACCGAAAATAACTTCATCTACTTTAATTTCTTTGCTCTTCGGAGCAGAAGCATACACTTCTATAATTTCATCAATAGCAAACGTAGGTGTAGAGAATGATTTATCATCAGATACACGGTCGTTCACCATCTCATTACGTCCGATTCTGATCTGGAAACGCTGTTCGTCCTTACGATAACCTTTCAAATCTTTCAACGCTTTCAAACCATCTTTAGTCTGCTCACCATCCAAATCATAGATAGCGATCTGACCTTCTTGAAGCAACAAAGAATCTACGTCCGCCAACTTAGCGTGCGGAGGACAGATAATGTGTCTGTCATACGGTTTATGGATAGCCATAGCCTTATAATATTTTAAAAATTAGTATTCTGTTATCTGTCTCAAAAATAGCGATAGTCATATAAGCAACAAAAAGCATTAGGAATTAATTAATTCTTAATGCTTTTTGATAATGTTTAATTTAGGATGTGCCTTTATTCTGCTATAAAGGAGATTGGACGTTGTTTGAGTCTATTTGATAACGTCCGTATTCGCTTTCATTCAAAGCAAATTGCTTTTCAATCATGTTAAGGATAATACCAATTAATTTATCATCTAATTCAGGATCTATATCAGTCGAATTAGAACCATCAGATTTAATATATCCTTCGATGTCAACTTCCTTCGGATAGCGGTAATATGTAAGGTAAACGGTGTCTACATCAAAACCAGACTTATACACCCTTACCGAATCTTCTCCTATGGTGTAGAACGTTTCCCTAAAATCAAAATCGGGTTTGTTAAAAAAGTCAGCAAGAAGCTCATGCGGGTTTTCGTTCTTAGCCTCCCACATGGTAAAATCAGTAACCGTGCATTCACCTTCGGTAAATACGCCTGATATGTTTGAAAAAGAAAAGAAATCAGAAGGCAATGAAAACAAAGTGCTTTCCGGATTATCTTTATCTTCTTTCTTATCAAGTTCTTTTGAGTACACAACCAACTTTTGTATATAACGTATATCCTCTTCGTTTTTCTTATCAAGGATGTAACGAACAAGGCGGTTTTGTTCATCATTAAAAATCTGAACAAAACGTGCCTTGTCGAGTTTTATACCACCGTTGGTCATGTTTTCTTCAGCCTTCTGTAAGGCCCGAAGATAACAATCAACAATCCTCATAAATTATTATTTTTTGTCAGCGTATTGGTCAACATCGAAATCTTTTTCGTCTTCCTTTTTCTTCTTATCAGACTTAGATCCTTCTATTTTTTTATGCTTGTTCTTTAAAGCATTATACGCTTCCAGAACACGTGACTTGGTTTCTAGCATCGACTTATTGGAAGCAAGAGCCATAGATGCAGAGATGGCGTCGGCGCCCAGGAGCTCGCCATTCAGATACAGTCCGTCGGTGTTGACGGTGACAGCCAGCCCTTCGATCATTTCCTTGATCATACGATGGAATTTGATCACCTGCATTCCCTCAGAAGATTCGTCGTCAGATAAGAACCTTGAGCTTGCTTCTTTATACATGTCGACGTTCGTATTCTTGGCATCAATCCAATTAGTGAATATGTATTGAACCATGCTCTGATCAAGCTCTACGCTATATATGATGTCAAGATACAAAAGCAGATCGTAGATGCTTTTCCTTTCAGCCTCTGACCCTTTCAGCTTGTTCATAAATTCGTATAAAATATCGGCCTTGTCAATCTGACGTTGTTTCCTGATATCTACGGCCGTAGTCTTGTCTTCTACACAATAATAAGATTCGACATACATCGGATTACCGTCTTCCTCTTTAGGAGTAAGAGACTTGGACAAAATAGCTATATACAGCTCAAATAAATCACGAACGTCATTAGTGTAGAATAGACGACCATCATACAAGTCAATTCTGTAAGAATCCCAGAAATCGAAATTCTTTTGGTCCAGGTCCTCATTGACAGTTTCTTCAAACGGATACCGAATATTCTTAATACGCATATCCATTTCATTCTTCTTGTCTTCAAGTGAGTAACCTTTATAACATGCTGAATTGATGAAGAAACCGGTATCATACACCCTAAGATCCTTATCCCATCCACAACAAGACACTGTCTTGTTCCCAGGGAAAGGAGTCTTTGAAATACCTCTTTCCTGATATCCGGAAGGAGCTTCTTCATCCATCTTACCTGTTATAACATAAATAGAGTCGGAATATATCTTCATTCCTCCTACGGTAGCCAGCAGTTTCTTAGACTCATGGCTTTCTTCAAAAATCTTTTTTCCCATTTTTTTTATATACCCTACGTCTTTTCATATATGAAAAGACTATGTTAGAAACAAAATTTGCGGCCGGTTTTAAAGCCGACCGCAAGTTAATATTAAAAGTTATGATTACAAAGAGCTTGGTAACAATTCAATTGTTACGAACCGGCTGGTATCTTTTACCCAACAAGCCGATACAGAGTGGCACCAGAATTGTTCTGACATACGAGGATGGCTGGATACAATTTCTTGAGCCGATACTCTGGATGACCATCTACCTTGTTCGTAACCCCACCACATAGAACCGATATCAGGCTTAACGTAGAATACGTTGCTGTTGATATTGCCAATACGAGCTTCAGATGAAGCAGGAATGCCGGCGAATGCATTGGAGTATTCAGGAGCGGTCAAGTCTTCCATAATACATGAATATGATGTGATAGGAGTCATGCCGTCTACCAACTGGCTTCTATCTACCATATCAACGTAATCCAAAGAAGGTTCGTGTTCTACAATGACCTTACCAATACCCGGAATAGTAACACCCTTGATCTTTACAGTTCCTAATTCAAGAGCATCGTTTGATCCTGTTACCGGGTTATTGATGATACGTTCTGTACCCATAAGCGGAGCCAAAGCACCTAATTGAGAGAAGAACTCATCACGGAAGATTTCAACGATGTTCTTGTAAGCCATAGCACCTACCTTGAATTTCATTACACGATTTTCAATCGGCATATCGCTACGGCCACGGAAAATATAGTCAGCAGCAGCCAGGAAGTGTTCACGCTTGATGCCACCCGGACGAGCGTAGGAAATAACGAAACCACGACGCAGTTGGTGATACAGACCTTCGTTTTTCATCAAAACACCATTATGACCCTTGACTCTACCTCCACGCATGAACATAAGTTCGTATGCTTCCATCTTAGCCAACTCGGCCAAACAGAACAAAGACACTGTATTGGCTACACGAGCTGTACGCATATCAATGCTTCCATCACCAAGACGAGAACCGATGATAGCATAACTTGCATCACCTCCTCTGATTTCAGAAAGCTGACGAACTTTCTGGTAAGCTTTGTCGATGAAATTCTGTGTACGTTCGTCCGCATAAGCCAAAGACTTAATACCGGCATACATAGTCGTTTCACCTTCAACACCACGGTGTCCACCAAGCGTAAATTCACAAGTCATAGAACCGGCCTTAGAAGCACCTCCTACGCCAGAGAACTGAGTAGAGAACTCACCAAGAACGTTTGTCACCTTCCAGTATTTAATACCGGCACGAAGCATGTCTTTCGGGAAGTATTTAGCACGAGAACGGCCCCACAACTTACACCAGTATCTCCAGTTCTCACCTTCTTGTTTCGGAGGACGCTCTGTAGAGATAAGGGCCTGGCAACCGTTAATCACATCGTAAGTAATAACATCTCCTTGTTTAAATTGTGCATTCAACACAATTTCGAAGAAGCTTTCATCAATACCAGGTTTTGCATATTTCAAAGACGTGTCTTCTACTGTAACCACCTCATACGTTTCTGATACCGGAAGATCATAACGGAATGAACCATTGATACCATTTACGGTAATAGTAGCATCCTGTTTGATCATACCCATATACATAGGCAGAGGATAGTTTGTAATGTTAGAAAACAACTCAAGCATACCCAGATGGTTCTTATCCGGATCTTCGTAGTACCAATCTTCTAAAGAGCTAAGATCGTGTTCTACGATACTTTGCTTAACGACTTTAGCGTCGGTATATCCAATCACCGTGTCACCATTCATGGTGGCCGGGAAATTTTTTGTTAAAAGTACATTAGCCATGAACGAAAAAATGTTTTAATTTTTAATCTATACTGATTTCATCGAACTTCACACCTTGAACTTGATCACCCCTATCATCTACCGGAGCCACCCTCTTATCTTTATTTGTGTGGCTGATGAGCTTATAAATTTTCTTTTTCTCATCAACTACAGCTTGATTCGACTTCTGTTTTATGAACTCTCCTGGGTTCATAAGAAACATAATCAAATCTGGCGCTTCTTCCGGATTCATCATCATCTCCCTTACCCTATTAAATGCTTTGGTAATTCCGGGATTCGATTCAGAAGGTTTTAGGGCAAAATCAAGAGCTTTAGATACCATAGTGTCATTTAGCTGATACTTTGCCTGGATAGAAGACTTAAGGTCTTTCTTATACCTTCTAAAATCTTCTGCATCCTTCGCCTTCTTTTCGGCAGCCTCTTTAGTACGTTGCTGGATAATATCATCCATTCTCTTATCAAGCTCAGCCTTGTACTTTATAGCCTTTGCTTCAACATACTCTTCACCTTTATTGATAATGCCTTTGAAAAACTCATCAGCTTCATCTTTAGGCAACCCAAGAAGATCAACATAATGGCGAACGATCTTTATCTGATCTGCTTTGTTTTCAATGTCAAGCTTTTCTATAGGAGCGACATTCGTATCATATTGCTTAAGAATATCAACGATATTCGCGCCGGCCTTATCGGCCTGGATAAGCTTCTTAGTAATATCAGAAACAGAAGTAACATCTATCTTATCCTTAACAATGTCCTCTTTCTGGCTTTCAAGGACTGTAGATAGTATGTCACACAACGAATCTTCTTTACTAAAATCAAGATCATTGATAGTAATCTCTTCACCATTTTCACCGCTAAACACCACATCTTTCAAATCGGGAATGATTCCCCTTGAAGAAAGGGCATCCAATACTTTTCTGTAATTGACAACCGGAACCTCTACCTGATCCTGATTAACGTCAACTACATTCTCTTCTCCTTTTTTATCCTCTTTAGGATCAGGAGTAGGATCAACAACCAGCTCTTCTTTAATTTGAGAACCTTCTTCTACAGGCTTCTCATCTTTTTTAGCCGGTTCATTACCATTAATAGGCAGAATATCTTCTTCCCTATTATAAACATCATCAACCGGACCGATACTAAAAATATCGTCCAATTCTACTATTCCATTTTTTTCTAATTTTCCCATACTGCAAAAATATTTAAATACCTATATTTCAGATAAAAAACTTATAAGTGTTTAATCTTCACTAAAAATTAAATATCCCCAAATTTTATTAGAGATTTTCTAATGAAATTTGGGGATATTTAATCCTTAATTCTTATTGATTCCGGCTACATATCTTTTGGTGGCATCTTCCCTCGCTCGTTGAGCAAGCTCTTCGGATTTTAATTTTAACTCTTCCATCTTCATTCTCATTTCATCATCATGAAGTTTGGAATCGTTTTCAATTTTCTTATCCTCTATCCTTTCCTTACTTTCTATATCAGCTTGCCTTACGGTCTGATCTGAAACAGAAGCCAGGAAGTTGAGGGATGTGGCGTCACTCTTGGCGTCTGCCGCCCTGCCTGCCGCCTGGATCTTCTCTTGAAGTATCCTGTATTGACCTTTCTTGTCTTCCAAAGCAAGTTCATGCTGACGTTGCTTATCCTTCTCAGCAGCTTCAGCTTGTATCTGTTGCTGGTTAAGCTGCATCTGATTCTGTTGTTGCTGCTGCATCTGACGCTCGTTGTATGCGCGAGTATTCCTTGCATTCTGTATAAGCTCTACCATAGAATCTGATGTGAAGATAGATGCAAGATCGTAAATATCGCCTCCGGCCGTATTTAGCTGCAACATGAAAGTTTTAAATTTCTCAAGCTCATCCCTTTTCTTGGAATTAGATAATGCCTGAACACCAAGATGCCTTAGACTAAGACCGTCGGTTCCTATAGATAAGAATGCTCTGGTTAAATCACTTTTTGTGTACATTACAGAAATATCCTTTCCTTCTTCCTGGCATTGTTGAGCGACAGCCAGATGAAGATCAAGAGCGCGTTTCTTGAAGTAACCGAAGTTATCAAAGTATATCTGTGTTTGTAACATAGATGCCGTAACGCCCTGCTGGACCCCAGTGGCAGTCTCATACCTGTTGGGGCCGTTAATTACTTGAGGCGTGATACCAACCATTTCAAAACACTTCATCCTCGACCATTCAGCAAGCTCCATTCTTGTTTTAAGCTGCTCTGTCTGCGACAAATCATAGACGGCAAACTGGTTGAAAGGAACACCGCCTTTCGTGTTTTGAGATGAGGTATCTAATGTCAGAGCACCTACAGACTTAGCTACATCAAGAAGATTAGCCCATATATCAGCCACATCTTCACCCAAATCCTTGTATTCACTTGGAACCAGATTTATATCCCCTAAGAAGAATTTACCGATCTCCTTTTCAAGAATATTGTTTATCTGATTTATGGAGAAATTATAAAATATTTGATACGGCTGAATCCTGTTAGCCATAGAAGTACCGATATATCCGGCAACGGGTAGAACAAAGTCATAGATATTGCTATCCCCTTTTATCTGGTGATCGATAGGTTCTCCATCCAGATACAGGTTGTCCTGAGCGAGAGCCCCGCCACTGATCTTAACCCCGTATCTTACCTGTGGAACGTAATCTACGAAATAGGTATTAATCTCCGGGTTCTCCATTCCCTTACTCATGGTCCTGGTAATTTTCTTAATACCATTTTCCTGTAAAAAGTCTTGAAGAAGCTCGTCGGTTACCATTTCAGTAGTTACTAATCCGGTTTCAGTTTGGTAGGTAATTACATACACCTGAGCCGGAGATACCCAATATGATTCAGTTACCTGATACAAATCACTACGAACATGCTCGTCGCTTAAACTCTGGGCACGGTTATAATAATTACCATGCTCTAAATTTGGCATGAATCTGGTTCTGTGATATTCGTTGCCATTACTATCGTATCCGGTATATGTGCCGGCTGGAATACCGTAATAATCCTCATAAGCTTTTATAGAAGCATAATCATTATATCCTTTCCAAGGTATTACCTTATTCTGATATAACATCCCTACACTCGCCGATTTGGATAAACTTACATAGCTTCCATTATCACCATTGTTATAAGTGCCATTGAAATTATCAGCACCTCCTATAAGCTTTTGCTTGTCTTTTGCCGTAAGAAGATGCCCCCACCTTACTATAATATCATTGGCAGTATAATAATGAACACGACCAATATAATCCCCATATTGAGGATACTTGCTATCTAATGTCTTAGAATAAAACGTATTCAACGGAGACCACCTCTCCGGCTTATAATAGTCGTATCCTACATGATAATTTCTAAAGCAACGACCGGTAAGAAGATAGTCAATGAAATTCTCGGTGTCTATCTCATCCATGTAAAAACGCCCCCTGTCTGCTTCAAGCGTATGAGAACCCCATATAACCTCAGCAGTCTTCCATTTTGTATTCATGAAGTTCTCTATCTCAGGAGGGGTCATAGATGCTTTCACCTCTTGTATCTGCTGAGCATAAGCCTGCTTTTCTTCTTCGCTGGCAAAATTATTATAATCCGGATCCAATCCTCTATTTAATAACTCTTGCCTAACCCTTCTGTCCAATTCCTCTCTAATGTAATTATAAAGAAGATTTTCCTTCGTGGCAGAATACTGATTCACTTCAGATTCGTCCAATCCAACTACATTATACTTGTCAGAAAGATTGCCCAACCATCCTACAAAAGCGTTTACGATCGTACCTATTATATCATAATGACGTAAGAATGATGGAATGTTTACGTTGTCCCTTATAGACTGAACATCCTTAAGATAAGGAATTACATCTTTCAGCTCCATAAATGACAGCTTGCCTTCCATCATCCTATAAAAATCCTTGAACTTTTGGTTCTCATCAAGCTGCTTCAAACCAATCAATTCAAGAGAATCCATAGTGGCTTTAAACCACTCCTTGGTTTTTCTCTTGGTAGGTATAGCCTGTACCGGCAACCCTGAAAATACTCCTCTGGCCGGAAAAGCCTGATCTCTATTGAAATATTCCATCCTATTATCCTATTTTTCACAAAGATAAGGAATTTGTTCTCGTCACCTCATTTTATACGGGTTATGTCTTCTTACCGTAAATCCTTTAACCTGTTCCATCTTCTTACGTTCCCTCTTCTTTTGATTCTCCTTCTGAGTCGTACTTTCAGGCATGTAACCCATATCATCATAATACTTAGCCAGAAGAAGAGCGTGGCCGAAGGCTATGATACGGTCGGTGTTGGCCCCAGGGCCGAAGGCTATGATCTCATCAAGAAGTTCTATATCAGGGATACGGTAAATACCTTTCTGTGTTATTTCATTACCATCATCATCATACCCAACAACAACATCCTCCCAACAATATTGAATAACGGTATTGAAAAGCATGTGCTGATTGGGAACCGTAGGAGCCAAACCGAGCTTGTTGTTCTGACGGGCGCCAGCACGGATAATCTTACCGGCAAGACGTTCGCCATCTTCCAGCAACATAAGCTGCTTATTTCGTCTCGTAAGATAAAATTCATACATTCGGTCGGCATTCTCCATAAGACACTTGGCCCCATACGCTTCTTGAAGTATTTCACAATTCCTACAAAAATCATCGGAAGATGGAGGACGTGATGCGTATGATGCTACTATGCAATAAGCAAATGGATCGTTGATTTTTACATATCTTTTAAGTACATAAAACGAACCAACAGAATCAGTATCAGCCTTGTCAGATTTATAGGGGTCAAGCGATGAGACATAAGTGTAATCAAAAACACCTCCTTCTTCTGGTGGATCCTCATATATAACAACAGGAGAATCTATGTTACCACCTTGAAACGGATAATCGGCAAGCTGCTTATCGCTAAAATTATACCCCATTTTCATGCCGTCTATCTGATAAATATCCACTGTTTTACCAGGCCTACCTTCTTCAAGAAGACGGCTTTTGTGCTTCAACGCATCTTCTACAGGAAACCTATTTACATTCGTATTAAGAAAACAATCATCTATAGACAAAGGAAATGCCATTCGTTCCTGAACGTATAAAGCTCTATCCTTTTTGACAAGTTCATCAAGACGAGATTTTATCTTCTTAGTATTATCATCAAATTTTGATACCTGAATATCTATTTTCTTAAGACCTGTAGCTTTCTCTATTCCAAGGTACTTATCTAAGGTTGTTGTTTCCTTATCATAAGCATGAGACATCTGAGCAGGAACAAAACAACCGGATTGACTAATACGCCAAGTTGGTTTTAAACAACGTTTATTAAGCAGATCATAATTCATGACAATAAACCCGTATTCAGCAGGGTTATTCATCACTTTTTGAGCATCTTGAGACTTTTCAACGTTGCCGCCCGTACCGGAGCATATCATCATCCCCCTCATTCTACCGTGCATCATATGGGCAGGACGACCTTGTAAGTATGCTGCTAAAAATGGAAATTTACCTACCTCATCATAAATAGATGTATATGGTGTTCCAGATGCGGTCTTAAGAGAGGCACCGGCTTTACCGCTATCAATATTGGTAATACGAATACGAGCGTGAACGTCACGAATATTGTTCACCGTCTTAGTACCCATAATAACCTCTTTAAACCAATCATTACCTGTTCTATTTATTCTTAGATAAGGATGTATATTATCAAGACCAAACTCAAGATACTCACCAAGACTCATAAGGTCCTCCTTACTTGACCCAATAACATTATGCGTCAAATTGTACGTCATTGTAGCATTACGAGCCAAAAACGAGCTCATTATGGCCGTATTATGAGTAACGATGTAATTGGTGGTCAAAAATAAATGAGAGTCATTATCAACGGTTATACAAGTGGCATGCTCCTTTCCGTATATTGATATGGATCTTATTTTTAATTCCTTACGATTCCTTGATAGTATAAGTTTATTTCCCTCCAATTTAGCATACCAACCTGAAGCCCAAAACATACGTTGTACAAAATTTATGACATCCATGTCAATATGAGACAACGTAAGCTCTTCTTCTCCGGTTACTACGTTTCTGAAAGAACGAATGAAGTTTTCTATAAAATCTTTCTTTTGATCTATGGACGATCTTAAAAACTTCTTACAAACGTATTTATCAAAAAACATATCCCCTCCATAGCCACCGAGATAAGCCGCCAGCATCGAGGCGTAGGCCGACGGCGGAACCGGCAGCTTTGCCGTAGGGTAGTTCAGGGCCTCACCTACTGGAATAGACATACTCTTATAATCTAATCCAGCTATGGATCTAAGACTCCTAACATGCCATTTTCCGCCATGATTGACACGCCATTGGTGATTTCCGCAACAAATAACGTTACGACCGTCTTCAAATACGACTCTGTAGGTAGTTACTTTTCCTTGAGGATAGACACCTACGACTTCTACCAAATTACCTTTATCGTCATATATCTTATCCCCTACAACGATATTTCCTATCATCTTTTCCCGGTCCTCAAGATAAAGTATCTCAGAGTCAAGAAGGGCTTTTCCAAAACGACGGCACCCGAACATGAATATTCCTTTATTCTCTTCTTCAGCCTGCTTTAGAAATTCGGCAAACATCCATTCATTATCACGAAGCTGAGAATTTCCAGGAATACGATCATCTCCTACGTCAATCATCATCTTCCAGAAATTGATATGCCAGTATAGCCAAGGATGGATAAATACACCATTTATGGTAACACCGTTAAGGAGTTTCATAGCCTCATTTTCCCAGAATTGCTTGACATCATCGTCTTGCTCTTCATAAGAATAAAGGTCATTCCATAACGGAATATCGTTACCCATATTTATATAAAGTTCTTTACTGTTAAAATTCATGGCAAAACTATTTATCGAGCTTGTTCTTAGCTTCATTCTTGACAAAAGACTGAATACCTGATACTGTTTGTCCTCCTTTTAGACTTTTCTTGTTTTTGGCAGCCTCAAGCTGATTATAGACATCCATTATCCCACACATCTTAATATAAGATTCAGTCCATTGCATTAAGCTATCAGACAAGCTTTTTTGAAACCTAAATTCTTTCTCCCTCTTATCAGAATCTTCTATTTTATCCCAAGGGTTTTCAGATAGATAACGTTCAGCTTTATCTATCTGATCCCTTAGCACAAGAAGTTTTCGATCTACGTAAGAGACATCATCGTTAGTCGGCTTTCTTGCTTTCATTGTTGATAATTTTTAAAAAAGCCTCATACTGAGACTTAAGCATATTAAACCTGTCTTCAAGAGAAGATGGATCAACACGATACTTGCACATGTTTTTTATTCCTTCCTCAACAGATTCGTCTTTGAATACAACAGAACCAGTATTATTATCAACGTACATAATAAAATCTGATTCTCCGTCATTTACTATCCTATCAAGAACCTTCTTACTGTCATCATCTACATTGAGATCATGACCGGCGTTAATAGACAACCTGTAGACGGTCTTGACAGAGGAAGATACTTTCATTATCTCTTGTTGATACAAGTTGGTCATAAACGACTTTTCCTCCAAATCAATAAAGTCTTCTAACTCTATGTCGTTTTCCTCATCCTTCTTCCTAATGATATCCTTGGTTAGCTCTTCCATATCCTCTCCCACCTCGTCTTGCGCAGACAGTAAATGGTTGTAATAAGAAATAAGATGCTTTATATCTGAATCAAAATCAATCTTCTTCATTGTCAATAACCTTTCTATCATGAATAATAACGTCCATCAACTCCATTGATAAATTATAATCAGCCACTTCAAAAAGCTCGCTGTCTGTCAACGTCCTTAAAAAAGAAACAGACAATCCTCTTTTCTTTGCAAAAGATCTAAGTACGGCATAGAGAATATCTCCGGCAGAATAATCGGGGAGATCGTCACAAGATGCCTGCAACATAGAAAATAAGGACTTCCTTTTATCCTCGCATTGTAAATGCCTTGCTTTACCACATCCACCCATAACTTAACTTTTTTGAATTATAGTACCTTCAAAATTAAACGGAATTTTTTCCTCTTTTTGAGACCCATCTTTTTGATAGTGAACAGTCATGTGCTTTACGAATCTTCCTATTCCAAATCCTGCTGTATGTATCTCTATATTGAACTTAAAGTGACGTGAGTCAATGATATTCAAATTAGATGACATACAACCACAAGATGTCTCTGATGCTGTTATCTTCATATCATGCTTCGACTCAAGAACGAATGAAAACCTTATACTATTTCCTTTTTCTACTGGTTCGAAAATGATTTCAAATGATTTACCGTCTTTAGACAGGTCAATATTATACTGCTTGTCATCTGTAGAAATAACATTAAACTCATCAGAATCCATTGTAATAAGCTCTAACCTGTTCCATCTTGACTTCTCATCATAAAAATCAATAGAATACTGACGATCCATCCACGAAGGACGGGGAAGCCCTTCCCCAAGCGCACACTCCTCTGTCTTGCTCCAGGCCTTCTGCTTGATGAAGCACGTACATACCGAACAACGATTTTTACCTATTTTCTTGCTTACGTACAAAGAAAGAGGAAGCATAGAGTTAGGGACGTTCTTGGTATTGAATTTACATCCTTCACACTTTTCAAGACGTTCTTTGTACCAATCAGGATAATCTTCTTTTTTTCTTGGAAGTTTTTTTAATATCGTATCCATAAAAGCATCGTATATAACTTCCGCTTGCAAAATCTTTTTCATTTCCTATCTATTAAATTCTTGATCTTGAATATTTTGTATTTCACTAAAACTATGACCCTTACGAGATTTAAAGATAGATAATTTGTTGTGTTTTATCAACATATCCCCACTTTTTATCTCACCTGAGTCATAAGCATCCTTTATCATCCTTATCTTAATATCAAGGCACTGAAGTTCTTTTTCCTGATACTTAGATAATTTTTCCACCTTAGATTTAAGACGCTCAAGATTGTGTTTGCGCCTCTCCATCTCATGAAGGTTACAAACCATATCACCTACATACGGGAACGATACAGACACGTTATCTGTGTACGTACATAAGTTATTGGCATAAGAAATACTGGCTCTGAAAACGTCACGTATTTGGTTTCGGTCGTAAACGCCCCCGGTCTTATCCATCACATCATCTATAATATGTGACTCAAATGATATAGGGAAATTATTCTTCACCATCGTCTTCAAAAGTTTTCTTTCTGTAAAATAAAGAAACCAACGCACATTGATCTCTTGAACCCTCCAATACAAAAAGACGGCGCATGTTCTCTATATCCGGGCACAAACACCTTGTCCTATAATTCCCTTCACGGTCAATCAAAATACCACGCTTCTTCATCTCCGTATCCAAAACCGATACATATTGAAGATCGGTACTGAAACAATGAGAAAACTTCTTCTTGGTATCATACGAATATCCAAACACAAAATAATAGGCAAGAAGATTTAAGTGCCTCGCATCTATTACATTCTTCTCATTACCAGAGGCCATTAGGTATCCGTTATAAAACAGAAGTATCTTCTTAGCCATATCTACCGTATTGGAATAAGGCACTAAAAGCCTATAAGCCCTATTACTAACATCTTTATTATCACTTTCTTTCATGAGATTATTGTTTTGATACAAAGATAAGGATTAAGGATTTATAAATTTAAAATTAACGTATTTTATGACAATGGATTCAGGATTTGTCCCGATATTTGCACTGTAGCATTAAAAAAATAAGTTCTTGTTGTTTGATTCTTGAATTTTATTTCTACATTTGTAGCACGTTGCAGATAAGAGATAAATTCAAATAAAACAATAAGAATATAAAATATTAAGTGTCTTATTGTTTTTCTACTTGGATTGATTCTTATCTGTAACGGGATTTTGGAGTTTTCCGGACGAAAAAAAAGACATGAATCGGATGGATATCCCCAAAAATCCATCCGATTTTTTTTGTTACAGATTATGAAGCTACAATTAGGTAGAAATATTAACATAAGTCTTAGACTTTTGGAACAGTGGTCAGATGATTCACTGTTCATGGAATTGTATGCTTTATACTGTATGATAAAAATCTCCCGCCGGGATTCGAGAATAAGATTCAAAAACCAGAAAGATCTTCTTCATAAACTTGGAATCGGGTATTCGAAGTTCAAGAACATGACAGGACATCCGATGTTTGACGAACTGTTCCGTATGACGGATAGTACGTTCGTTGCAAGAAGATATCGTGTTAATGGCGTACAACTTACTCTCGGATGCGGGAAAGTGAATATTCCAAAAAATAGGATTTTAATTAAGATAAAGAAAAATGAAATAACAAACCATGAAAAAGTCCTTGACAGGATAAGAGAGGCGATGTTTGTTAATTTAGTCAGAAACAATGAGTCTGTACTGAACAGTGGAGAGACAAACTCTCAGGCGGAAGTCGTAGACGGAAGCCACTCGTATTATGGATTAATTGATTCGACGATAAGTAATAAAACAATTGCCTTGTACTTGAATGTAGGACTAACAAAAGCGAAAGAGATTGTCGGTATGGCGATACAAGACAAGCTCGTAAAAAGGTTCGAAAACATACAATTTATAACATACGTAGATAATCCTCGTGCTTACATTGAAGCAAACGAACATAACTACCCAATAGGTAAGCTGATTCCGGTATATAGGCACGGAGCTGTTTTCTGGCAAATAGCAAATACCTGGACCTTGTATAAAAAAGGAGCAACAAACAGATGGTATTTTGGAGAGAAGGATATAGAGAAAGGAGAAAAAGAAAAAGTGAGTAAGAAAGACGATTTCAATTTCTTCTTAAAAGATAATACTCATATCCTACGTTTCCTAAACGCAGAAGAAGTTGTTTCAGAAGATGGCGAAATCCTTGGCATAGATCGTAAAAAGACAAAAGAAGAAGAAACAAGGTCATTGGCTTCTTCTATGGCTAAAGAAGCGCACAAAGACTTCTGGGACGGATATGAGCGAAGTACACAAAACCAAATTATAAGAAAGTACTATCGCGCTATCATAGCAGAAGATAAGAAGCGAAGAATGGACATGTTCTTAAACCGTCTTAAACAATCATACGACAAGGTTAGCGCGTGGAGTAAGGAGAAGGTAGCCACGGTAAAGGCAGGCATGGCTGATGCAGAAGCCTGCTGTGCTGAGGTGGGGACGTCCGTTGCCGGGGTCTGCGGTAGGGTAAGTAGGAGAATGAAAACCTATAACAATACCGCTCCTGACAAAAAGGCAGGTTTTAATGAGGTACGGGATATGTATGCTGAGTTCGCCGGCGAGATGGCTAAAGCGGTGGGATCGGTAAGCGAAGACATCTATACGTATGTTAAGGCAGAACAGTTTAAGGAAAAGATAGGGAATATGGATATATCGATCCAATCATTACCTAATATTAGTATAACAGTAGACAATGATAAAGAATTAGATGGTGAATCCATATTCAAGGATATACCATTTGAAGAGCTATCATTCTATAATGATACCTATCTTTATCCTATATCTCAGTATTCATCATTGTAATGTTTGGTACTTGAGAGAGGGTCTGTTCTTAGTAGTCGCCGACAGAGCCGAAAAACGATAATCTCGTAGAACATCGACGGAAACACCCGTTAGCCACCACTATGCCATAACCATATCTATACGAAATCATATTACTGTCTGATCTAAAACTACTTATCCAACTTATTATTTCTTTTTAATCCTAATTAATTCATTTTATATTTTAGGTTTTATTTTATTTTCATACTTTTGTTTTGTAGAACAAAATCAGAAAAAAGATGGCTATAAGTTACGACAAAAAAATCATGGAGTGCGTTCTTCGTTCAGTTATGTCCGAAGGTAATGTCGCACAAGGAAAGGCTATTAAGTCTATTTGTAAGTCACCAAAACCGCTGTTTATAACCGGTAAAGGAGGAAGTGGAAAAGCACAGCCTTTGTATGCTAAAATTTTAACGCCAGATGGTTTTAAGAATATGGGGGATATAAAGGTTGGTGATAAAGTTATGGGCGCAGATGGTAAACAACAGACTGTATTGGGTGTGTATCCACAGGGAATTAGACCTGTATATAAGGTAACTATGAATGATGGTTATTTTACATATTGCGATGAAGAGCATTTGTGGTCATATAGATTATCCAGTCATTATGGTAAAACTCCATTTTCGAGATGCAGTACACTAAAAGAAATTATAAGTACAGGTATCAGGAAGAATGTTAAAATAAAAAATGGTGAAAAACAGCCGTTAAGATATGAAATTCCAGTGTGCCGACCTATAGAATATGAAGAAAAGAAATTTTCTATACATCCGTATGTATTGGGAGTTCTTATAGGTGATGGGAGTTTAAATGGTAATATGGCTATTTTTTCTTGTTCTGATTCTGATGTAGAAATAAGAAATAGAGTAGAGTCATTTCTTGGAGAAGATTTTCTATTGAGTAAAAAAAAGGAACATCCAGCCATCACATGTCCTCAATACAGTGTGATTCAAAAAAATCATACAAAAGGTGGTGGGTTTATAAATAGGATAAAGGATTTAGGACTAAATGTTACGTCTGGGTATAAATTTATACCAGAAGAATATAAACTTGGCAGTATCGATCAGAGAATGCATTTGTTAAATGGTTTAATGGACACCGATGGAACATGCTCGAAAGAAAGAAATAGATTGACGTATTCTACTACAAGCAAGAGATTGGCTGAAGACATTGTTGATCTTGTACAGTCGTTAGGTGGAATAGCTAAGATAAATACGCTTTTTAGACCTGATAAGAAATACGTGTATGAATATACCGTAAGAATAAAAATGTACGATAATGTATTTACATTAAAAAGAAAAAAAGAAAGATATGTTCCTAATCCGGCAAGAGTTTCAAGGTATATAGAAAGCGTGGAAAAGGTAGATGATTCTGAATGCGTATGTATAAAAGTATCAAATAAAGACGAGTTGTATATAACAGATAATTATATTGTAACTCATAATACTACTTTCCTTAAGCGTATTATACCGGCATTAAAAAATGCGGTTGTTGTAGCTCCTACAGGTGTTGCTGCTGTTAATGCAGGTGGTCAAACCATTCATTCATTTTTTAGAATAGGAATGCAGCCGTATATACCTGAAATACGAAAAGGTGCGTTTATGGATAACTGCGAATATAAATTCAACGGAGGTTCGGAAAAGATTTTACAGAATATAAAGTATCTTATCATAGACGAGATTTCTATGGTTCGCCCTGATCTTCTTGACAACGTAGCTGATATACTTCGTCATGCAAGAGGAGACAAGGACCCGTTTGGCGGCGTGAAACTTATTATGGTAGGTGATTTATTTCAACTTCCGCCAGTAATTAAGGAGGATTTTTTTAGAGAAATATACGATACATCTTACTTCTTTAGCTCCAAGTCTCTAATGGCTTCTGGTATGGAAATGGTTTCTTTTGAAAAAATATACCGTCAGAAAGATGAGAAGTTTATTAGTGTCCTTAATAAGGTGCGTGAAGGGCAGATGGATGATGATGTATTTGATACAATAAACAGCAGATGTATTCAGTCTGATAATAATCAAGGATATGTTGAGATTGTAACTACCAACTCAAAAGCTACGGCTATTAACGAAATGAGAATATCATCGTTACCAGGCTCTTTAATAAAATTAGAAGCTGTTATAAACGGTGATTATCCTAAAGATGCTCCGGTTGAAAAAACTCTTTTCTTGAAAGAAGGATCAAGAGTTATGATAACAAGAAACGGAGGAGAGTACTTCAATGGCTCTCTTGGTACTGTATTATCTATAAAAAAGGGGGAGATTGAAGTAGTCCTTGATAAACCAAAGGATGATGAGCATACTAAGGTTGTTATAACACCATGTTCGTTTGAGAAAGTAAAATACGTCAGAAACGGATATAAGATAGAATCTGAAGTAGTAGGAGCTATTATTCAGTATCCTATAAAAATAGGTTATTCTATCACGATCCATAAAGCTCAAGGCCTGACATTGGATGCGGCTATGATGGACGTATCTAATTCTTTTGAAACAGGACAGCTATATACGGCTCTTTCAAGAGTAAAGTCTCTTGATGGATTATATCTTCGTCAACCTATTCCTAAGACGGTAAAAACCATCGATCAGGTGGTGATAAACTTCTATAAAAAGACTCTTGGTAATGGAGGTATTGTGAAACCGGTTCCAATGGAAGAGCTTGAAAAGTCAATGATTAATTTGTCAACCGGATCTGAAATAGATTTTGCAGAGTTTAATTTATAAAAAAATGTAGTTATGAAAACAAAAGAAGAAAAACAAAAGAAGTTTGTGACAGAATTTGAAATCAATGGAGAAAAGTATGGTGGATATATTTATGCTACAACTTTTTCCGAAGCTGAAGATTTTGTTAGACAAAGAAAAGCGACAGAGAAAGTTGTAGGTGGTCCGTGTTTAGAACAAGAAGAAATTAATCGTCTTTATAACCATTCCTCTTAGAATTTTTAATGATTCTTGTTTGTTGGCATAACCTTGAGATGGTGATACTATAGTATATAAGTACCTAATAAGAATATGGCAAGAGTAGATAAAATATTTCAAGACAATTTGGCTCTTATAATGAGCCAGCCGTGGGAAGAGGTAAAGCGACCGGTCTACGGTGACGGGACAGGCGTCAAGGTGAAGCGCATCCTACAAGTATGTAACCAGTACGATCTTCGTCGGGAATTTCCTCTTGGTTCACTTAGACCTACTAATCTTAAAAACTCCATAAAAGAAATATTGTGGATTTGGCAAAAAAGATCGGTAGACGTCAAAGATCTTGGTCTTCATATCTGGGATCAGTGGGCTGATGATAATGGAAAGATAGAAGGATGTTATGGAGATATGGTGAACAGACATGTTTATATGGGAACCGGAAAAGCTCCAGATGGTATGACAGATATCCATGATGGTCTTTACGGTTTTCTTAACCAAACAGATTTAATTCTTTGGTCACTCAAGAATGATCGTTCGTCAAGAAGAATAGTAGCATCCATGTTCGATCCTGAAACCAATGGACTAAAACCTCTTCAAGAATGCGCGTTCCAGATTAATTTATCTGTTAAAGGAGATGAGTTGTATATGACGCTTTATCAGCGCAGCCAGGATATGATTACAGCTTCTTACTGGAATGTAGCTCAATATGCGGCGTTGATGATGATGTTTGCTCATGACGCCGGGTTAAGGCCCGCAGTTTTCACTCATTTCATCCAAGATATGCATGTGTATGACCGTCACGAAGAACAGGCAAACGAGCTCCTCCGTCGCTCTCTTTTCGGCCCGGTTCCGCAGGTTACTATCTCGTCTCGTATGGAAGGGAAAGGATTTTATGATTTTGTAGCTGATGATTTTGAGGTATGGAATTATGAACCAAAGGAGCAAATCAAATTTGAGGTTGCGAAATGAAAATAAGCATAGATAGAAGAGCCAAAATGATTCCTATTATGGAAATCAGTTCCGGCGATGAAGTTAATATCGGAGGTTTTGATTATGTTGTTGAAAACATACTTCCGTGTAGGAAAGGATCTTATGATGCGTATGGAATTAGGTTGGTCATGTCTTCTTACAAACATGGCCAACTTGTAAGAAAAGTAGATAGTGTTTTTTCTATCGATTCTATTTTAGTATTTCTCCCTAAAGGAGATTCTGTTGTAGTAGAGTGCTCTTATAGAGAACTTGAAGAATATTTCCCTAAAATATAGTGTAATGACAGGCGAAGAAAAATGTAATAGATGTGAGCAGTTTGGACCAAATGGTCTAACTGATTATCCATGTAAAAGGATTCCATCAAGGAACTGTCCTTGGTTTATAAAAATATCGGATAAGAAATATAAGAAGATTCTTGCCGATAGGGTGAAAAGAATTAAGGAGAATGAGAAACTTAAGCAGGAAATGATGAAAGATCAGGATCTTGTTGAAGAAGTAAAACAAAACACAAAAAAATTAATGCAATGAAAAAGAAAAATATAAAACCAGAAGAAGTGGAAGTCGTTATTCCTAAAGAAGTAGAGGCTATTAACATATGTGGAGATATCAATAGTTTTATAAAACATATTATATATGTCAGCTTGGATAAGGTGAGTAGTGATAGGGCGTTTGTTAATAACGATGTTCTGTATATGGTTACATACGCATCTATAAAAGGTGAAAATATACCTGTTGGGGTATTAGCAAAACAAAAAGAAGCTGAAACAGAAGATATCGCTATTCCGTTTGAGGATATTGGAAGGGACGTAAATGTCGTGTATCCTATTGAGATAGGAAAGATGTTTAAAGGATTTTACATTCTTGGTAACGGTGCTGTGGCTATTGATTACGAACTTACAGACAATGGCGGTTTTGACAATGATGACGGCATTGGTAAAATTGACATGAATCTAAATTGATATATTATGGTATTATATATAGCAGCAGACCCGGGAAAAGATGGAGCCATAGCCTGCATCGATCAGGATAGCAAACTAATATCAAGAATCTCCACTCCAAGAATATCAGTTTCAGGACCAGTAGACTTGACTAAAGAATATGTTTTTTGCCGGGATACGATCGTAGAAAACAATCCTGATAGGGTAGTATTTGTCATAGAGGACGTCCACGCACTGTACGGGGTCAGCACATCCTCTACAGCCTCCCTCATGGAGAACAAAGGCCAACTGCATGGGCTGTTCCTCTCCCTCTGCATGGCATTTACGGACATAAGTTGCTCCGTTAATTTCATAGCCCCTAAAACATGGCAGAAATTGGTTTGGACGCATTCTGATAAGGTTATGGAAGCCAGTAAGGTAAATACTAAGAAAACGTCATTGGCTTGCGCTAAAAGGCTGTGGCCAAACGATACGTTCGTTAAAAACGAAAGATGTAAGACAGCCCATGACGGTATAGTTGATGCGATGCTTATAGCAGAAGCAGCAAGAAGAACAATTTAATCTATTTTAAATCATTTTAAATCCAATTAATTCAAAATTAGATTTTAAAATAATACATTTGCAGTGTTAGATAATCATAATCGTAGGTTTTAAAAAATGAAAGTAAGAGTTCCTGGCATACTAATGAATGAGAAACTTTCAAACATTTCAAAGATGTTTGATAAGGTTCTAAAGGATTGTGTCACATCGAATATAAAAATTACTTTATATTTTGATCATATCCGGATACAAGCCATGAACGAACGTATAACATATACGGATGATATTTTCGATGTGAATACTGATATTTCTTGTGACCATAAGTTTTCTCTTTTAGTAGATGCCGGGACTCTTATTTCGTTTTTTAAAAATCATAACCAGGATATAGAGATAGAGATTAAAAACGATTACAGTATCGTTTTTAAATACGATAGAGGATCTTTTTCTTCTACTTGGATTGAGGATAAGGCTTTCCCTGATTTCTTTTATCCTGTAGGTGACGGTATTCGTGTTATGAGCTCGTCTTTCATTCAGTCTATGAAAAGATCTTTTGCGTTTGTTGGATCGGATGAATTTAGACCGGCCATATGCTCGATTCTTCTTAATGTGAAGAAGGACTATATTGACATTGTTTCTACTGATATGTTCCGTCTGTTTATAAACAGGAAAGAGTATGCTAATGCAGTAGAAGAAAGGTCGATTATGTTAAGTGAGGTCGCGGCTTCCATCTTATACCGCTTTCTGTCTTATAAGGATACGGAGATCAGTATTTCCACAGATGGTGTTAGGACGTTCTTATGTTTTGATAATGTGATTATATCGGATATGAACGTAGAACAACAGTATCCTAACTACGAATACGTATGTAATAAATTCGAAAAATCGTCGAGGGTTAAGTTTGATAGGGATTTGCTTATATCTGTTCTTAATTCCATGACTTTAGTGGATAATGTTGTCAATGTTAAGGTAGATGAAGAAAACGGCATAACGGTAATGTCTGAGGATTTTGGAAATAGAAAAAAGATAATAGAATCAATGCCTTTGAATGCGCTTGAAGGCCCGTGTTTTAATTTTTCTATCGGTAAGGAAAATATACTGTCTTCCGTAAAATCACTTATAAAAGGAGATGTTGTCATGGATTGGTCTGATCAGTATAAGATGATAAAGATGTTCAATCCTAAATACGAATCAACATACGTCTTAAATCAAACATTGTATAATCTATAAACAATTAATAATATGGCTTTTAGAGGAAACAGAAGTTTTGGTACAACTTATTATTTGTATATTAATTCAGATGGTAACTTGTATGAAAAAAGTAACGAACCAAAAGAAGGTTTTGTTCAGCACATAAATCCTAATAGCGGTCAGCCGGCGGGATATTGGAAAGAGTATTATAATGGAGTAGTTGGATACATTAACTACATCGGGTTAAAGTCAAGCTCTTTCTCTAATGGAAATACTGTTACTAATTTCCTTATCGTATTAAAAGATTACGAGCTTAATGAAAACTATTGTATTTCCATACCTCTCGTCAATCAAAAAGGAAATATCAAGGGCTTTGTTAAGAGCTTCGTAAAATACTACGAAAACATCGATTTCAGTCGTGAAATTTATTTCAATGTCTTTAAGAAGAAGAAAGATGACGAGTTTGGATCTTCGGAGCTTATTATCGCATATGCCGGAGTAGACGGAGAAAGAGATCAGCTTGTTGAACGTTTTTATAAAAAAGGCGTAAATGGTTGGCCTGACCCTGTTGAAGTTACAGGATTTGATGGCAAGAAAAGCCTCGATTATTCAGCTCAAAACAACTTTACTTATCAGAAGATTACTGAATATTCAAACAGGTTCAATGCTTCTATTAAAGATATAAGAGCAGGTATAATGGCTAAATTAGGTTTAGGAGGAAATACTCAGCAAGAGCCTACAGCTCCTCAGACTTATCCCCAGCAGCCGGCAGAGCCTCAACAGGTTCAACAACCTCAGTCTGTTCCGAGTGCTATTCCGTATCAGAATTACCAACAGCCTGCTCAACAGCCTGCTCAGTATCAGGCCCCGGCTCAGCCGGCTGCACCTGCCCCGGCACCTACCACAAGGAGCACTAAGCCTCAGCATCAGACGCAGCCGCAGCCGCAAGCGCAGATGCCGAACTTCCCTCCTATGGAAGAAGATGACCTTCCATTTTAATATAAACATCAGCCCAGGAGAATAACATCTCTTGGGCTTTTAAAGATTGTGTAGAATGATGGTAGAAATAGTTACAAGATTTCCCCTTATTAAACTTCGTAGGAAAGTGACAGAAGAAAGGATTATGGCGAAGCATGGGGATAAATTATGTATGATCTACTCAGAAACCAGAGAAAAATATAAGCAAGGAGATGAGTGGGTCGATGATCCTAATGATGCAGACATAAGTACTTTTCGTGAGTGCTATGAATCAACGAAGGACATAAAAAAAGAAGGTATTGTTTATTGTACTATAAAAATATGATCATGGACAAGTTAGAAGACATTGAAAGACTTCTTTCTGAAAAAGAAGATAACAAGAAGGATGCTGTTTCTGAAAAGAACAACAAACATAAAAAAGAAGATAAGGTCGTTAATAAAATACCTGAATCGTATTTGACTCCAGGTTATCAGAAGACTATTCAGGTAGGTATTAAGAAACTGTATCCTGATGTCGTTGCACCTGAATACAAACATGATGGTGATGCATGTTGTGATATTCGTGCATATAGAGTGGTGAAGATGGTGAATGACATGGGAGTGGAAATAGATGTTCCTTCCGATTTTGAATCAATCACCTTATATCAAGGTTATTCTGTTAGAATCGGAACCGGCTTCAAGTTGAATATCCCAGAAGGATGGTGTGTGAATGTGGAAGGAAGATCAGGATTCTCTTTTGACGAGGGGGTGGTAGTTACTAACGCGCCCGGTAAATGCGAATTTACTTACAAAGGAGAGTATATGGTCAATCTTACTAAAGTCAATAAAAAACCGACCGTAATCCATAAAAACGATCGAATAGCTCAGATGGAAATCGTTCCACAATACAAAATGGTATTGGAAGAAGTGACAGATATTGAGGTAGAAGACGGAAATGAACGTGGAGAAAAAGGTCTTGGTAGTTCTGGAGTTAAGTAATGTTTAAATATTTTGAAAATGAGCATGTTAGGTTTTACATTCATCACAGACAGCAAGCTGTCAATGTACAGGGAGAAAGCTATTAAATCCGAAAATCTTGCAAAAGAAATTGAGGAAATGCAGGATAAGGCTGATTTTTACAAGGAAAGGATTTCCGAACTTAAGTCAGATATCGCTTCAAAGGATAAAGAGATTTTATCTATTGGCAAAGATCTTTCTGAGTCTAAGGAAAAGATTGACGCCTTGAAGGAAAATCAGAAAAAGCTGATAAAAAGCGTCAAGAAGAAAACGGAAGAACTTGATGCGGCCAAGGCTGATCTTGACAAAGCTAAGTTCGATCTTGATGAGGCTAATTACAAAATCAGTAACTTGGAAGAAAAGAAAAACAGTATATCATTTGAATTAAAAAAGAAATCAAATGCATTGATTGAAGCCAGGATCAGAATCGGAGATTTGGAAAATGAGGTTTCGGTTGGAGCCAAGGCAATACAGGAGTTAGAATCGAAGTTGAAATTAATGCAAGTAGAATTAAGAGGCTACCAGATAGGTATAATCGGTAAAGACAAAAACGATGTCGCTGAGCCGGAATTGGATAAAGATGAGGAGTCAGATAAGGATGTGGCAGAATCGGAGAAATTTGATGAAAATAAAGAAGTGAAATACAATACGCTTCTTGATACAGATGTGATTCAGGAAGAAGCCGGTGACATTGTGGAGCCCGAAAACGAAGCTGAACGAGTAAAAGACACTAAAAAGAAGAAGAAAAAAAAGAAGTAGGTATTTTAATCCTTTTTATATTTTAATGTTTACCATATTATGGGTTAGTACTTAACTTTGCGTTGAGAGAGTTTTTAGGATAATTATTGGTTAATATTTAGCTGTTATATGCAGGCGTCTGTGAAGGCTCCTGCATATTTTTAAGGTCCTGTAGCTTAGTGGTGAAAGCAAGATGCTCATAACATCGAGATCGTGGGTTCAAATCCCTCCGGGACCACTGTCCAATGGTGTAGTGGTAGCACAACAGATTTTGGTTCTGTTAGCGGAGGTTCGAATCCTCCTTGGATAACGATTAAGTTTTTGTGGAAATGTTAATTATCTCAGTGTTTGCGGTGTGTGAACATAGCAAACATTAAATGGCCCATTAGTTTAATGGATAAAACCTTTGAGTCCTAATCAAAAGTTGCCTGTTCGATTCAGGCATGGGCTACATGGCTTGTTGGATGAGTGGTTTAGTCAGGGGTCCGCAAAACCTCGTATGGCGGTTCGATTCCGCCACAAGCCTCTAAAAAAAGTAAGACAATGAACTACCCAGAGCAACAAATGCTTAAGATCCTTAATAGGGATCTGTTAAGTAATCCGATGTATGTTATCAACAATCTTCATATATACGATTGGGAATCTGACTTCCTGGCTATAACAAGATCGTTGTACGCTTATGAAGTAGAGGTCAAGATGTCTAAACAAGATTTCTTTAACGACTTCAAAAAGGATAAAAAACATAAGGTTCTTAAAGACGGCATTATTAAGGTAGGTGGTGTCATAAGCTATCCTCCAAACTATTTCTACTACGCCTGTCCGCCTAATATGATTGACGTAAGTGAAGTTCCGTCTTATGCCGGGCTGATTTATGTCGATGTTAGTAAAAATAGGAAGAACGTCGTTAAGGTCGCACCTTTAATTCATAGACAGAAGTTTGATGTAGTGGGTAGGAAACTGGTGGATAAGTTTTACTACAATATGCTCACTTGGAAGAAAAGAGCTATTTCAAACGTGTATGCTGACCCGGCCAAGGAAAGAGAGAAGGGCGTTCGTGCCGGGGCTGAGGCTGTGAGGAAGTCGGCCTGGGATGCGTTCAGGGCGCAGTGCCCGCACATTGCTTTCCCCTATGGAAAAGAATTTCCGATGTGCGACGATCACGAACAAGATCATCCCATGAGAGACTGCATACTTCAGTGTGAAAAAGGTAGAATATTTAAAAACAGATTGAAATGAGCACCCCACGTGAATTAAGTAGAATAGCTAATAGGATAGCCGGTAAGATGACTGATGATGGATGGGTTAGCCCCGGTAGAAAGAATCTCGTTTCCGATAAGAAGGTTATGGAGTTAATAGATTCGATTTTTAATGAAATATGGAGGGAATTAGATGACGGTAAAAGAGTCCATATCAGGAAACAGATGATTTTCAAAAAGATTTTTGTCAGTAGGCAAAAAGATAAATACTACATACAATGCATAGAAAAAAGGGACGCCAAATAGACGCCCCTTTTCTTTTTCTGTAAGTAATTGTTATTCCATTACTTTCCTTACCAACTTAGAAACAGCTTGTGTGATAGTCCACCTGATGTTAGAATTAACATTGATAGTCTGAGGAGTACCGTTTGCATCCAAGTTAATTACCTCATTGTCTATTTCCAAGAACGGATCACCTGCTGTCTGGGTAATAACTGTATTAGCTGTCTGACCACCAGCGGCCGTAACCTTAAGAGTATTTACCAGATCGTTTATATTAGTGTTCGCTGCAATATCGGAAAATACGATACTGAAAGTGAAAGATCCTGTTGCGCCAGGGTCGTTGGCAATAACAGCGCCGTTGTTGGTAGCCTTGCCTGCTGCTTGATAGGAGGCTGGTATTTCCAGCCTCAGAGGATGAGTCTCGTCCGGAGTTAAAGAGAACGTTAATTTAGTTGAGTTACTTGTACCGTTGATCGTTACAGTACCACCTCCTTTTCCTACTGATGCAGTAGGATCTATTTTTACAAACTCAGCTGCCGCAGCTTGGTTGATGGTAGCAGCTTTCTTAACACCGCCTGATTCGGCACCAAATTCTACTTGTTGCGTGCGCTGTACACGACCTTCGTATTTTTCACCTGATACGGTGACTGCCTGATCACCATCACCTGATCCCGGATTGAAGGTTACAAAACCTATTTTCAATTTTGCCATGACATAAATAATTTTGTAGTTAATTAATATCTTGACAAATATAGGTTTATTATACGAAAATCATATTATTCATATTCATAAATTAAAAGTTATCTTTATCCCAAAATAAGACAATTATGAGAAGAAGATTTTTTAACAAAATAGGGGAGGGTAATCTCCCTACTGATAATTTCATGGTTTTTGATAAATCTGTATCAGATCCGGCTAATATAACAATAAGCGAAGACAGCGATTTTTTATATAGGTTGATTACCAGTGGCTTTTATAGAGTTCTTTGCAAGAGTGCTATGGGAGGAGGAGAGGTTTTTGTATGTAGATTAAAAGATAACGACAGTAACTTCTATATTGATGGTAGTCCGGCTGTCCTTACCGGACAAGAAGGTGATGTGATGGTCGTTTTCCTTGAATTTTGGTATAAGTGGTATAAGGTGGATGATAATAGATTTCTTTATCATTTTGCTGATCATGATATCGATGGCACTTACATTCATGTTCCCGCGTCTCTTGTTGGAGCATATAAAGGATATGTGTCTTCAAATAGACTATATAGCTGGAGTGATGTTACTCCTACGACGAACGTATCATTATCTGATTTCAGAAGTTACGCAAAAGCGCGTGGCACCGGGTTCCAGGTGATAGATTTTCAACAACATTGTGTAATTGCTATGATGTTGTATGCTAAGTATAAAACACGTAACCTACAAGGCGTATTAGGACCCGGTGGCGCAGGAAATAGCCCGGCTACAACAACGGGAAGCAGCAACGCAACCGGCGGTGCGGATACCAAAAACGAAAGTTCAAAGTACGTTTGCGGCTTAGGACTTGAAGGGGTTTTTGGCGGTATCTGTGAATGGGTTGAAGGTGTAGAAATAAACAACCGAGTTTGGAAAATCACCGACCCGGACGGTTCGACTCGCAATGTGAACGCCGAGACTTTCAGCGGTTGGATAATAAATATAGCAGCCGAAAATGGTCCGTTTTTTGATGTGGTGCCGACACAAGTTGGCGGTAGCGATTCCACGCATTATTCAGATTACTATAGTCGGACATCAGACAGCTCCCTTGTTTTGGCGCGCTCCGGTTACCGCTCGTATCCGACTGGCGGCGTGGCGTATACGGATGCGGCTTACAATGCGTCGGACATGGATTCGAGCTACGGTTCTCGTCTTGCTTTCCACGGAACCATATCCGAATTGGCTCCAAGGAAATTCAAAAGATTACCCGTATTATAATATCATATTTTAATTGTTTTTAAATTGTATTGTTGATATTATTACGTATATTTGCGATACAATTTAAAAACATTATATCATGAAGATAAACTTTTTAAGCAGTAAGGTCTATGTAGGCTCTAAGACAAAAGAAGCTAAAATCAGAAAGCTTTCTATTAGCAAAGATCGGATTATGACCATATCGGTAGATAACCTGAAATGGATGGGTATCGAAGATGCGGTTCTGATTGGTATGGAAGAAGGAGCTGAGTTTAAAGGGGTATTGGATTCTAATTTGTATATAGCTCCTTCTAAGGTAGAAGACGAGAGATCGTTTTTATTAAATAAACAAGGTGAGAAATATAGACGTATTTACCTCCGTGATATACTGTCTTCGTTAGGTTGGGATATCGGTGATAATCAGTATGCGGTTTATGATATTGTGAAGGTCAAGGACGAAGATGGTGTGTTCTGCCTGGTTCCGAGAGAGATTAAGAAAAGTAAGTTTGAAAAAGGAGAATGATATGGTACAAGATATTGATATAAAATCCAAACGAATATTATTGTTTGATTTTGATGGAACGCTTATAGAAACCGCTTCTGGGAATACGTTCGCTACAGACTTGACAGATATGAGGATTAAGATGGATGTGGTGAATAAGGCTCTTGACCTCATGCAGGAGAACGGTGTTAAGGTATTTGCTATCGTAAGCAATCAAGGAGGAGTAGAAGCTGGGTTTGTTTCTGGAGCTGATATTGAAGCTAAGATAGAATACGTACTGAGGTCCGTACATGATCTGGCGGTAAAGAGAGGCATAAGAGGTGTCCTATATGAAAAAAGGTTGTGTTATTCAAATGACGAACAAAATCCGATGAGGAAGCCTAACACGGGCATGATTGATGATATTCTTATGAAGTGTAAAGACACGGTAATGCGTGGTATGAACTTTAGTCAACTTAAGGGATGTTCGTTGATGGTCGGGGACGCCAGTGGTCTGCCAGGGCAGTTCTCTGATTCGGATAAGGTATGTGCTGAGAATGCTGGTATTGACTATATGGATGTTACTCGGTTTGTTGGTAAGGATCTTGATTTAAATTTATAATCTCATATTATGAAAGTAAAGAATACAGCAATAGTTTATCATAAATCAGATTTAGATGGCGTTGTATCGGCAGCCATCGCAACCATGTACGAAAACGGTAAAGACCGAGATGTTGTTTATATCCCGTATTCGTATGAAGATGATGTTAAGAAAGTTACCAGCAAGGTGAGTGACTTAGATGTTGTTTACGTTCTTGACGTGTCTTTTGGGGTCGATTCTAAAACGATTTTCAAAAAGTGGCTTGATGAAGGAAAGAGCCTGATGTGGATAGATCACCATAAGGGAATTATCGAAGATAGTAAGACATGGGGATTTACTGTTCCAGGGCTTAGGAGAGTCGGTGTCGGTGCGTGCGCACTTGCTGCCGACCTGCTGATGGGGAAGGTGCCGGCGGTCGTCCGGTGCTTGTCAGACTACGATGTGTGGAATAAAGAATCCGGTTTAGGCTGGGATACGGTAGTGGCTGTCCAGTATGCCTTGAGATCAAAAATGCGATTGAATGTGTTAATAGCATTGTCGTATTTGTATGATCACTTTAAAGAAAATATGAAGGACAATGAAATTGATCTTATTTTTTATGATCTCGCTAAAGAAGGACGTGCTATAATTAACTACATGGCTGGTAAAAACGAACAAGAGGTAAGTGCGTACTCGTTCGAAGCGTATGTTGATGAGGTGAAGGTCGTGGCGATGAATACTACAGAATTTAGCTCTAAAGTATTTGATTCTCTTACACCGGACTGGTTAGACGGTAGGAAAATTAAAGCCCTGATGCCATTTTGTATCATGCCAAGTGGTAAAGTCCGGTTCTCTCTTTATGAATGCGTAGAAGACGGCGTAGATTGCTGTGAGGTAAGTAAAAGATTCGGTGGTGGAGGACATGCTGGTGCTGCTGGATTCGTTATAGACGTATCAAGTGACCAGTTTAAGGACTTCCTTGAAAACCATAAACTTACTTCAATTCAATAAATTAATAAGGTCGTGTTTTAAATAGGATTGGTTTCTATCAATCCTATTTTTTTTTGTTGTGTGTGAGGTGGGTGGGTATGTGATGGGAGAGAGGGTAAAAGATGTTTATGTAATGTGGGAGATATGTGAGAAAGAGGTTTATGTCATGAGGGATATGAAAAAATGTTTATGTGATGGGAGAGAGGGTAAAAGATGTTTATGTAATGTGGGAGATATGTGAGAAAGAGGTTTATGTCATGAGGGATATGAAAAAATGTTTATGTGATGGGAGAGAGGGGGTACCTATCACGAACCTCCCGCCCCCGAAACGCGTTTTCTCCCCCGTACCCCCTTCGCTGGAAAACCGGAAACGCGTTTTTACCTTGAATACACAAACTATCTGATTATCAGCGATTTATTTAAATTATTGTAAATCAATATGTTACTGTAACTTATTGATTATAAGTTAATTAAGTAAGCATATATCCTACATATTAATGTACGCGTATAATACCGCTCTTGTGTGTTTTATAACTTGCTGATAATCAGATAATAGAATCGAAATTAATACAAGTTAATAAAAAAAAGATATCATATATATTTATAGTATTGATAAATGTAGTATATTTGCAATGTGTTAAAGCGATAACACATAGTTGACATGATGAACCTATATAGTGTGCTTGTTGGGCTAACTATATTTGTATCTGTAATTGCCTGCGTTGTGGGTCATTAAATTGAATATCATTTGTTTAACAATTAAAATATATTGGATATGATTACGAAAAAAAATGTAAACAAACTACAGAATGCTGTTATTAAAGAAAATGCTGCAAATTTGGTAGGTGCTGTTAAGTTGTACAACGCTCTATTTGCTAATGGAGCTGATCTAAAGGCTATTTGCAAGGCCTTGGAAATACCGGCAGAATACGCTGTAAAGGTTGCAGCTCTGGCAAAGGATAAAAAACGCCTTGTAACAGTGTGTAGCCAAATGTTACCGAAAGTTGGTGATACCTTTATTAAATTTACCTTATATTCTAAAATATATAAGGATAATAAGATAAATAAGGAAAAAGGTATTGAAAGCAAAGAGGTTAAAAATATCGCCTACGGAGAAGCGTATAAACCTTTCGGATTTGCTTCCGCTGAGCCTTTAGAGAATGAATTTAGTGCAAAGTGGCTCACTCGCGAAACCGACGAGTATAAAGCTACTTATGTAGCGGTAAAAATTACCTCTTATTCTATTCGTACCGTTGCAAAATGTGTAAGTGAATACCTCTCACATGAAAGCAATCAGCAGTAATAAGGCACGGAGAGCGCCGTTAAGCTCTCCAAAGGTTTTACGCGTGCCTTAAAACGCGCCTGTACGCCGTTGTCAGTGGGTGCACGTCCCGCGTATGCTTTAGACTGAAGCTGACAAAACAGAGAGTTATTTTACATATTGGGGATAAATATACCGTTGCCCTTGCCGTTGGCAATTAAAGGGCTGGTATTACTGCATGGACTATCCGAATAGGTATGGTTTATGTTAGGTATGTGAGTATAGTTTAGAAAACATACCGTTGTACGCGGTTTATCCCCGCGCGGAAACGTGTCTTACTTGCCTACACGTAAAACAGGACAAGGCTGTAGATTAAATTACAGGGTATAAACATGTAGCCTAACATGTAGGAACGTGTTGTATCAAAACGCAAGGACACAATAGCCTTTATACGTGGCTAAATTGTGTAGCGGACGGAAAATATAATAACGGCATATCACGTGCCCGCACATAAGAACTACGTGGTAATTGCGGGCTGTTGGTTGTAGCATAAAGTTCGTGTAGGATAGGAATGCGCGTTCGGTTCGAGTCCGGAACAACCACTGAATCAAAAATAATATAATAACATGGAAAGGAAATTTAAATCTTACATGGTAGACGTTCGCGGTCTGTCCAGGAAAGAAGCCAAAGAAAAGCGGAAAAGAGCGTATCGTGAATTTATGTTGTATCGTGATCTCAAAGAGGCGTATCATTCCGATACCGGAAAAGAAAAGTGCAAGCGTAAAGTTCATACGTCAAGAACGTACGTTAAGGAAAATATAAACAGTATTTAAATAGGAATAGGGTTGTTTCGAATATCGGAGCAGCCCTATTTTTGTATCCTACTCTTTCTATTTACGGGTAGGATATTCTGAGAGTGAACACGACGACAAACAAGGTAGGAATGCGTATATTGGTTCAAATCGAAACAAAAATAAGGCTGTTTGGATATAATGCCGGTATTTTGTCTATATAATGTCGTTAAAATTGGTCTAAAACGAAACTTTAGGCGGTTTTCTGACCCAAAATATGGTGTCGGATGCCGCCTTTTTCGTCTCTATGGATTGAAAATTGGGCTTATTGTATTTTTCTTAAAAATAAGGTATGCTTGATTATCAATTAGTTATGCTTTATAATACCCGTATTTTCGGACATACTTATTGTATTTTTTTTGTTTTATGTGGTGGTTTTTATTAGTAGCTGATCTTTATTTTCTGTCGGTTGGTATTCGTTCTATGTTGGAGTACGGTTGGAGTACGGATCGGATCAGTATAATATTGTGATGGTCTTTTGCTTTTCGTTTTTGGCTTTGATTATAGGTTTGAATATCTATCTGGATAGGAGGAGCAGACGGTAGGGCGTGGGCTGAAGACTCTCTATTCTCTCTATGGAATGATATTATCTCTAAACATCCCACACTTCATGCCAGAGTATAAGCTTGTAGCGCTCTCCGTGTGCCGGTAGTGAAGCGGTAGAGCGCAGGTTCTATGCGGAAAGATAGAGGATCAGCCGGGGTTGGAGAGGGGGAGAGGGAGGGCACTCTCTTCCAACAAAATTAAGACTTACAGCGTTTTAAAACAGCATAATGTAGTTTCTTCCAA